TCTTTATCATATATATATTATATAATAAATTTTTATAAAAATCAATTTTTTGTTTTTAATTCTTCAAGAATTAAATCACTTGGCAGAAATTTTTTACATAAATAACAAGAACCAAAAGAAACTCCTTTTTGAACTTGTGAAAAGTCTGAGTTCATATAATAATTGATTCTTTTATCAAAACCTAAATACTGAAGTCCATCCTTTATATATTCAAATCTTGCCTGCCCCTGCAAAGAAGGAATTGGAAGTAACATCGCATAAGGCTTATCAAGTTCAAATAACCTTTTTAAAACATTGTCTTTTTGAGAAAAAGGTGGATTTGAAATGATTATATCATAATCTTCTTCTGGCTCATAAAAGAAAAAATTTTTATCTTCATCAATATGAGAATGAAGAACATTAAAGCCAGCTTTTAAAAATTCTTTTACATATGCAGAACTTTCTAAGTCAAAAGGACACCAAATTGTAACGGAATGCCCTAAAGTTTTTTCAAATATTTTTATATACTTAATCAATGGCTGAACCGCATAAGCCGGTGTATATACTTCATCAGAAGCTTTATCTGTTTTTGCAGTTAAATAACCTTTATTTAATGGCATAAAATATCTTCTCCTTTATGGTAAAAAATATAATCACAACCATCAACAGATTTAATATAATCTAACATATCTTTATACATTTGATTTTCAAACCAATCATTAAAGATATAAATATAAGATACCTTTTCAATTCCAAGAGAAGAAAAAAGTTTCTTATACTGCATTATTTTAAAAGCACATGTCTGCGGTTTTTCATCTGCACTACCATTACACTGCTGAAATTTCTTTTCATAAATGATAACTTCTTTATCATCTTCAAAAAGAAAAGCATTATCTGGCAATAGTTTTCTTGAGATATATTTTTTCCAATCCACACCTTTATCCTTTAAATAACTATATAATTTATTTTTAGTTAAATCAATAGCATTTGAAGGGCAATGAATACGTGCAGCGTTTTCAAAATCTAAGCCTGTCATAGTATTTCTTGATGCGTGAGTCATAATATTTTTTACCTCTTTTTATTTTTATTTTTTTTTAAGTAACCTATCGTTCCGTTCTTCAGTTACTTGGCTTTGCAATGCAAAGACGGAAACAAAGCGTGGAGCTAAAGGGACTCGAACCCTTGACCCTCTACTTGCAAAACAGATGTTCTCCCACTGAACTATAACCCCAAAATTAAAATGCTGGCAAATGTCCAACCTTTAATTTATAAAAAATATGAATGACGAGTTCATAAAAGAATATATGTTGTCATCATATATTTTGGTTTTGTCAACCAAGCGACTCCGACGGGACTTGAACCCGTGCTATTCCTGCGTGACAGGCAGGTGCCATAACCAGTTAGGCGACGGAGCCAAAACAAGATGGATTTGTTTGCAATTTAATATCCCCAATATTACGCATTATTTATATTGCTGTATCCATCTTAATGGGGGAGGTAGGACTCGAACCTACGGTGTTTCTTTGTCACGGTTTTACAGACCGCTACCCTCGCCGCTGGATTACTCCCCCGCATCATTATTAAGTCGGACAGCTATCCTTTAGAAGAATCGGTATCTTCTGGAGCCTTAATAAACTTACCCCAGATGGTTACTATATTCACCAACCATCAAAGATTACAAGCAGCTTTATCGTTCTGCTTAGTAACGCTAAGCTTTTCAGCTACGAGGTACTTAGAATCTACCTTTTTGTTACAATTCATTTATCGGAAGGATTTATGCCCTTCACAAATAAGTATAGCCTGTGTACTTTAGGCTGCCGTTTACTTTACTTTCTAAACGGTCAAAACGTAACTGAGGCTACTGGAGCGACCAGCGTATGTCAGTTAATACCAATAGATGGACTCGAACCATCGCTCTCTCCCGTATGAAGGGATTGCTTTACCAACTAAGCTATACTGGCTTATTTTCAAGACATAACTTTAAAGATTTATTCTATGTCGAATATTTTTTCTTTTATTTTAATTTGCTGTTTATGTCTTTTTTATTTTTCTATAATTATTATATAATAATTTTTATTAGAAATCAATAATCAAGTTATGACCCTCACTATAAAAGGCATTGTTCCTTTTCTGTTAAAATACTTATTAGACTTAGGATACCAAAAAGCTATTCGATAGGTTCTATCTAGATGAACATTTGACCATCTCTTTACCATAAATTCATATTCACGTTTATGAGACGATTCATGTTCCGCCTGATAAGCAAACCAATCAAGAATATCTTTTCCAGATATAGGAGTTATGTAACTTAAAATATTTTTCATATTAAATAATCTCCTTAATAATAAACAAACATTTCAAGACATCCGCCAGGTTTTGTCTTTACGGATACCAAACCTCAGCACCAAATCTACCGTCATCCAATATTATTCCCCAATATTGTTCTTTTTCTTGTTAGTATGTTCTACTTACAATGTTTGCAGAGAAAATGTCTTATGATATGCTCCCAATCTAAGAAACCTGCGGTTTCTTAGGAAGGATTTTCACCTTCGAGTTCCCAGCATGGTGGGCGGTAACTGTTCATATCTTTTTTATTTATCATTTATTATGTATATATTATATAATAATTTTTTATAAAAATCAAATTTCAGTTCTTTGATTGCCAATCAGGTTACAACCCTGGAAGTTTCTGCTCTACCATCTTGGCATATAAAACCGTACTCGGAACTTCCTTTTTGCGTTTTATATTCTTCCAAACCAAGCCAGGAGTCACTTGTTTTACAGAGAAACATTATATTTCCCAACCCTTCTAACAAAGTCACTAACGCTATTTTAAACTCTCGATTAGAAATATCATCTAATATATTCAAGACTGGCATATAATCTTGAAATGCGGGATCTGGGATTCGAACCCAGGACAAGCATCGCTTATAAGACGACTGCTCTAACCATGACTGAGCTAATCCCGCAAGCTCCCCAACCGACTCTAACCAATGATCTTATGTGGGGTAGTTTTTATTTTTCAGATTTCGCTGAAAAGGGGGTGAATCACAGGGCGCCGCGGTACGAATCTCCGCACGTATTAAGTATTAGCTTGGTTACTCCCCCGTCCTGCCTCAGGAATGATATTTATTTATAGATGCTTCAAACGCTACATCTTATTTATCAGATAGAAAAAGGTTTTTCTTCTTCAACAACTAAGTTATCTTTATTCAAATCAACCATACCAACAGAACCTTTAAGATCCCTACGACTGTTTAAAACAATAACTTCAGCATAATAATAATTCATAGTATCTCTTGAATCATTATTCCAATCTTCAACACCAACAACCTTTAATTTACTTCCTGCTGGAAGAATATCAGAGGTTCCAGTATCCCAATGTTCAAGACGTACATCTTCAGTAGTTCTTAAATAAACGATTTTTAAATAGGTTTGCTGAACAACATATTCGGCAAAATCTGCTCCATATAATCCTACTGCTGGATTACTTCTGTTGTCACAGGATTTACGAGGCTCGTCCCATTCATGAGATTCATCGCCATCATCATCGGAAAAAAATCATTGCCTTCGCTGCCTCCCATAAGAGCCATAAGCATCAGAGGATTGCTCATATCCAGCCCGCCAAAAGCAGAACCATTGCCACCCATTAACAGCATTAAAGGAAGCATATCTTTCAGACCAGAACCACCTTTTCTATCTCCCAATAACATTAACGGAAGCAGATTTCCAAAAGGCTTATCCTCAGAAGCACTTAATCCAGAGAAGTCAATCAAAGTTACAATCTTTGTTACGAAGTTAAAACCAAACATAGATTTTGTAGGAAGAATTTCTTTCTTCTCACCTGCGGCAACATCTACTACATGAATACCATTATCTGTGGAAACAACAAATACTGCATTTCCATTTGTGTGGCGAATAACATCACCAACATGAACATCTTTAATTGCACAAGGCATCGCATAAATCATACCTTTTGCATCAAAGTCAATGAGGTCTACATTTACGATCTCATTTTTCTGTTTATCATAAGAAACAATTTCACCTGCGGCATTCTGTAAAGCAATTCCCAAATGGCTTAAATGATAGTTATTTACCGGTCCAAACTCAAGATTTCCAAACATTTTCTTCATTTCCATATTCTTTTCCCTCTCTTTTTGCTCTTGATATAATTGCTCTGTGATAGTTTCATATTCTTTTCTACTTCTGGGTACACTCATAAAATAAATACCACCTCATTTTTTATAGATGAAATTCTTCCAAAAGAGGTAAAATTTTATCTTCAATTTCTGGATAAAATTTATACAAAGTCTGTCTTGCGTTCAGAGGTTTATCTGGTTTTGTGTATCTTGCACATTCCCAATCAATTACCATCTGAATATAATCATTACGAGTCTTTGCTTTTACAGTATGATGATGTGCATGATTTCTGTGGAAATTATGTACTTTCTTATAATCAAAGAACGGATACAGGAACACTTTGTCTAAATCGTGAAAAAGACTTCTAAAAGTATTATAGCCAAGAAGTTCTTTTTCGATTTTTCTAAATGCTTTTCTGTGAGCTAATGTGTACTGGATTCTGTCTTTGTTTTTAATCATACTGCTTACCTCTCCTTTCTTTTTTTTTCTTTCCTTATCTTTATTACATATATATTATATAATATTTTTTATAAAATATCAATAATCAACTTTTTAACTACTAATTAAAAATAATACCCACCCCTATACCCATAATTTTCCAATTTAAGTGGCGAGACTAAGAATCGAACTTAGATGTCATAATGACCACGGATTTAAAGTCCGCTTGCCGCCATACCCTTTTTCAAGACTAACATGGTTCCGCTGCGTAACCAATTTCGCCTTCTCGCCATAGAGCCTTATGTCGGACTCGAACCAACGACCTACTGATTACTGATCAGTTGCGCTACCAACTGCGCTAATAAGGCATAAAAATAAGATTTTTTAAAAGAAAACCTTGAAAAACTTTTTAAATCGCTCTACAAAACTAAGAGGTCTATCTGCTGGAGTATAAAATACACATCCACCTAAATACATTCCTGAAGTACAAGAACGATAATATGGACAGTCCACACAACTTTTTGGATAACTCATATGTTTTTAATCTCCTTTCATTGTATTAAGGGTGGATAGGGGGAATCGAACCCTCACTCTCAGAGCCACAATCTGACGTACTAACCATTATACTATATCCACCATAGCGGCGGGGGTGGGATTCGAACCCACGGACCGCTCATCACGGTCGGAGGTTTTCAAGACCTCTGCACTCAACCAGGCTATGCGACCCCGCCATAACGATTGGGAGAGGATTCGAACCTCCGGACCGAGTTACCCCGGTCAACAGATTAGCAATCTGCCGCATTCAACCGGCTCTGCCACCCAACCAAAAGGATTATAAAAAGTAGTAGCAAGAAAAACAAACCATAAGGCTTAGATGTAAAAGAATCTACTACGTTTATTCTTTTGTTTCTAATACATTCCAGATATATTAGAAAAAGATGGCATCCTCCAGCCGTACATACCAACCACACAGAAAGGAAAAAAGAAACACAAAAAACAAAATGTACGGATCTCTTGTTGGAGTTCTTTTGATAGCGGGACTGGGATTCGAACCCAGGACCTCCAGCCTATGAAACTGGCGAGCTTCCACTGCTACTACCCCGCAATATTAAAATCTTCCAAGAAAATTTCCAAACTCATCAAAATCAAAAGATGCTGGTTCTCTTTCATAACCATCCGCAATCATAAAAGAAACTCTTGAAGCTGGCAATGAAGAATATTGCTTTTTTAATTTAGTAAAATCTTCATCTATAAAATCTTCTACAACAAAAGCTGTATTATGACAAGCCAATTGAATTAATTTGATTCCACCAAGTAATTTTTCTTTATCAGTCATAAAAATTTTCTCCTTTTTTACAAGACAGTTTATTTTAGGTTTGTAAGAATTAAAAGTTCTTTCCTTGAAATAATATAATTGTTTGCGGTTTCTGTCTTAAATGACTCCGGCGGGACTTGAACCCAGCATTACGACCTTGAAAGGGTCGTGTCCTTACCATTAGACCACGGAGCCGCAATACTTGTACTGGGACTCGAACCCAGGCTCTCGGAATTAAGAGTTCCTTGCTTTACCAACTAAGCTATACAAGTTCAAAATCCGTCTGACAGGATTCGAACCTGCGATATATCGGTTAAAAGCCGATTGCCATTCCACTTGGCTACAGACGGTTATTCTGTTTTCGATATTTCTGTTTTCGTTTCTTCATCTTTATTCTCCTTTTCTTCATCTTCTGGATCTTCTAATTCAATATCTACAAAAGAATTTTCAGAAGCCATTTTTAATAAATCTTCAGAAGTAAATACTTGTTTCATATTTCACTTTCCTTTATTATTATAATATAATTTTTTTAAAAAATCAATTAAGTTAAAGACTTGGCGGAATATATTTTTCAATACCACTTTAAATGCGAAGACGTTTTACAACCAGTGGGAACATGTCCCCAAACACACGAAGTTTTGGGTAAGCTGGAAACCAACCTCACTTTCCTCACATACCAAGTCGGGCGATTGGACCTGACCCGTTTCAACTTAACTGTAATTGCGGTGGGCAGGATTCGAACCTGCGTCTCCAGCCTATGAAACTGGCAAGGAACCACTCCTCTACCCCGCTATAATGTAGGGATTTTTACGAGATACTTCTCTGTAATGCTACCGTTACACCATACGTCCCCTAAAACGCAGTGGGATTCGAACCCAACACCTTTTTCCATATCCTAAAAATAAGAAGAAAAAATTGCTGTATGTATCTCAAACATCCCATATAGGATTCGAACCTATGAATGCGAGATTAGAAATCTCGTGCCTTTTCCACTTGGCGAATGGGATAGAAAAGAATCTGTTGCCGCAGATTCTCCAAAACTTATTTAGCATTTTATTGGAAACTCGGCAAAGAATCCGCCATTCAGCTAAAATGATTTCTTCAAACCAGACCATCACCGGCATCCTCAGCGCCAGTCAGAGAATCGAACTCTGTGATTCTTCAATCTAAGTTTTTTGTAGTATAACCTGTCACTACCAAACACTGCACACTCATATTTTATTAGGAACGTGCCCAAACCTAATCCTACTACGATAATACCTACTTAAAAACTTTTTTCAATATTGCCGCAGATAGATGACTCTAAGAGGAATCGAACCTCTGTCTACAGATTGAGAGTCTGTCGTCTTAGACCGCTTGACTATAGAGCCGAAAAACTTATTACTCTTCTTCTGGTTCCTCATTCATAATGGATTCCCAGTATTCAGCATCATCATAAAATTCTTCACACTGTGGACCTAAATCAAAATCATCAAACATAAATATCATTTCCTTTCTTTATCTTATATAAATATTATATAATATTTTTATTAAAAAATCAATTAAGATTTTTTACTCAAGACAAAATATACATAATATTCTATCCACTGAACTACCGCCCCATAGAGGCGGGTTGGATTCGAACCAACGTCTTAACCTTGGAAGGGTCAAATTGTATTTAAAGTTTTTGCAGAATTTGTCTTTTTAATTTTAATAAGATAATCAAAACATATTTTGAAGTTGCCTGGTGCTCTCCCAGCTGAGCTACCTAAAAGTTTTCCACTAATAGGGTGAGGCTCGAACTCACGACATCCGGGTTTGTTATCAAAAATGAATTGCTGATAATGTTTTTCCTTTATCTTATAAATATATTATATAATAATTTTTATTTAAAATCAATAAGGAAAAAATTAAGGGGTGTTATAATCTTTTTGTATAGCACCCCTCGAAGTCTCAGGGTTACAGCTTAGTATTTGTAAACTGATTGCTAATCCCAGCTACATGACTCGACAGGGATAGTCCGTACCCTATACTTTAAGTTTTGGTTCCATTTCGTCTATACCTACAATCTTACCTTTCACGCCATGTAATTTTATTTGTCCCTGTTAATTTTATTTTCTTTAGACTTCTCATACAGCCCAGCTCTGTACACGCCATATTTTTTGAGGTTTTTATTGAGCCACCGAAGCACCCAACGCAAGCAGGTATTTACCTCTAACTTGGACTCTGGTTAATTAAAGGTTCGCTCTTTTTATAAGTAGCGAAGCACTTTAATACTCAAAATGGGATTCGAACCCATACCCTTTCGGAGCGGTGTTTGAGACCGCCGTGTCTACCTATTCCACCATTCGAGCATATTTATTAGGCTTTCCACAGCAACATAAGCCATTAAAAGTTGCTATGAGTCGAGTTTAGTGCTAAAACTCAGTTCTCCTCTTAAAAAGCACATGGCGAGACGTTAGTCTTTAAATGAGTCCTTACGCGGGCTCGGAGTGAGGTTCACCATGCTACACAATCTCTCCCAAACGGCATAACACCAGTACGCTATGCGGTACTCATACATCTCAATCACACTATTTTCTTTCTCAGTGCAAGAAAGTGTGCCAATAAACCGTATGACAGCTTATTGATAATGCCCAATGAGAGACTCGAACTCTCACGCCTAAGCCGCAGCTTCTAAGACTGCTATGTCTGCCAGTTCCATCAATCGGGCAAATGAACGGGGAGAGATGAACTCTCCCCTAAAAGAGAGGTAATATGGGATATTGTCCCAAGCTCCCCCAGTAGGACTCGAACCTACGACACGCTGGTTAATCAGAAGTTGAGATTTGAACTCAAATACTCGGCATTACTTATGCTACTCCTGCACAGCCAGCCGCTCTACCAACTGAGCTATAGGGGATTAATAGTGAACGCCCCGCCCTTTTCACTTTGATTGTCGCCCTCAGCCGTTTACTCGACGCTATAACAATCCCTTTAATTTAATCAAGACAGTTGGAACCTTTTCGATTTTTTATTAGACTCGAAATTAGCTACCACTAAACATATACTAAAAAATTCTTAATCGCAAAAGAATTTTTTCTTTATCATCTATTAACCAGAAAAGGTTATTTGCTGATTAACTGTCTTTACATATATATTATAACATTTTTTTATTTAAAAATCAATTTTCTTTATTTTCCTTCGACTTAGAGCGATTTTTAGCCTGCTGCTCCTTATCTTTCTCATTCTGAATCTTTCTAAGAGTTCCTCTGAGTTTTCCTACTGGCTTACAAGTAATTCCCATAATGTTTTTATTTCCTTTCTTTATCTTATATATATATTATATAATATTTTTTTTATAAAATCAATTTACTTATCTTTAAACTGAAGAAAATAACTTTCCATTACCTCAACAGTTTCAACCTTTCCATTTTTATCTGGCTCAGTCGCAAATGTAACTGAATAAGGAGTCTCCTTTACATAATGATATTTCTTATATTTCTTCAAAAACCATGCTACATTCTCATAATCCATAGAATACACCTCATTTTATATCTTCAAGCGATAGGAGCGGGCTCATGCGTCACCGCCCCTACCACAAGAAATCCTATCTATCATCAAACATTAAAAATAATGTTCTTAAAGTCAACGCCACAATAGACCAACATGCTATTGGCGTTGCTAAGATTATAAACACAATTCCGCCTACTGTTTCATAACTCAAGCCATACACTCCTTTAAAATATTGGCACGACTCGGATGACGCAGCTTTCTTAAAGCCTTTGCTTCAATCTGACGAATACGTTCTCTTGTAAGACCATATTCTTTACCAACTTCCTCAAGAGTCATAGCTTTTTTACCACCAATACCAAATCTCAAACGAAGAATATTAGCTTCACGGTCACTTAATGTATCAAGAACCGCATTCACTACATCTCCATTAGATTCTTTGATATATGCACTTTCCGGATTAACAAAATGAGTATCTTCGATAAATGAACCAATAGTAGTATCATCATCGTCACCCACCTGAATATCCAAGCTGGTAGGCTCTACAATATAAGACTGAATCTCTTTAGCCTGTTTTTCAGAAATGCCCATTGCATCAGCAATTTCTTTTATTTTTGGCTCTCTATTTAACTGGTTAAGAAGCTCTCTTTCAGTCTTTTTGAACTTATTGATATTCTCAGTCATATGAACAGGAATACGAATAGTTCTGGACTGGTCCGCAATAGCTCTTGAAAGAGCCTGTTTAATCCACCAAGAGGCATAAGTTGAAAAACGAAAGCCTTTTGATACATCAAATTTTTCTGCGGCTTTAATGAGACCAATATTTCCCTCCTGGATAAGATCCTGATAGGATAAACCACAACCCTGATAATGGCGGGCAAGAGAAACAACAAGACGTAAATTAGCTTCAACTAATTCATTCTTTGCGGACTGGTCTCCTTCAGCAATTCTATGAGCCAGCTTAACTTCTTCATCTGCTGATAACATAGAAAACTGTCCCATCTCACGCATATAAATCTTAATAGAATTATCTACAACTGCTTCTGGAGTCGCTACTTTTACATTATCCATTAAGAAAACACCTCTCTTTTATTTATTATAAATATATTATAATATTTTTTTATTAAAAAATCAATTAAGATTTTTTAAGTAGCAGGCCAGCGAGGAATCGAACCCCTTGCCATGAGATTTGGAGTCTCACTCCCGCCCAGCGGAATTTAAGGTTACTGACCTATATGGGTGGATTAATCCACCTTTAAAGCATATAATATATCCAACTGTTTATTGGCTCTTGGAAAAAGCCTTTTAAAAGCTGAAATCATTTCTTTATTTTTCTTGTAATCTATTACATCTCTAAAAAGAGATAATATAGATACTCCATATGTCTGTTCTGACATTACATAATTATCTGAAAATATATAATCACTTTCATCTGTATAACAATCAAGAATGATTAAATAATCTTGAATCTCTTTTGCCCATTTTCTACCATGGTCTGGTTCATGAATATCACGCCAAGCCACTTCTTCAATGTAATCTTGATGCGACAGTTCAAAACCAACTGCTACAACAGCACGAAAATCTACTCCCATGCAGACACCTCTTTTTTATTTTTCTTCTTTCTTAACTTTCTATATATATTATATAAAAAATTTTTAAAAAAATCAATTTAGTATCTATTTATGTAATTTTAATAAAAAATCCTCGGGCAAAATTTTTGTAGAGTGCCCGAGGAGATTTAATAATATTCTGTCTTACAGACCAAACCGCTTAATCATATCAGCGATTTTATCCTGCTCTTCCTGAGTAATCTCTACTTTTGGTTTCATTACCTCAGCTCTCTGTCCTCTAATGGGAGTGGTAGGAGTATCTTCACTCCAATCCCATGCAGTATGAGCCGCTTCATTCTCTGCCGCAATAGGTGTTTTTGGGCATGTCATAGCAATAGCAATCTGAACACGTTCTCCGCCATCATCTGCCCACACATAAATCTTCTTATCCTGCTCTCCAATATAATCGGCTCCAAAAGCCATCGCAATTTTATTCTGCACGTTTACTTTTGCTGTACTACCCTTAGCGATAAGTCATCCCTCCTTAGTCCTGTTTTTCTGCATCTGTAATGCTAAAAGATGCAGAAAGATCTCTATTCATATGCTCTGTGTTCCACATTGATATGCCAAAGTTTAAAATTGTTAAAATCTGATTAATATCCCAGCTGGGATGTCCATTTCTCAAATAGTCATAGTTACGCTCTACTTCTTTTACTTTTGAATATAAAGAGTCCTCTTTAAAATCCTTCGTCTCTATCATTATTTCCTTCTCCTATTCTGCAATCTATATAACAATCTTTACAATAATACAATCCAGTAGTGTGATCAAATTGCATATCAATCTTATAATATAAACCACCACAATTTGCACATTCAGCAGTCTCCGTATCTGCGCAAGATGGACAAATTACTTCATCAGCAAGTTCTACATAATATCCATCATCAAATACAAACCTTTGCCCACAACATGGACAGGTTCCAAAGATATCACTATCACCTTGTCCATACTCAATTTCACATTCATTACACATCATAGATTCAGTTAACTCAATGTTTCTATTACCACAACACAAGCATTTAACTTCGCCTCCAACTCTAATTTTAGGCATATTACTAATGTATTTTATTATTTTTTCTTTCTTTGGAGGTTGACCTTCAGATCCTAAAGAAAGAAAATATGAAGACCAAGGTGATTCTACCATCTTATAACAATACATCGGCTCATAGCAGCTTGATTGTAATAAATCATTAAATTGTAATGAATTTTTACGATTCGTTACAATTTCATCAATTGGAGCAATATTACCACCATATGGTATATAAGCATGTCGAAAAGAAAACTCATTTACTCCATTATCATATGATTTTATCTTTTTATCTGTCCATGCACTCCAATTTCCAAGTCCTGCTTGCGGTAAAAGATTATCTTTAACAAAATTAATACCTACATCAGTTCTAAAAGGATATTGTCTGCCCGCAAACATCATATCCCAATTCTCAGATAGATAAAGTAAAACTCTCCACTTCTTAGAATTCCACTTCACATCTTTTGGAAAATTAGGTAATTTTTCATCTTTATCAGATTTAAGATAGCACATAATCGTACAATTATCTGTCATATATGACAAATTTCCTGCTCGATATTCACCATCTAATGCATGACATGAACGCCAATTATGATTATTTTCGCTGGCTGAAAGAAAATCAAGTGGATGTACAGAAAGGCATAATGTCCCCTCAACCTTATCCTCTTGGATAATCATACTCGCCGCAGCTTGTAAAGCCTCCAATGCTTCTTTATTACTTTCAAAAAACTTAAATGCTTTTAAAAGTTTCATATCTTTTGGAATTTTTTCACCTTTATCAGTGACAATAGAATTGATAACTCGATTTGTAAAAAAGCCTTCTCTTTGAGAGCTGATAAAATCAGCTAAGCCAGGATTAGAATAATTTTGTTCAACTAAATTCGCAAAATCATCGACTTTAATCTCTTTATCATGCTTATTTAATTCAAAAAATACTTTTTTTGGAAATTCATAGATCAATTTTCCATCCATTGCCTCTATAAAGTCACGTTTTCCTTCTAACCACTTTTCAAATAAATCATCTACTACAGGATTTTCTATTCCTTGTGAATAGGAAATAACCTTTTTAAACTGTTCCTTAATCTCGTCAATCTCTTTTACGCTCAATCTTCTGACCTCTCGCTACCACATTTAGGACACGCAGACATTTTTTTCTTCTCATAAGCTGTCCCGCAATCTAAACACCAAGTTACATTATCAACACAACAATCTGGACAATAATACACAATCTTCTTATTCTTATTTCTGGTTGGAATTACTTCATATTCACAAAATGACTTTCCGCAGCTCTTACATCTATAATGAGGTGTATAATCATACCAATCTTTATATTTTTCATCATAGCCCCATTTAGTTCCATTATAAGAATAAGAATATTCAATATACTCAAAATCCGGGATATCCTTCTCTTTAAGCATACGTTTTACTTTTTCAATAGTAGCCATCCAAGGTTTCAAATGTAAAGTTTCATATCTGGTATGCTCATTCTCATAACCTATGGATAAATTAACTCCAACAACATCCCATGCCGGACATAATTCTGCAATATCTGAAAAAGTTCCAAAAGCCTCAATGAAACCAAATGATTCTACATATGTAATAAAATCTTCGTTATAACAATCATAAAACACACAATCATTTGTCCCACGTCTATCCAACTGAATTAAATATTTTAAATTTGGAATTGGGCATTCAGGAAAATCTTTTACAAGCTGAGCTGCACCAAGACCGCCAACTTCTTCATCTGTGGTAAAAATTATTGTTGGACGAAGCCCAGACTGAATAATTTTAAGTATAGCAAATACACCTGCACGATCATCTGCTCCAAGACCTTGCGGACTCCACATTACACCTTTTTCTCTATCATAATATATATCTTCTGGCGGTTCTGGAAAAACTGTATCTACATGAGCTACCAATCCAATCGGAATATCTCCAATAGCATACAAATAATCTCCTGTATAAGTGAGATTACTGTATCTGCCACAGAGAATCCGATTTAACATCCTCATCAGTTTTTCTGGGGAAGCTTCAAGTAAATTCTTAAATAATTTTAAATCATTAGGACTTAATACCTGCACATTAATCTCCTCTCTTTTTCTTTTATAAATATATTATATTATATTTTAATTAAAAAATCAATTAGCAGAAAGTTCGTCCCGATATTGTTCAATAGATTCTTGGTCTGCGGCAGAGAGTACATGATAACATAAACGGCAATGTCCGCCTTCTTCACATCTCTGGCGGCAAGTCATTCTTCTTTCTGATAACACTGGATTAATAACACGATTCAAAGCACTGAAATTTAAACCAGTAACAAGCATATTAAGATTACCTGGCCAATGCTTTTGTTCAGCATAAATACGAAACATCGCACGTTCTTTTTGATAATATTTTTCTCTATCTTCAGTAAAATCTTCAAATTCTACTGCGGTAATATAGTCTTCATACATCTCTAAATCTTCTGGACGAATCCATGTACCTACAATACCATTATCTCTTGGTAGTCCATCTTTTAAAGCCAAATTAGGCACTGCCCGCACAGGAACATCAATAGATTTAACTAAATCCATATTAAAGAATAATGGAGCATCAATTAAAGCATAACAAACTCCTAAATCCTTTAATGCTCTTAGCTCATATGCAGTTTTAACTCCAGCATTATGATAAAATGGAATATTTTGAGCCTTTGCCGCAATACAATCATCAATAGTATCTACGCATATAATAAATCTATCTTGAGATAATATATTATAATTACTTATTTCGTTCCAATTAATTTCATCATCAAGATTTGAATGAACTAATATAATTGTTGCTGTTGGATATTTCTCAAAAAAATCTGGAATTGCTTTTCTATCTCTATAATAAAACTTAATTTCATCTGCCTTACGCAGATAATCAGTTTGTTGTCTACTGGATAAACAAAATTTCATAAGCATACACTCCTCCTTTATAAATATATAATATCATAAAAATATAGCCTTGTCAATTAAAAAATAGTAAAGCCATTTTTTGTTTTAGGTTTACGAAGTGTGCGCCCAGCGCCGGCCGGCTTTGTTTTACCGAACTTTATGGGGCTGAAAAAAAAAGAGAGTTGCTATATAGCAACTCTCTTAATTTAATTACTCCTCAACTGAATCAGTTGGCTCCTCATCAACATCTTCGTCTACCGGTTCACCTGCCAGCTTATATCCTTTTACAGTTCTCTTTTTGCCTTCAGCTCCAGTTACTTTCATATCTGTCTTTGCAGCAATACCAGCCTCAACCAGAGCATTCAGTCTGTAAACACATTTAGCAACTGTAGCATCTTCATCCTCAACCTTTGCCGCAATATCTGCGATAGTCTCAAACTCATCTGTCAGAACTGCCTGAATAGCTTCCTGTAACTTATCAGATGTAGCTCTCTTTTTCTTCGCATTCTCTTTTGCTTTATTCAGTTTTTTATCCAAAAGGACAATCTCATTCTCTGCAAAGGCTTTCAGCTCTTCACTTGTTACTGTTGGGTCATCAACACCCTCTTCTTTTGCTGGATAAGACATAACACCAGTCTCTGCGAAGTGAATAAGTGCCTGATACATTTCTCTCTTTGTAATTTTTTCCATAATCTATACCTTTTAACCTTTCTTCATCTTTGATAAATATATTATATAATAATTTTTATTTAAAAGCAAGTCTCTCTTTTAAAGTGCCATTGCAATGTCTCCAACACGATTCCATGCTGCAAAGAAGTCTCCTCTGTCAAAAAGATTGCAAGCATTATAAAACTCTCTCCAATCATGAGGAGTATCAATGACTATTTCATCATCAACATTCTGATACTCCTCTTTGACACTCTGCATCCAAGTTGTATCTTCAAGGTCTTCATCGCCGTCTCTTTTGATACCAAAAAGAGCAAGACCTTCATCCGTACAATCTGACATACGCACATAGTAATATGGCTCTCCATAAAATCTGTTTAAGACTTCTCTCTTACGAATAACCTTAAAGTATTTTGCGGTGCAACTTTCTTCCATATCGTAAACAAAGATAGTTTCTACGATTTTAGTTTCATCCTTATCAGAGAGAAGTCTGATAGGAGTTAAGTTGCGAGTAAGATGATTCTCACCAGTAATTGAATCCTGAGTTACATTATCGTCAAAACAATCTGGGCAAAGAAGTCTTCCATCTACACAAGCCAACTCATCTTCCTCTCTGTAAGACTCTCCGCAGATAGAGCAGAATGCCACTGTATCACAGCATTCGCCCATCAGATGTCCTTCATTGTCATAGAAGTCAGCTTCCTGTCCGCATCCCATACACTCAGATTTACCAGAGTAGTTGAAACATACTCTTATATAGCCATCATCATCTGTATTTGCATAACAGTATAAATCTTTATTAAAATATGCTGCGTTCATGTAAGGATCATTTAAAAAGTCATTGTACATTGCATTAGATGATGGATAAACTCTCAATTTATAATCATCTACATAAGTAGATTCATTTGACTCGTACTCTCTTAATGTTTCATCGAAGTTCCACTCAGGCAGGTTCTTTACAGCAAGCTCTCTTAACAGACTTAAACTTGCTTTAGTCAGATTAGAGTTAAAGTAAGGATAAGACTTAATGTTTGTAATAAGGTCTTTATTAACAACCATCAGCTCTCTCCACTTTTTATTGCTCCACTCCAGCCCGCAAACGTCCATCGGCTCAGAAGCTGTAAGATATGCAACAATAACCATCGGAGAGTTCATCATTTCAACAGTTCCCTGTCTGTAGCATCCATTATCCATCCAGGACATACAAGAACTCCAATCAGAATTATTGTCACTCATTGTTACATAATCCAAAGGATGAATTGAAAGGCAAAGATTACCTTTTAACACTTTCTGGTTCAGAATCTGAGAAACTTTAATACGGAAGTCCTCAAAATTGCTCATGTTCAGTCCATAAGCAGAAGCAATCTTTCCAAGAGCCTTCATAGTTTTACAACCATGCTGAATCTTAATTTCTTTTCCTTCTGGAGTCGGAACCATGAAGGTATCGCCTGTGTAAACATTATCAATCAGCTCAGAGTTACTGCAAATGGCGCAGATGTTCTCATAAAGTTCTCTTTTCTCATTTTCATAAGCATAATTACTCTGAATGTAGTCCATCCAGAATTTATTCTGGATTTTATCAATGAGCTCTCTCATAAAGAGGTGCTCATCCATCAGGTCATTCATCTCTCTACGCATCTGACCGGATTCTTTTTCAAAAGTAACAGTTTTAGAAACGATAAGTTTGTTACCAAACAGTTTATACAGATACTGCGCCTTAGCGTCAGCCCAGAAGTGAAGAAGCTCTTTACCACTTACGCTTCTCTTGCCATAATACTCACTTGCATAAGTATCAACATATTTCTCAAAAGCAGTCATCTCAGCATCTGTAATCATATCTCTTAAATCGAATACTTTTTCCATATCTTTAATTACCTCTCTCTTTAACTTTCTATAATTATTATATTATATTTTTTATAAAAAATCAATCAAGCTTCATTATGTCTAAGAAAGCATCTTTGTTACTTTATCCTCTACATAAGCCAAGTCTGAAGGTGATAACTCAAATGATGCCTGTGCAATGAATGTCGTATTTCCTTTACGATATTCATTAACAATCTGCTGAGCAAGGTTATCAAGATCTTTCTGATGAACCATAAAACCTAAGAATAAATTAGATTCTCCAAACATTAAATATCATCTCCTTTTCTTTATCTTATGTATATATTATATTATAATTTTTATAAAAAATCAATAGCTGTCTTTTTGACTACCAAATATCTCTTGGAGATGCTACATATATATCTGATGGCATATCCGGCGTTCGCACAAGCACCTTCCGCAGAATATTGGATTCGTGCTCAGGCTTATTCATAACTTTAAAGTCTGAGAAAGTAAACATTAGGTCAGCCCGCACTCTTTCTCCATCCATATAAAGTTCTCTCCACATATCTCCAAGCTCTTCTCCCCATCCATCAAGAATAAAAAGAGTTTCTGGAAATACTTTACTTAATTTAATCATATCCTCTATATGGTCATACCACTTAATAGGCTCCTCAAAGAAGTTCTCCAAGAGAGGACTTTCATCCTCTCCGACTTCAAAATCATAAGGGTTAATGCTATTAAGGGCATTCACGACATCTACTTCTTTTGGCATTTCAGTTTTCCCAAAATGAATGAAACTGATTTTATAATTTGTTAAATATCCCATAAATTATTTCTCCTTATTTGCTTTAGTGCATCTGGTTAATACTGTCTGCTTTACATTCTTATAAATTTTATGGTCTTTGATAGAACCACGAATCCAGTATGATTCACCTTCATTGAATCTTACTCTGGTAGAAGATGTAATCCAAACAAACACATTACCTGCGGCATCTTCCATTGTGTAGCAGGTGCTCGGTCCATAATAGCCATTGATTTTTAACGCTTTGGTGACGGTAACTTCAATTTCAATTCTGTTACCGATTTCGCCAACATAATTAGAATGGCTTTCTTCATAGAGCAGAGCATTGACTGCCGCTTCTACGATAGTATCATTTTTAAGAGATTCACCTTCGCCAACGTCTTCCCAGTTAAGTCGAATAGCTTCGACTCCTTCTGGAAGTTCTTCTGGCAGTTCTGCTTCAGAAGATAAAGACCAGCCCCACCATTTTCTATACTGGCAACCGTTTTCTTTAAACCACTCTTTATGCGGATAAGTATCACCTTTAAAGATTGTAATATATCCATTTTTGAAACCAAGAATCTCTTTCTGAGATTTCCAGTATGGATCGTTGGAATGGTCTTCTGCGGCATTTGCGGCAAGGTCTGGATAATATTTCTTATATTCAGCATTGCTGTATGCACGTACCTGCTTCAGATTTCCATTTGCCATCTTTACTTTGATATACATTTTAGTTCCTACGAAGTAAGGTTCTCCAACCTGTTCCAGTCCTACATAAGATCTTGCTACTAATGCCATATCTTGAACACCTCTCTCTTTCTTTATCTTATAAATATATTATATTATATTTTTTATAAAAAATCAATGGCGGTTTATTGGTTGCCTTATGAGATGGATTTAATTCCCGATCTTTTCATACCCATATGAACTAAATAGTTTTCCCACTTCTTTGGATTTTCTCTACTACCAATTAATGCAGACATCATTTCTGGCGTATAACTATTTAAGTCTCCAGGCGGGTTTGTACTAAGAATCCTGGCTGCTTCTTTTACAGCTTCTTGAAGAATTCTGATTCTTTTTAAGTTTTGGTTATATTCTTCAAGAAGTCGGTCAAGATTATGTTTTTCCATTAACTTTTACTCCTTTATTTATTTTCTATATATATTATAATAAAATTTATAAAAAAAATCAAAGGAGACTTTTTAGTCTCCTTTGATTTTCTTATTTTTTATTTATCATCGTCATCATCATCTTCAGTGATTTGATCGGCTACATCAATAATATAGTCTACCAGTTCCTGTGTTCCATCTTTTACAACTTCAATATTATCTGGAGTAATAAGGGATGCCGCAAGCATTTTATAACAGGTATTCTCAGAAGGTACAAAAATTCCAATAGTACCGACAATTAAGCCAATAATGAGGGGTTTCTTTAAAAACTTGATTATATCTTCTACATCATAATCAACACAGCATATAAAACCTACAAAAAGAACAATTGCTGTAAGTCCAAAACCTCCAATCAGCAGTAAGAAACGAAGAACATCTGTTACAGAAATAAAATAAAAAAACAATGGATTAATAATTGGATTCATTATAAATACTCCTTATCTTCATCATTTAAATCTTTATCTTCATCTTCTGGTACAGCCCAGTAGTCAATCCATGAATTGATTTCTTCATCGAGAACATCATCTACATCTTCTTCATCCCAATCTTCATCAAGACCGAAATCTTCTGGATTATCATAAATGTCACCTCGGTCTGTAACACCACCCATTCCAGAATAAGAGTCATACTCTTCTATTGCGTACTCTCTTGCTAAAGCATAGGCGTCTTCTAAGGATTTGCAATCTATAGTGCCAATATAATTAGCACCACCAAAACCACCGCCTAAGCCCGCATAAATATTATACATCATAATCAACAATCCTCCGCTGATTTGTCTTTATCTTCATCAAATTTAGCCATATACATATCTTGAATTGTTTCAAGCTGAATATTACCATGCTTTACCATGTCAAATAAAAACTTTGTCATGTTTGCGGCAATGGCTGCATTTGACCTTATTTTAGTCTGGTCCGCAGGAATAAATTCAGTTGCATAATAACATGTATTTGCAATATCCCTGACTTCATCATAATTTAACTGTACAGTTACATAAGAATCATTTTTATTTCCGCAATTTAATTTCTTAATTATCATTTTATCACTACTCCTTTAACTCATATTCTCCTGGATAAATGTCTACACTGATAATTCCATATTCTGGATATCCATCATTACCAGATAAATTATATCCATGCTGATTTGCCCAATGAGCTGCGTCAGCTCTTGTAGAAAAAATTTTAAACAACGCTCCTTTTACTATTGGATGACTGTCTCCCCATCCACCATATTCAATTTTTGCGATTGCGTAACCCTTGAACACATGTTCCATAAACATTTTTCCTTTCTTTATTTTGTATATATATTATAAAATATTTTTTTTATAAAATCAATTAGTAATTAACTTTAGTGACTTCATCCAAGATGAAACGCCTTTCTTCTTTGCAGAAAGGACACCACATATTTTTTCTATGTTTCTTCTCCTTTTTAAAATTTTTGTGCTTAGGCGCAACCATTACCTTATGACAAACTGGACAATGAAAATATCTAATATGTACTTGCATTTAAAATCACCTCTTTATTTATTTTCTATATATATTATAGTATAATTTTTTATAAAAATAAAAAGAGAGATATTAATCTCTCTTTGTATTCTTACTTATTGAAGTATTTTTAAAATAGCCACCAATCCATCCAAGAGCACCTGCCATAAGAGGTAACTTCTCTGGTGTAAAAAATGATACATTAAATAAAGTATTCAATGCATTACAAAGGGTTGGACCGAATGTAATTTTACATAACCAACCGCCAAAGTAACAAATAAAGAATGACAACATTGGTGCAAAAATCACCAGAAGCACAGCCATTATGATTACACCTAAACATCCCATTCCTTCAATAAAATCATCATTATCAAACATATTATTTCTTCTCCTTTAAAATAACTTTTCCTTCCATTACGCCATAGTTGGACTTTTCCTGAAATGTCCAGGTCTCAGCCTCTTCTCCTTCTCGCATAGGACGAGTAAGATACCAAAGATTATTGTCTTTCCAGGTAACTTCAGCTAATTTTTCTCCAACAGGCAAATCAATATTTATAGTGCCGCCATAGGTTTTTGCTACCATATTGCCGCACCCACTGCATCCCAGTAATACGAACGCAGCAGCTGCCAAAACCGCAATTTTCTTTTTCATAGATTCTCCTTTCATTTCAAATCAACATTGTAATCCATCTTTATAGTGTCTTCTGGAACATAAATATTATATTTGTCACTATAAAAAATCGGTGAGCCAAATATAAAATTAACTGTTTGGTTAATAAAGATTGGCTTATAAGCATCTACATGCGGGACAACATCGTCTTTGAGGTAGATTTGTGCGGAGCTGCCCTCAATGGTTTCATTTTTATAATTCTCTTCGCCGGTTTCATCCATATTTTTATATAGATATGTAATTTTTAAATAACCATCCGCATTTCTAAAGCATGTAGCATAAATATTATCTTGCAATGCAACGATGTCATGAGACTCTGCTGGGTCTGGAACATACTTTACTGAATTTGTTGCTTTAGATATACCACTAATTGCGACTCCAGTAAGTACAAAAGCTAAAAACCATCCTACAAATCCACAAAAAGCACCTCCTATAATTGCGCTACCCCAGCCCAAGCCTTCATCACGAATAACCTTGCCCATAAATACTCCGAAGATACAAGCGAGTACAATCCATATCATAAAGTTGACTCCTTTCTAAAAAAATGCTATAATATTATTATATAAGAATTAGTCTGACACGTTAGGGAGTGTAAACATGTTCCTCATATTTTCCGCATACATTTACTTCACGATTGCACATTTGCTGTTCACTGTTCCAACAGCCGCAACCTTTTATACAAGTTTCTTTAATACGTTCAGGATTTTTAACCGGAAATACCTGAACTACTGGACCACGCTGGACCTGTTTCTGAACCATCTTTTCTATTTTAATTGGATTTGTCTCAAAATCACACTGGCAAGATATTTTACAAGTCTTGCAAGTATTAAGATGATGTTCATAACAAGAGCTACAAAAAGCGTGGACTTGTCCCTCTACAACCTCTATGACAGCTCGTGAAATCGAAGGAATAATCGGCTCGCCGCAAACTGCACAAATAAGTAGATTGTCAGTATTATAAAAATAACCTTTTGAACAAAAATCATTCTCAGGGTCGCAGATAATTGAAGTCAGTCTACAGTAGTGATGACCCTGGTCTGAATGCATCAAATGAATGCACTGCCCGCAAGTTTTAGTTGTTTTCTCGTTTGACAATTTTCTTTCCCTCCTTTGGATTGGAAAATTCAATAACGTTATCTTCTTCAAGAGCTTCGAGATGAATATCGGCTAATTCATCTCCGTAATAAGCTTCGACTGCGGTCATAGCTTCAGCATACGTGTCCGCAAAAGTACAACCAGAAAATTTCTCAAGCTCGTAGTTATCCTCTCTAACTCGAGTTCCCCAGAAAATAAATGGATACATAACGTCACTCCTCTCGATTTAATGCTTTGAGAATGTTATCTTTAGTTTCATCATATTCATCTCTTCTACCATAAGAAGATGAAATATTAAAAAAGATTGCTTCAGCTCCAATAGGAGCGACAGTAATTTGCCGTGCATAATCATTAAATTTGACGTATGCGATTTTGTCTACTGGAAAGACAAATTTTTCTCGAATACCGTCACGATAAAGTGTAATTATGTTTTTCATTTAGATTCTCTCCTGCATTGTGAGTCCATAGCGACCATAAAAATCTCTTTTTAAGATGGGTTTTGCTATTGTGTCGTATGCGGACATGATACGAGATTGGTCAGCTCTGTCGGCTTTAAAGATGTCAAGTGGACCTTCAACTGGTTCCTCTCCTGGATAGATAGATTCGATGATTTCACCGAAGATATAGCCATCGTGACCAAGAATTTCAAACATATAGTTTTCACGAAGATAGGAATAATCATTTAAAGATAATTCATTCCATAAGAGGTCGACTTCTTTGCGGGAAATCTTCATTCCCCAGTAAAATACACCCTGCATATTTTTTATCATTTCCTTTCTTTATCTTATGTATATATAATAACAAAATTTTAATAAAAAATCAATTAGCTACAAATGAGTTGTAGGACAAGATATGACAAAATTATAAAAAGGAATTGTATTATCTCTTGGAAAGGAGGTTTTATCATGGCAAGAAGAGACGATATGACTAAAGTTTCTTTTCGTGTTAGTATTGATGAAAAGAATAAATTAACAAAGTTTGCAGAAGAGAATGACTTGACTATTTCTCAGATTATTCGTCGTTCTGTAAAGATGTTTTTAGATAGCCAAGAGGCAAAAGACGAAGAATAATTGAGAGGGGATTTAAAATGTCAAAACAAAATTTTAAGATTATTTACTCTTTGAGAATACATCTTAAGTTACAAGAGATGGGGTTTAAATATCTTACAGAGATGAAGAACCCACAGAATATGCGGTTTAATTGCTGGGTTTATGAGGCTACGCCGCAATTATTGGAGGCGTTTGATAATATTTTGACTTCTGGAGAGGAGGACGATTAAATGGCTGAAGACGTAACTTTTGTTATTCACAGTGAATGGTTAGAGTCTATTAAAGATTTGCCATTGGAACAACAAGATAGAATTATTGCTGAAATCGTTCGATATGGCGCTGGGTTTGAATCTCAGCATCCAGAAGACGTAGTAACTCAAGCGTTTGTTAATATGGTCAAGGGCCGCATAAATTTTAGTAAAAATAAATACGAGCAGAAAGTTAATGCCGGAAAAAGTGCCGGAAGAAAGAGAAAAGTCGACGACGGCGAAATTTTACGTTTGGCGAGGGAAGGTAAAAGCTCTGCGGCGATTGCTGAATTATTAGGTTGTAGCAAAAGTGCTATAGACCATTCTGAAGGCTGGCGAAGACGAAAAGATAGTAATATTACTATAGATGAAAAAGAAAAAATAGAAGAAGTAGAAGCATTTTCTTTTTAAATATATAAAAATTGCAGAAATTATAAGGAATTGTTGCAATTGCAATTACAACATTGTTGCAACATATTGCAGTGCATTGCATTTGTACAAAGCTATCTTATATCTTTACAATTCTGCAATTGCAATGCAATTACAATATTTTGCTGCAATCTTTTTAACAAAAATTGCAATTCTGCAATTTTTGTTAAATGGCGCTCGGGAACTGCAAGTGGGGGAGATAAAATGAAAAATCATTATGGTGTTTATGGTATTTATTTCAATAAAAAGTTAGTGTATATAGGAAAGACAAGTAGAAATTTTTATCAAAGATTTTCTGAACATAAGAGTAATATGAAATATCAAGGAGGAAAATTATATGAAGAAATGAGAAAATTTAAAGATAAGAGTGTGAATAATAAAATTAATTGTATTCCATTAATATCTTTTGATTGTGAGTTTGATAATATTTCAGATAGGGATTTATCTTGTATGGAATATGCCTTAATTACTTATTTAAAGCCGAGATTAAATCGAGAAGGAGTCATAAGAAAATTCCGTTTTTGATTTATTTTAAAAATTATAATATAATATATTTAAGATAAGGGAGAGAAGAAAATTATGAATATCTCTATATTAATTGTAACAAATGATTTTGAAAAATGGATTGAAAACTTTAAAAAAAGTTTTCATAATGAAAAAACTATTATTCAAAAACATGGAACCAGTTATTATTATTTATCAGCAGGAAAAGAAATTGAAATTAGATTTTATCTTACTGATAAGGTTACAGAACATATTGTAAGAGGAAGGAAGATTAATCATGTAGTATTAGATAAGAAGATTGATGAAGAAGAAAGTAGATTGATACAGATTAGTTTAATTGGTAATGAAGTAAGAAAAACTGATAATTGGTTTAACGAGGTGTATAATGAATCTAAATTATGAGTCTGGTAAAGTAGGGGACTATAAAGGTACTCCAGTTTATACTATTGAAGAAATTAAATTTGAGCCGAAAAGGGCAAATAGAAATTTCATTTATGCTTTAGGACATCAAGGAACGTCTGAAAATTTGAATTTAATTTTCTGGGATGGAAGTGTTTGGAGACAGTTAGGTACAGTTAATGCAGCAGGTAGTGATGTTAAAGAGAATAGACCTGATTCAAGACCAGTTTACTCTTTTGGGAAGACAGCAGTAGAAGTAGAAACTAAAGGAGAAGAGGACTGGCTGGTTGAAATGAAGAAAGCTTCTCAAGCAAGGATTAAAAAAGAGAAGAAATCAAAACCGACAGAGTTTACAGTCAAGGTAGAGGAGATTGAAGATTTAACTACTTTATCTGCGGGAATTGATGATTATATTCAGAGTCAGTTGAATAGAGATTGGTTAAGTCAAAGCTGACTTAACCGAGAAGAGCCAAGACTATTGCGGTCTTGGCTTTTTTAATAGGAAGAGAGGTTAGGGATAGAGGTAATAAAAGAAAATTATTTGACTTAATGAAGTTTTATATAATTTCATAAAATTTGATATAATTTGGTAGAATTTCATGGAAGGTACCTGCCCCCGGCACGCCTGGAACCACTTCTCATTTTTTCTCCCTCACCCTCACCGTTTTATATGAGTCTATCTCACTTCTAACTCAATCTAACCCAATAAAAAAAGCTCCCATGAAAACTTGTTCATGGAAGCCTTTTCGTGGCAATTTTTATTACAGACCCATATCTTTAAGGAAGTCGGCAATCGGATCTTTCTTGCCGCCAATAGTTTGCGGTTTGCGTGTAATATTCAGTTTTGCTTTCGGTGTCTCACCATCAAAGTCAAGACCGCCAAGCATCTTCAGAAGTTTAAGCTGCGGAGCCAGCTGAACTTTTATCTCATCAATAGCAGATACAAGGAACTCTGCTGCCTCATCCATGTCCGCATCTGTTACCTCGCCAAGGTCCATCTCCGGAATGTATGTCTGAAGATATTTTACAAGCGGCACTACTACTGCTTTTGCATCTGCAACCTTAACGCTTGCTGCACGTGCCTCTGCCTCGGCTTTAGCCTTAGCTTCAACGTCTGCTTTAACCCGAGCATTAGCCTCATTCAGTGCCTTTGCGTACTCTGCTGCCAGGTCATCTGCGCTCTGTCCATTTTGAATTGCCGCCATTAAATCTTCTACTCTAACCATAATCTCTTTTCTCCTTTTTTAAATGAAATGTTTATCTTTCTTTATCTTATGTATATATTATATAATAATTTTTATAAAAAATCAATTGGAAGAATATTGCGGGCCTGCTGCCGTTCGTATATCCTAAGCCATATGATAAGATTAAACTGGGCAGCAGGATACTTTAATGCGGCCGGGCCGCTTCTCTATTCTTTCCTTTTGGATTTAATATTATTATATCAAAATTTAAAACATAAATCAATTTGCCTCGCAGAATTTGAAACAGACAAACTTTTGCAAGAGGTAAACTTTGCTCTACTGGACTCGTTCTATCTCTGCTATTGGACCAATTTTTTCAGAGGAGAGAGAAGAAAAATTTTTGTTGGCAGCAGTCCAAGTTTGTAGCAATGTTGCGGCCATATGGGAAAATTAACGCGGCGCGCCGGTCGCCCAATAGGTAAAAAAATTTTTGAAGGGCCAACTTTCTACCGGCGCGGCGGGCATATGCGCCCGGGCCCGGGCTGCCAAACAAAAGGGGTCGCATATGAGGGTTGCATCAGGTGGCGCGGCCCTGAGGGCAGTCAGGGTTGTGCAGGTTGCACAAAAAAAAGAGATTTCGGGAAAAAAGATTGTGCAATTTGACGATGCGATTTTATTTGACTTTTTTTGAAAGATGTGGTATAATGCGAATTCCGGCTGCGCCGGCCGCCTAAGGGCGGGTCTAAATTGATTATAGCACACTTATGGGGTTTTGTCAAGTGGTAATTATGAACAAAAAAGAGGGCTTCTGCCCTCTTAATTTTTGTGAAATATTTTTTTCCACCAAGGAATTTTTTTATTCAAATCGAAATCAATTTGTAACAACTTTGCAATATTTCTTGCATCCTTTTCGCTGAGCCGACCCGCCCGCACGTGACTTTCTAATGAACCTCTATAGACCATTTGTTCGCCCCCTTTAGCAGTGTTCAAATGTAAGTAATGCGTTATCGTAACCATCTTCATTTAAAACCACAACCGCCTTGCAGTAAATATCACAGCCAGGAGAATCGAACACGTGGTCTGAGTCGATTGAATATTCAAAACCCATGCTTTCCGCAATCTGACCGAACACAGTATCAAAGTTATCATCATTTTCATTTATGTCATAAATATCGCCATAGCTATCTACGAAACCTCTTTTAATCATTTCATCAAGAATTTTATTAATCATTTTTAATACCTCTCTTTTATTTTATAAATAAATTATATCATAGCTTTTTTATTTTGTCAATAACTTTTTTGTAAAACGTGGCTTTAATTATTCCACGTTTTACAATCAATGTCAGAGTTCATAGCAAGACACGCTTTAAAAATTTCTTTCTCAATCATCACATCTTCTAAACCTGTGTGACTTTCAACAAAATCAACATTGTTTGTTAAGTATCTGTAAAGAATTTCCGCAGTTAAACGTGGGCGGTTGCCACTCATTACAAAATCATTTTCAATACAAAAATTTTTGTAATTTTCATCTTTTGCGAAAGTCTGTCTTGCCATTTTTAAAGAATCCCAGATTTCACAGCCAAAAGGAAAGAAATATCTGTATTTTGATTTAGTCAGCCATCTTTGCGTTCTCTGACAACTTCTATAATCAAAACGTGCGTTGTGTGCGATAATTGCGCCCACTTCAAAGTTTTTACAATCATCATGTAACTGTTTTCTAATGTTTCTGAATGTTTTCAACTCTCTAACGCCATTTTTAATATCTTCCCAGTATTGCGGAATTTTATCAGCAAAGTAAGCGTTTGCCATCATTTCTTTGTCAAGAAAAACATCAGCCACAACAAAAGACCTTGTTTCAATGACCTCAAAATTTTCATTTAATACAGCATAGCCCACATCATAGCAAAAAGGGTCATCAAAGCCGTTTGTAGTTTCAGTGTCAAGTACGATGTAATTCATTTTTATTTACCTCTCTTTTCTTTTCTCTCTTAACTTATGTACTTATTATAACAGATGTTTTCTTGTTTGTCAACAACTTTTTTAAACTTTTTTCAATTTTTTGCCCCGTTTTGGGGTGAAAAGCCACTATTTTGTGGCTTTTCTGTGCTTTACGAGCTTTAAACTGTACTCATTTTCACCAATTTTAAAGGAAATTTCCTGTCCAGCGTTCACAATTTCACAATTTTCTGCGATTTCTGAACAAAAACCGCAAACTTTTTCGAGAAATTCCACTTTTTCTGCATCTTTTGGACGTTTCTTTTTGTCGAATTTGTAGTTTGTGGGAGTTTTTCGAGTGCCTGTTTTTGTGGCTTCCTTTGCGACTTTTTGCTGTTCAGGTGTCAAGTCAAAAGGTGTGGGGCGGTTGTGGTCAATCTCGTTGTCCCACCACTCTTCTGTGGCTTTCTCCTCTAATGCTTTAAAGTCTGTAATTTTTTCGTTAGGATTTTTGTCGATGTACTTGTCAATCCAGTTGTCAAGCCATTCCTGTGTAGGATAATTGATTTCTGTCTTTTTCATTTACAACACCTCTTTCATTTGATAAATCTATTATAGCACATGACTACTGGATTGTCAAGACTTTTTTTAAAATTCCCCCGTGGGGGAGGGGGATTATTCCCCCTCGTTTTCAGTTACAACCTTTTTAGAAAAGTATGCTTTTCTCTTTTCCTCTGTTCTTTCAACCAGACCAGAGTCTTTCAGCTGTCTAACCAGTGCGGAAACACGCTGATTTGAGAGGTCAGCCAGTTCTACAACCTCTTTCATCAGTTCAGAGATTGTGTACTTTTTGCCAACTTCCATGAATGAGAGAATAGCTTTCTTGTATTCCTCATTTGCTTTCTGTGTGGCAGTAGGCTTTCTTTCAGCAGAGTTCTTTTTAGAGATAGATTCTTTCAGAGCTTTCAGCTTTTCAGTTACCTCTTTATTATCCTCAACTGCTTTCATAGCGATTTCAAGAGCCTTTACATAAGTCATTTTGTTTGTCATAGTATCATTCTCCTTTTTGATTGAAATTTGTTTTTGTTTTCTTTGTGTCTTTATTATAACACATCTCTATTCAGTTGTCAAGCTTTTTTTTATTTTTTTTCTAAATCATTTTTGTTTACCTCTCTTCCTTTATCTTGTATTTATTATATCATGCTTAAAAACATTTGTCAAGAGGTTTTTTTATTTTTTTTTCTTTGAGGATTTTTTATTTCCTTTCCTCTTGACACTATTATAATACCACACCTCACCGCAGATTGCAAGTATTATTTCAAAAAATATTGCACTAATTTCGGGATTTTTGCCGGCTTATTTTTGTGCAACATTTTCTCTTGACAAATGGTGAGGAGTATGTTATAATCGAAATTCTGCCCGCGCCGACTGTGCGCGGGCCGCCCAAATTGTCAACTGAAAAATTATACAAAAATAAGAGCCAAAAGGCTCTTATTTTCTACTTGACATCAATCTCTAATTTGAAGTCACTGTCTGTTAAATAATTCACCATCGAATCAACTTCATCACAGCCATTGACCATCATCAAGGAAAATTCTGTTTCTGTGTAAGTGTTTAACAGCATCCGCACTGTTTTACCCTTTGCATAAGCGTAACCACACTCCCAAGCTGTGCCACTGTCTGAATACATTCCGAAGTTCAGAACCCACACTTCATCGCATTTGTCGATTGCGTCAATGTCTTCCATGAACACTTTGTGTCCCCACTCTTTGTTAGGCATTTCCCACGCATTTTCAATCTCATGCTCTATTGGCGCATACACATCAATTCCCTGTGACCGCATCTTTTTAATAATCTGCTGATAAACTGTCATTTCTCTTTCTTTGAACCAAGGACTTGCTAAATAAACTTTCATTTCTTTTACCTCTCTATCTCTTATTTATGTATTTATTATATCATGTGGGGACTGATTTGTCAATCCCCATTTTCATTTTTTTTAATGATTGAACCGCAAATAAACTTTAACCCAGCTGAAGCCGAAACGCTCTTCTAACTGTTTTTCCTCTTCTGGATTTGTTTCCATGATTGAGATTTTCATAATTGTATCCCAGTCAATAGTTGTAAACCATGTTCCCTCTTTCATGCCTTTGCTAAAGCGGAAATTGTCAAGAATGTAATCCATTGTTTTCTGTTTTTTAATTGTTTTCATACATTCTTCCAGAGAAACAACTTGACTGCTAAAAACTGGTTTAGTCTCAAAACCTGTTACTTTCCATCCACTAATTTTACTTTCAATATTTAACATAATTATCAACCTCTCTCTTTCTTTTGATACATTTATTATAACAGATAACTTGCAGTTTGTCAAGACCTTATTCTAAAATATTTACCTCTGCATTTACTTATTTGACTTTCTCTTGACTTTCAATCATGTTATCAAAAAACATTGCTGAAAATTCATCACCCTGTTTTTCGCTTGCTCTGTATGCAATCCATTCCATAACAACATCAATGCCATGCATGAACTTTTCATCACCATTTTTTGCATCGTACTTGCCGACCAACAGACCGCACTCACTATTCATCATGTCATTAAAAACGATTCTGTACGCATCTTTTACTGTATCTGTCATTCTTCCTTACCTCTCTTTCTGATACTATTATAACTCACTACTGGAATTTTGTCAAGCCTTTTTTTCCTCTCTTAAAATTTTATTGATTTGATTTTTAATATCTTTCAAATCATCGAGAGTGCAATACACCTTGTCGCCCCAACCGCCTTTAATTGTAAAAGGATAATTTTTATCTGTACTTTTTTCAACTGTCATTGTTATCAACCTCTTTCCCTTAACTTTGATTTAATTATACACCACTTCTGGATATTTGTCAATAGGTTTTTAAAAAATTTTTTCGACCCGTTCTATTGGGGGCTTTCGCCCGCCGGTCCGGCATGGCATCCGAACCGGCAGAAAAGGAGGAAATCAAAATTTAAGTGAATGATGGACTTGCGGGGAATCGAACCCCGACCCTTGCAGGTTCTCTGCGGTGACGGCTTCCAACACTACAAGCCCAGAGTGGTGAGGGGCAAAGCCCCTCTTTTCATCACTCTTCAATTTCTTCGTCTGTCACCACCTTTTTAGAGAAGTACGCTTTTCTCTTCTCTTCTGTTCTTTCCACAAGACCCTCTTCTTTGAGCTGTCTTACAAGTGCAGATACTCTCTGGTTAGACAGGTCTGCGAGTTCCACGACTTCTTTCATCAAGTCAGTGATTGTATATTTTTTGCCGACTTCCATAAATTCAAGGATTGCAGTCTTGTAACCCTCGTTTGCTTTCTGAGTAGCTGTCGGCTTTCTTTCAGCAGAATTTTTCTTTGCGATAGATGCTTTCAGAGCATCAAGTTTGTCATAAACTTCCTTGTTTTCTTTTACAGCGTTCATAGCGATTTCGAGTGCCTTTGCGTATGTCATTTTGTTTGTCATAGTATCAATTCCTTTCTTGTTTGAATGTTTTATTTATTTGTTGTATTTATTATATCACAGGTTTAGAAGTTTGTCAAGGCTTTTTTTTATTTTTTTTATTTTCTTTTTTAAGTTCCTTGTTTCTTTCCTTACCTTGTATAATCATTATAACAGGTTTTAATCAAGTTGTCAAGAGGTTTTTTAAGTTATTTTTTGTGGAGAGTATCAAATTTCACTTCACACGATTATGCGTCGTGGAGAGGTTTGTTTCTTCATCTCCTCTTGACATCTTAATTATATCACAGGGGAAGTAGTTTGTCAAGCCTTTTTTTATTTTTTTTAAAATTTTTTATTTTGTAGACTTGATGTCTTTCCTTACCTTGTAAATAAATTATAACAAATTTTTTCCAAAAAATCAAGAGGGAATATTACACAAGATTATGGGAAAATCTTTGTGCAGTTTTTCGCCCGATTTTTCTTGACAAAAATGCTGGGGTATGGTATAATTGCGAAATTCTGCCCGGCGTGACCATCGCCGGGCCGCCCAATTTGTCAAGTAGTAATTATGTACAAAAATAAGAGCTTTTCAGCTCTTATTCTTCTCCTTCTCTTGGCAGTCTAAAAAATAAATATCCAAATTTTCCGCTTCTGGTTTTCCAACTCTGAGTATATTCGTGAAAATCATTTACCACATAGCCGAGTTTTCTAAGAAAAGTGCTTAATCTTTCAATAGCTTCTCTCGCAATTTCTTCTTCTCTTGTGGTAAAAATATCTTTTGTCCAGTATGTTAATTCAAAAGAACTAAATTCACTTCTTTCAATTTCTTTTGCCGCACGAGCGATTTCTTTTTCAAGCATTGCTTGAATATCATTTTCCATTTTCTTCTTTTCTAATTCTTTAAGAATTTCTCTTTCAACTGCTTTTTTCTCAAGGTCAGCTCTTTTTGCGGTTGCATCCATAATCATAATTGTTTTCATTTTTATCAATCCCTTTCTTTATCTTATGTACTTATTATATCACAGGGCTTGGCTTTTGTCAAGCCCTGTTTTTAAATTATTTTCGTGGTGCTGATAAAACGATTTTGTACTTTGTTCCCTCTGACATGAAAACAATCTCACGCTCTGGGTTAGTCACCTCTAAGTTATCAGCTCCCGCATTTTCCAGACATTTTTTGATTTCGTCAATCAGAAATCTTTTGCCAGTGTTTTCCGCTCTTTTACGCTTTGTCGTATCGAACTTGTAGACTGTTGGCTTTCTGTCTGCCTGTCGTGCTTTCTTTGCACTTTTGCGCTGTTCTGCTGTCAAATCTCCATCAATGTCACTGGTTCGTATCATGTGGTCGATTTCTTCATCATCAGCAATTAACTGAATTGCTTCTTCTCTTGTAATTCCAAGAGTGTTCATGTGTTTTGCAATCATTTCTTCTTTATTCATAGGCTTTCCTCTCTTTCATTTGATACATTTATTATACATCACTTTTGGCAATTTGTCAATAACTTTTTAAAAATTTTTTGCCCCAAATCGGGGGAGTTAGTTGAGGCTTACGCCTCAACCTCCTCTGTAACCTTTTTAGAGAAGTAAGCCTTTCTCTTTTCTTCTTCTCTGAGAACTAAGCCGTCCTCTTTAAGCTGTCTCACAAGGGCAGATACTCTCTGGTTTGACAAGTCTGCGAGTTCAACCACACCTTTCATTAACTCTGTAATTGTGTACTTTTTGCCAACTTCCATGTATGCGAGAATTGCTTCTTTGTAACCCTCGTTTGCTTTCTGAGTTGCTGTTGGCTTTCTCTCTGCTGAGTTTTTCTTTGCAACAGAAGCCTTTAATGCTTCGAGCTTTTCAGCTACTTCCTTGTTGTCCTCAACAGCTTTGATTGCGATTTCCAGTGCTTTTACATAAGTCATTTTGTTTGTCATAGTATCAATTCCTTTCTTATTAAGAGATTTATTATTTATTTTCTATGTCTTTATTATACATCATCTTTATTCAGTTGTCAAGTCTTTTTTTTATTTTCTTTTTGGCGGGCTTCTCATTTTCTTTACTTCCTTTCTTTATCTTATGTACTTATTATACATCACTTTGTTTCATTTGTCAAGACTTTTTTTTTAATTTTTTTATTTTTTTTTGTTATGCGGCGTAATAGCCAACATAACCGCCGATAACATCAGCAAAGTAAAGTGCGTCATCATAATTTTCAAAACCGCAAACCTTTTTGTCAGTTCCATCGAATACATAATACATACACATTTACCTCTTTCTTTCTTTAAGCCTTTACCTCTTTGACAATTATAATTATATCACATCTGAGCCAAAAGTCAATAGCTTTTGAAAAGTTATTTTTTTAACAAAGTCCCCATTTGTTTGGGTTGTTTTCCCTCTCTTATTTAAGAGAAGGAAAACATTTGTGTGCGTCCTTGCCTTTGCAGTTCCACTGGTGCATGTTTTTTGTGAACTTTTTGTGCATTTTGTAGCAACGAACGAAAATATCTTTCTCAATCATTGCGTCACTCAATGCAGTATGCTCTTCTACATAATCCGCATTGTTTGTAATAAATGCGTAAACGCTTTCTGCTGATGTTGCACAGCTTTTTCCTGTTGATGATTTGAGATTGTTTGCAATACAGAATTTTTTGTAGCTTTTCAGATGTGTGATTGTCTGTAATGCCATTAAATAAATGTCGATAAATTCAAAATCATCTAACAATTCACGGCAGATAGTTTTTTCAAAATCGAATACGCTGTTATAAGCCTGTACATACTTTACATTGTAGAACTTGCAAAGATTTCTTACAATCTCAATAGCGTCTCTTTCTGTTGCTACTGCTGACATTGTGCCATTGTTTAAACGCTCCTCATAAATGTGGAAGTTGTTTTTTGAGTATTCATCTTTGTTAATATCATTGTAATGTTCCATAACTAACATTGAAGTTGTTGCAAAGATGTTACCATCTTTATCGTGAATAACACAACCTAAGTTGTACATTCCAGTAGGATTAGCAGCTCCCCCAACAGTTTCAGTATCCAGTGTGCAGTAAATTGTTTTTCTTATTTTTATCAATTCCTTTCTTTTCTTTATCTTATGTATTTATTATAGCACCGATTGTTTATTTTGTCAAGCGTTTTTTTTCAACTTCTGTAAAATTAATTTGTAAAGCATTTAAAATGTCAACCGCTTCCAGTTTATGATTCTCACAAAGAATCTCACCCTTGTTAGCATCTACTAACTGTTCCCACTCTGGTTCATGAACTAAGATTAAATGCTTTTCATCTTTTGAAAAGTAGCAAGGACAAAAGCACTCGCAATCTTTCTTTCCTTTACCATGTAAACCAGCCCAGCATCCTTCCAGTTCCGCACATCTATAACATTTATTCATTGTTCTTACCTCTCTTTCATTTGATACATTTATTATAACGCCTTTTGGTTCATTTGTCAAGCATTTTTTTAAAAATTTTTTTGTCCCGTTTTTACACGGGTAAAAAAGGCAGACTTATGTCTGCCTAAATGTTAGAAGTTAGTTGCGTCTTTCTTGATTTTTGTTTCTGTTGCGCTGTTATTCAAATAATTGAACATTGATAAAATTTCCTTTAATTCATCAATAGAAACAAGGTTGTTGTTATTGATAATAACAACCCCGTTAGAATCTCCCACACGTAACTCCGCATTTGCGTTTTCTAATTTCATTGTAACTGTTTTCATCATGCTTTATTCCTCCGCAAACTTTTCTAACCATTCATTGAATTTTGTATCAATCCAATAGCCAAAAGAACCGCAAGTATAACCGCCCGCAAGTCCTAAAAATACAACCCATGCGGAAGGCTCATAGTTTGATACTGCTAACACAACTCCTATCAGTGTAAATAATGCTAACCATGCTTTCTTGCTTAAACGTTCTTCCATTTTTATCAACCTCTTTCTTTATTTTCTATAATTATTATAATATATTTTTTTTAATTTGTCAATAGTTTTTTATCTTTTTCTCAAATTTTTGTAATTCCTCTGTCTCTTAAATATTCACAAAAGCTGTCAGCGTCCAGAGTGTCGGCAAGTTCTTTCATTGATGCACTCAGTTTCTTGTACACACAACGAACCTCAATAGGCTTGAAGTTTTTAGCTGTGATTGCTGTTGAGCAATAATCTTCTACGTTGCTTAATCGAACAACTGGTTTTCTGAAAATATTTTTTGAAAGTTCAGCGTTCATAAATAAATCATCTCGAACTAAGTCAACCAGTTCGTCAAAAGTTTTGATTGTAAAGTTTAATGTTTCTGCATCTTCTGGAGCAAGGTATCTCACATGTTTCCAGATGCTTGTATCAACAAAATTCTTCCAACCCTCCATTTTGTACTCAAATCTATAATCGTAAATCTCTTTCATTTTTATTTTCCTCTCTTTCATTTGATACATTAAGTATAACACATAATGTTGAGTTTGTCAACACATTTTTAAATTTCTTTTTTTTGCTTCTTCTGTTGTCAGTCCATACATTTTCCAAGGGTCGTATTTGCCGAACAGGATTGTCTCATCAACAGTATCACACATTTTATTATTGACATTGTAATCATAATAAAACCACTTTTTACACTCCCATTTTAACGGACAGTGGTAGCAGGTTGTTGTGGTTGCTACAGTGTCCATGTTAATTGCCAGTAACGCTTTTATCTTAATCATTTTGATTACCTCTCTCTCTCTTAACTTGATTATAGTATAGCATGATTACGGGAGAATGTCTATAGGCAGATTGCACAAAGATTTTGCCAAAAAATTGTTGAATTTCTCTGTTTTGCACAAAAACCGGCCGAAACACTTGTCGCCGGCCGGCCATTTTATCACACTTCTCCATTCTTGTCAACTTGGCAAATTGCACAAAAAATGAGCTGAAATTTCAGCTCATTTTTTTTACTGTTCCTTTGTTACACTTTTCACAAGCGACCGCAACTCCGCAACTCCAAAAGTATCCATGTATGCGGTCATTGCTTTTTTTAAATCTGCTGTCCTCTTGGCTCTCAGCTGTCCTACCATCCAGCTGTATTCTTCTTCTGTTAAATCTATAGGCGTACATGCTTCATCTCTTAAATAATACATTGTATCAATTCCTTTCTTTACTTTATACATTTATTATACTGCCTTTTGGCTTATTTGTCAAGTATTTCTTTTTTAAATTTAAAACTTTTTTGTTTTCCGCATTTCTTGCAAGTGCAAATAATTTCATGCTTTTCAAAATCTTTTGTGCGTCCAGAGATTAAATCCGTGGGAGTTCCAACAAACTCACCTGTCCAGTAGTAATCATGTTTAAAACAAATCTTTTTCATTGTATCAACCTCTTTCTTTATTATGCTTTTATTATACAGCATCTATTGGAATTTGTCAAGTCTTTTTTTGAAACGCTTAGAAGAATTTTCTAAGCGTTCCAAGAATGTCGTTTACATCAAAGCTGTTTTCGCCCCACTCTTCTCTGTTGCGTTCTTCATCATCAAAGAGCCATCCGTCACAATCAACAACTGTACTTTTTGGTGTGCCATAGTTTACAATTTTAACCTCGTCCCACTCAACACTCGGCAGATGTTTTTCGAGCCATGCAAGTTTTACTGTTGTTACTGCGGTGTTGTAAGCTGTCGAACCGCACTTGCTTAACCAACTTACAATGCCGATTCTGTAACCATTTTCCTGTAACTTGTGAAGCAGTCTTGCAAATACTGAAAAGTTGAAAAGCGGTCTTGCGATTGCGTAAGGTGTGGTGTCCTCATTTTCCAGATAGTCTAACCAGTTATCTACACCGTAGAAGTTGGCAAGTGTGCCGTCCATGTCAAAGTAGATTGTTCCTTTTGTTTCCATCATTTTTTTAATTGTATTGTTCATCATAATTATCAATTCCTTTCTTTTTCCTTTTCTTTAATTATATTATATACTATCTTTTATAATTTGTCAATACCTTTTTTAAAAAACTTGTAAAGTATAAAAACCATCATTTCTTTTCAAATACGCAAGAACTTCAGTTCTTTCTTTTGAAATGATTTCACCCGTTGTAACATCAAACAGTACAGTTTCTTTTCCTACCATAAGTCCTAAACTTTCCATAATATTTTCCATAATTTTTTTCCTTTCTTTCTTTTGATATATTTATTATAACACTTTTAAAATAATTTGTCAATAGTTTTTTTTATAAAAGTTTTTTAAAGTTTCCTTGTGAGTCAAAATCAAAACCAACGTTTTCTCCATAAGTTTCTGGCTCAACCTCAATGTAATCGTCCTGTTCATAGACAATGTTTACACCCGCCCTTTTAAAGATTTCTAATAATGTTTCTCTATCTGTCTTTCTTTCTTTCATCTTCCTTACCTCTCTTTCTATTATTATTATACCAGAGGGCTTGTTATTTGTCAAGCCCTTTATTCATTTTTTCCATTTTTTTCTTTCTTAATCTTGCAAGTCTTTTTTCAGTGGTGTAAGTTGCTTTTTCAAATTTAATCTGATAAGCAACGCCATCAATTTCAATGTCGCCTGCCTCTGTGAATGGCGCTTTATCCCATCCCCATTCCTGACCATAGTATTCAGTTACCATTTTTTCAAATACACGACCTTTATTGTAAATACTTTCTTTACATTCATTTAAGAAAAACTCTTTTGAGCAAAGTGGGAAGTATTTTCCACCCATTTTTAAAATTTCTTTTTGGAATTTATTTGGTGTGAATCGTAAGCTATAACCTGTATTATCGCTTGACGTATCGAGTTTTGTAACGGCATCCAGTGTGCTGTCATCTGAAAAAGCAACGTAAACAACTTTTTTATCATAAAATCCATAGATGTATTTATCAGTGTAAGCGATTTCTTTATATCCATCAACCAGTGCTTTTTTAATCATTTCTTTCATTTTTATTTCCCTCTCTTTTCTGTTCCCTTATCTTTAATCTTATTATACTCTATCTGATTCGGTTTGTCAAGAACTTTTTTTTATTTTTTTTATTTTCTTTAGGGCTGTCAGCCCGAACAGTGAACCAATGGCGTGTCGCTCATCAACCCACTGTTCTGTGGGCTTCCGCATTCCCTTTTCCCTTTCCTTGATTATAATATACCACACCCCAGTCCAATAGTCAAGCATTATCACAAAAAATAATGCACAAAATTTGCGGTCAAAGTTTGTGCATTATTACCCATTGTGCAAAGTGCCGAATTTCGGGATGCCGACCTGCTGAAATTTTGTGCATTTTTTCTCTTGACAAATGCTGTCGCCTATGTTATACTGAAACAACGCGCGCCAGGACCGTGCGCGCGCCGCCCAAAATAAAAGGGTCAGACCGTAAAAGTCCAACCCTTTATTATAACATGAAATCAAAATCTTGTCAAGGCTTTTTCAACTTCATCTGCTGTACAGGTGATTCCAGTAGCGTACTCAATGTAGCCTGCCACCCCTGCATAATTTGCTGGCTTGCATCTGGGATTCAATGCGTGCTTGCGTTCCTGCTCTCGCTCATCCGCAATCATGTTGCTAATTGTTAAGCTGTGATTGATAACTGCTTCTACTGAATTCATTGCCATTTGAATTACCTCTCTTTCACTTGATAACTTTATTATACTCTTAATACATTACTTTGTCAAGTATTTTTTTCAATTCTTTTTTATCATTTTTCTTTCTTTTATCATCAAATACCGCAGGTCTTGTACCAACCCAGACCGCACGTTCCTCTTTCTTTGCCTTTTGGATTTGAGCTTTTGTCATGCCTTTGTATTTGAATTGCTCTGCCTGTGCTTTCATTTGTTTCTCTTTACTCTTGGATTTTCTACTCATGTTCTACATCTCCTTTACTATGTATTTATTATACCATGGGGCTGACCTTTTGTCAACCCCATTTTAAAATTATTCTTCTGCATCTATTGGACAAGTCACAGCTGCTATGAAAGCTAAAAATAAAGTTTCATCTCTTAAACTTGAATCTTCACACAGCTCGCAGAACCAAATGGTCTTTTCATCTTCCATACCTCTTGTCTTGATAACTTCATCCATCATTTCTTTTCTTGTCATTTTCTTTTCCTCTCTTTCATTTGATACATTAAGTATAACACTAAACTATTCATCTGTCAAGTCTTTTTTCTCATATTTTTCCAGTTCTTCTTCGATTGCATCATACTCGTCACTAAACAATTCACAAGCATTGATTACACACTGCATGATGAATGTTATCTGTTCTTTAGTAAATTCCATGTCTTTATTCCTCCTTTTAATATTCTACAATTGTGTGCATCAACCGCATCAACTCTTTATTAGTGAACTTTCCTGACTCGCAATCCTTACAAAACATAACTGTCAGTGGACTTTCAAAACCTAACTGTCTAATTACATTATCCATCATTTCGTTTACTGTCATTTTAATTACCTCTCTCTCTTAACTTGATTATAGTATATCACAAGGGGTTGAGTTTGTCAACCCCTATTTTGTTTTTTATCTTTCTCTTAATCCATGTATTACTATTGTATGACCGCAATTATCACAAGTGTAATAGTATTCATCATCACCATTCTTGTGATGCACTGTACTTGTAAACTTGTAAGGCTCATTACATTCTGTACAGTATCCGTTGTTCCATGCTTCATCATCACCTTTATTCTGTAATGTTACTAATCCGCTGATACCACATCCAATAGCGACCGCAATTATAATTCCCATTATCCATTTTACTACTGGTTTGCTATCCTCTGCAATCATGTTCACAATACACAATGCCATGAATCCACCAACTACTATGCTGAATAAAACCGCCATAATAATAAACTCTACTGTATAACTCATTTCTAATACCTCTCTTTTCTTTTCTATGTATTCATTATACTACTGGATAACTCATTTGTCAATAGGTTTTTTATTTTATTTTTATTTTTTATTTTGTTTCCCTTTCCTCTTGACACTATTATAATAACACACATGCGGTCACTTGTCAAGTCTTTTAATAAAAAAAGTGAGGAAAAATCCTCACTTTAAAATCAATCTTCATTCATTTCAATGATAGCATTGCCATCTGCATCACGTCCCCATGAGCCGTTGAGCCAACCTGTATACCTTGTTGATACAATCTCATCATCATAGATACACACTGTACCCATGTTGTCCATGACCATTGAACAGAAGTCTCCAACCATCCAGTCCTCAATGCCTGTGAATGACCACTCATTACCACTAAAGTCTACACAGTACACAACATCCTCTTCTTCATCAATCTCTGTGACTACAGCCAGAGCCGCGTACACATCACGCTCACATGTATCATCTACTGGATTGCTTGCGGCGAGTACTGTGTTACAGCCTGTCATCATCATCACTACCATCATCACCATCATAATTACTTTCTTCATTGTTCTTACCTCTCTTTCATTTGATAAGTTTATTATACAGTATAACCGCCCATTTGTCAAGCCTTTTTTGTAAAATATTTTTTGTTAATTTTTTAACAATCTCTGCCCTATTTACCAAAAAGATTGTTTGCATTAATTAGCACAGTGTGTACTAATCCAATAGACTCGTATCATTTATTGTATCATAGATTCGGGAAAAAGTCAATATACAAATTGCACAAGATTTCGCAACGATTTTTGTGCAGGATACCTATTGACAGCAAACAAGGCGCGCCAGGACCGTCAGCGCGCCTATGTGCCATGGTATACGTATACCCCTACCCTGGTACCCCTACCCCTATACCTATGGTACCCCATGCCTACTACCTACATACATACATGCATTGATACATTTGTTTTATTTATTTATTTATTTATCTTATTGTCTTTGTTTATCTTATTATCTTTATCTCTCTTACTCTTCTCTTCTCTCTTGTTCTGTCTCCTCTCGCTCTCTCCTTGCCCTTGGCAAGGCCTGCCCTTGGGCAGAGGCAGCAGGTCTTATCTCTCTTGTATGTGTTAATGTTTTATTTTATTTAATTATCATCCAGTAGTACACATGTATGGTATGGTATGTATGTATTCACATGTACTGTATAGTGTATGTATGTACATCATCTACTATGTATGTATCCAACAGATGTATGTATGTACATAGTGTAGTGCGTATTGTACTGTGTACGTGCGGTCCTGTGTGTGTATAGTAGTATACACACTGTGCTATGTAGTATGGACTACCTGTGCATGGTGTGCCCTTAGTGTATAGTCTATGTGTATCACATACATGCTATACATAGTGTGCTATTTATTCTTTAGTATGTTTGTGTATAATAAAAAGGCATTGTGTATCATACACAATGCCTGCCTTAAACTCATTTTAATTTCAAATATTTTTTATCTGTTTTGGCGGGCTCACAAGATGCGAGGTCACCCCGTCGCTTCTCAGAATAGCGGCAATACCTTTGTTGTGTGTTTCTCAGATATCTTTGAGATGAAAAAGTCATCAAGTGTTAGTGAGATAGTGTTATGGGGGGTAGTATTTCGGGAAAAAAATTTTTTTCGTTTTGATTTCGACTTTGCTCTGGGCAACTTTGACACGAAAAGTATTTGAAGTTTCGGATTTACAAAGCCATCTTTTGACACGAAAAGTATCTTAGATTTCGGTTCTACGAAAAATCTCAAATATTTATCAACTTCAAAATTACAGATAAATTCATCCAGGTATTCCCATCCCCAATCATTATACATCCATCCCTATCTTTCAAACAAGGTTGTACAAGATATAAAATTTCTCTATAACTTACATCATCTAAGACATAAGCCTTATCAACTCTTTGAGCCCCTAATATCTCCCCATCATTTATGGGAAAAATAATAAATTGGGTCCCATCCCCCTTATCTAACTCTTCTTTAGCTCTCTTTCCATAAGAAACGTTTCTACAAAATATTCCAACTTTCCTACATTCGTCCATCATTGTTTTTAAATTTAAACCAGTCCTTAAAAGAATCCATCGAAGCTTTGCCAGTATAAATCAAAAAGGTTTTACAACCAATTCCTACAATATAAATCATAGCAAAACTTCTTGCACAAATTCCAATACTTTTACCTAAAGCTTCAAGCCCTAATCCTAACGCTTCCATTACTCTTCTTCCTCTACATATTTCTGAAGATTCTCAGGTACTTCAACGCCACATTCTACGAACGCAGCAACGGCTTCCCGCAATTTCTGATCATCATCTATTGGACTTGCCATACAAATACACTGTCTGCCATCAATTATAGCTGTGAATAATTCCAAATCAGAACCTTCCTCAAGAAACATTCTATCTCTTAATCCTTTTGGAATTGTAATTCTTCCTAAGCTATCAATTTTTCTGCTTGTGTTTTCAGGAATTAACTGTTTCATCATTGTTCTCATATTTCATTTTTCTCCTTTGTACATTTTTTATTAAATTTCTTGCAAAACAAATTACATTGTCTCTCACCTGTTTCGCAAGGAAAATGATCCTCTAACATATCTAATTTATTATATCTTGTAATGTATGCGTAAAAATGTTCCCAATCAAAATTATCAAAAACTCTCTGCGCAATGTATCTTTCTCTTTTATCTATCCAATCATCCACGCTGATTCGAATACCTTGCGGTTCTTCATAATCTCGGTCCATTCTTCGTCTTCGCCAGTCAAAAGGATATATATAACCGGCTTCCCGCATTACTTTAGTAAAATCTGAGCTATATTGCATACAAGCTGCTCCATAAGAAGAAAGTATCATAACTAATATTTTGAAAATGGGTCCTCATTATCCCATCCTTCTGGAAAAATACAATCTAATAAACTATTTAATACGTTTACTAAAAAGAAACATGGCGCACCAATTAAAAATATAAACATTGCCAAACATCTATCAATATTAGAACTTTGAGACATAGGCTCTATAAATTGAAAGCATAATGTGCAAAACATTAATAGCCAAAAGAATACAATAATTTGTAACATTTTATCTTCTCTCCTTTTTTATTTTACATAGACATTTTAACATTTTTTTTCTATTTTGTCAAAAATTTGACTTAGGCTGGGAATTCTGTTATAATATATTTAGGTAATGGAGGTGACTATTATATTAAAATTAGATTATACTCTCACCTCAGCTGAAGAAAGATTAGAGTTAGTAAATAAAATTCTTGAGGAGAATAAAGAGCCCAATGAGGCATATTTAGAAATCCTTGCAGAATACTTAGTAATTCCAATAGAGCGAGAAGAGAGACGACAACATAAGATTTTAACTGACAATCGCATGGCTACAGTTAATAAAAGAGAAACTTCTTTTGAAGGTTTAGTCTCCCAACTTGAAAATGGCGAAGATGGTATTTATAATTTATTAGATGATGGAAAAGGTAAAACAACAATATTTCAACCAAAAGTAACAATAACTAAAAAAGATGTAGAAGAAATTCCCTATTTAAAACAGATAAGAGATGCTATAAAAGTTTGGGAAGAAAAATTAAAAACCGCATCAGGCAGAGAAGCTTTTATTATTAAGAAAGCCATTATTGATTTGCGGAAAGACCAATACGTTATTAAAAATTCATATAAAAAACCAATCGTATTTAGTAGAATAACACGTTCAAAACATATTACTAAATTTGAAGATTCATTTAGATTTGATGATGAAAATTATATTATTCCAGAAGGATACTCATTTTGCGACCCTGCGGTTTGTTCTGCAATCCTTTGCAACTACTCTCGTTTAAAAGAAGAAGGGTTTGGGGACTTTGAAGGTGATGCCTGGTATATGATGGAAGATTTTGATGATTTATGCGGACGTGCATTGTCCGACTATCCCTTATATGAGCGTATTGTGTCGGACAAGATTGACGGCATGCAAAATATTGAAATACAAGCCGATATTGAAGAACAATTTGAAGTTAAACATAGTTTAGAATATATTTCCAGCTTATGGAGGAAAAAGATTCCAAAGATTATTGCTTCACAAGCTGAAGATGATACATTAAATTGGTATTTTCTTAATAAAGAAAAAGGTAAATATAAACGTTGCAGTAGATGCGGCGAGATTAAATTAGCACATAATAAATACTTCAGTAAAAATAAGACAAGCAAAGATGGATTTTACAGTATTTGTAAAAAATGCCGAAATAAAAAGGACAAGAAATAATAATTTCGGACATCCAGAAGTCTTAGTTAATAAAGGGGGAATTTATTATGGCAGCAGGAGATACAAGATTCTGCGATAAATGTAAAAAAACAATTAATGAAAAAGAATTTTATGGTTCAAATAATTTAGAAAAATATCCTGATGGAAAATTAAATACTTGCAAAAAATGTTTAACTATGCATGTAGATAATTGGGACCCTAATACTTACTTATGGATTCTACAGGAGTGTGATGTACCTTATGTTCCAGAAGAATGGCAAAAATTGCTTGCGAAATATGGTCAAGATAGAAGTAAAGTTACAGGAGTAACAATTTTAGGCAGATATCTTTCAAAAATGAAGTTAAAGCAATGGAAGCAATATCGTTGGAAAGATACTCAGTTCTTGCAAGAATTAGCCGACCATAAGACAGAAGAAGCGATGAAAAGAGCTGGATATGGTGCGGCCGAGATTACCAAAGTAGTGATGGAAAATCGAGCTACAATACCAGAAGGAGACGTAGAAGTTCCGGTATACGATGACAGCTCATATATGAATATGTCGGACGCCGGCTTGGGAGCTCAGTCCGCAGACGATTACTTTGCCGATGAAGGCGATGATGATATTTGTGCTGACTTAACTGATGAAGATAAAAGATATTTGCGGCTTAAATGGGGAAAAGCGTATAAACCCGAAGAATGGGTCCGACTGGAACAACTCTATTCAGAGATGAAGAAGTCATATGATATTCAAGGCGCGGGTCACGAAGATGTATTAAAGTTGGTATGCAAGGCCTCATTAAAAACTAATCAGCTTCTGGATATAGGAGATATTGATGGTGCTCAGAAAATGTCAAAAATGTATGACATGCTTATGAAATCTGGTAAGTTTACTGCGGCACAGAATAAAGCTGATAATGGAGAGTTTTTAAATTCTATTTCAGAGTTTGTAGTATTATGTGAAAAAGAAGGTTTTATACCTCGTTATTATACAGAAGGTCCAAAAGACAGAGTTGATGAAACTATTTTGGATTTAAAAGATTATACTCATAGTCTTGTTGTAGAAGAAATGAATTTAGGTAATCTTATTGAAAATGCTGTTAAGCAAATGGCTATTGAAGAGTCTAAAGAAGAAGATGAAGATGTTGAGGAAGAATTATCATTTGAAGAAATTGAAGCTTTAAAAGATGAAGACTTTGAAGAATATGGAGATTTTATTGAAGAACAAGAAGAAGACGATGAAGAAATGTTAAGACAAATCCAGGAGGACAGATAATATGGCTTTACAAGATTTATTAGATTTATCTGATTCTCGAAAAAAGATTGGTCTCTCAGAAGAGCGTGTGCGGGCCGTTATAAGTATAGGCCGCCAATACATTGCCTATTGGAGAGAATATCCTGACATGTTTGTTGATTACCTTTTGGAAATGGGAAATCCTCAAGACTTTAAATTTTTCTTTTATCAAAGAGTGTTCTTACGAATTGCAATGAGACATCAATACGTTTATGCAGTATTTCCTCGTGCGTATTCAAAATCATTCTTATCAATTATGACTTTAATGATTAGATGTATTCTTTATCCTAAATGTAAACTCTTTGTTACTTCTGGAGGTAAAGAGCAGGCTGCAGGTATTATGAAAGAAAAAGTTCAAGAGATATGTAATCTAATACCCGCGTTTAAGCAAGAAATTGATTGGACTCGTGGAAAAACTCTTGAAGGAAAAGATTATGCAAAATATGTATTTCAGAATGAATCTTATTTTGATAATATTGCGGCAAGAGAGAGTTCTCGTGGTAAACGTCGACATGCCGGAGTTATTGAGGAATGTGTAGGTGTAGACGGACAAATTTTAAGTGAAGTAATAATCCCTAGATTTTGGGGCCTAGTAGCGTGAGCTATTAGTGCAAACGAGGTGAACCCGTGGTAAAGGGGTGTCTATTTTCAAATAGGCTAACGGGGAAGAGTCAAGAATCCCGTGCCAAGCCTAATTACATTAATTAGGAAGGTGTAGAGACTATCGGTGATGAGTGTAGCCGAGTAGGAGAAGAGTTTACCACTTTTTCCAAGCGCCTCGCAACTATTAGGGCAACTTATAAAATTTATATAAAAAATTTTTTCATATAATTCCGAAGATGAATATTCATAGGAGGAATAATTATGAAAGAATGGAAAAAAATTATAATAAATGATATAGAAACCAATTATAGTGTAAGTACTGATGGTGACATCAGAAATGATAATACAAATAGAATATTAAAACAAAGAACTTGCAATGAATATAAGAAAGTTTCTATTTCACTCGGACATGGAAATATGAAAAATTTAAATGTCCATAGATTAGTAGCTATTGCTTTTATTCCTAATCCAGACAATAAAGAAATTGTAAATCATAAAGATGGTGTTCGTTATCATAATAATGTAGAAAATTTAGAATGGGTTACACCATCTGAAAATGCTATTCATGCACATAAAAATGGATTAATTGGTTATCAAAAAATTAGACCAGTTAGACAATTTAATTTATTGGGAGAATGGATGATGGATTTTGAAAGCGCTAGTGAAGCAGCTAGACAATGTGATTGCCAACAAAGTAAAATTACTGAAGTATGTAAAGGTAATAGAAAAACTGCTGGTAATTACCAATGGAGATATGTTGATTCTAACTTAGAAAAATTATCTCCTGTATTAAAGCCTAGCTGTACTAAAAAGAAAGTTGCTCAATATGATAAGAATGGTAATTTAATTGCTACTTATGAAAGTTATAAAGCGGCCGCAAGGGCTGTAAATGGTACTTCATCTGCAATAAGTAGAATATGTAGCAATACACCAGGCTTACACACACATAAAGGTTATGTGTGGAAAATAGTTGATGATATAGTCCAAGAGGAAATCGAATAATTTTCTCTTGACCATGAATATTTCTCGTATGTGTATGGACGGTTCAACTCATCCAGAAGAGCAATTAAATAAATCCCAATTATATATCACTACTGCTGGATATAAAAATACATATCCTTATGATAAATTAATACAGTTCCTTGTATGGCAGATTGTAAAGCCAGAAAAAGCCATGATTATGGGCGGTACTTATAAGATTCCTGTATTAGTTAAATTACTTGATAAAAACTTCGTAAAAGACCTGAAGATGGATGGTACATTCAATGAATCATCTTTTGCTCGTGAATATGAATCTAAATGGTCTGGTACAGTTGAAGATGCATTCTTTAACTCAGAAAGTTTTGATAGAAATAGGATTTTGAAACAACCAGAAAAAGAAGCCTCTGGACGAATTGGAAAAGGTGGTTTCTATGTGCTGTCGATGGATGTTGGTCGTAAAGGGTGCGATTCAGTCGTTTGTGTATTTAAAGTTACACCACAGCCACAAGGAGTTTCATTAAAGCAGTTAGTTAATATATTTACATTAAGTGATGAACATTTTGAAGACCAGTGTATAAAAGTAAAGAAATTATTCTATAAATTTAAAGCTAAACGTCTTGTTATTGATGGTAATGGTCTTGGTATTGGTCTATTAGATTATTTGGTTAAACCGCAAATAGACCCAGATACAAATGAACTATTTCCAGATTTTGGCGTTTATAATGATGAAGATGGATATTATAAAAAATATAGAACTCAAAATTGTGAACAAGATGCTTTATATGTAATTAAAGCAAATGCGCCAATTAATACTGAAGCTCATGCAAATGCTCAAACTCAACTTTCTTCTGGAAAGGTTAAAATGTTAATAGATGAGCGTGTTGCAAAAACAAAATTACTTGGAACTAAGGTTGGTCAAAACATGACTCCTGAGGAAAGGGCAGAATATTTAAAACCATTCACCTTAACTTCTATATTAAAGGAAGAAATGATGAACCTTCGTGAAGAAACAGAAGGTGTAAATATTATTCTAAAACAAGCAAATAGAGGTATTAGAAAAGATAAATTTTCTGCTTTTGAATATGGATTATATTATATTAAACACGAAGAAGATAATAAGAAAAAGAAAAAGAAATTTAATGCTAAAGAATGGTGTTTCTTTAACTGATATAATAATAGTAGAGGGGGCGTAAATAAAAAGTGGATGCAAGTTTTGGAGAACGTAAGATACATGAAATATTAGAAGAGTCGGGTTTAGATTATAAGATGGAATATATCTTTCCAGATTTGCGGAGCTCAAGTGGACGACCTTTAAGATTTGATTTTGTCATATTTGATGATGATGGACATATTGATTTTATTATTGAATATCAAGGAAAACAACACTATGAGCCAAGTGCAAAATTTGGTGGCAAAAGAGGTTTCTATCAACAACAGTTTAATGATAATAAAAAAAGACGTTTTTGTGCGCTACATGATTTTAACTTAATTGAAATTCCATATACAGAAGAAAACCTCCTTTCATATGATTATATAATGAAAAAAGCTGGATATTAAAAGGAGGTGAATTTTTGCGTAACAGACAGGAAGAAATTCGGTCAAAAGGCTTTGATATGATTAATTCTCGTCGAGGATATGAAGGTCCAATAGATTATGGAAAGATTAAAGTTGGAACTAAAACCCTTGATGATGCAGTTTTAAATCTGGGTTCAATGCCTAAAATCCGACATGACTTTGGAAATAAGGCATTTATACTTCAAGCCATTAGTGAGAGGAATTTACCTTTAATAAGAGAAATTTCCAATTATTTTTATAATACAAATGGTATTTATTCTAAAGTATGTGATTATTTTGCTTATCTATATAGATACGATTGGTATATAACACCGGAAATTAAAGATGAATCAGAAAAGTCTTTTGAAAAAGCTTTAATTGATTTTAATAATATTTTAGGCTATCTTGATAATTCACATGTTAAGAAGGTTTGCGGTGATATCGCCAGTGAGGTTGTAAAGAACGGGGCTTATTATGGGTATATATCTCCTTCAAGAGACGGATTAGTTCTACAACAATTACCGATTAATTATTGCAGAACAAGATTTAATATTGGTGATATGCCAGTAATTGAATTTGATATGCGTTTCTTTGATGAAAACTTTAGAGATGTTAATTATAGAATGAAAATTCTAAGAATGTTCCCTAAAGAGTTCCAAAAGGGATATGTATTATATAAACAAGGCAAGTTAGAACCTGATACAGAATATTATCCATTAGGTCGTCGTGATAGCCATTTAGTTAATACTAATACACAATTAAATTGGCGTCCTGGCTATTGGTATACTCTTGAGCCAGGCTCTGCGGTTAAATTTTGTTTTAACAATGGCGATCAACCATTATTTATAAATGCGATTCCCGCAATCTTAGATTTGGATGCGGCACAAGATTTAGACCGAAGAAAACAAATGCAACAACTTTTGAAAATCGTTATACAAAAATTACCACTTGATAAAAATGGTGATTTGATTTTCGATGTAGATGAAGCCAGAGACATTCATAATAATGCTGTTGAAATGTTACAACATGCTATTGGAGTTGATGTTTTAACAACTTTTGCAGATGTACAAGTTGAAGATATGGCTGATTCTAATACCACAACTACATCAGATGATTTGGAACGTGTCGAGAGAACTGTGTATAATTCTTTAGGTGTTTCAAAGAACTTATTTAATACAGATAGTAATTTATCTTTGGAGAAATCAATCCTTCAAGATGAATCTACAATGCGAGTTTTACTTTTACAGTTTAATTCATTTTTTGATAAGATTACACAACAGTTGGGAAGCAATAAAAAGAAGTATAATTATAGATTTTATATGCTTGAAACAACTCAGTATAATTATCAGAATTTAGCTAAAATGTATAAAGACCAAGTTCAAATGGGATATTCAAAGATGCTCCCGCAAATTGCTATGGGACATTCACAAAGTTCTATTATTCATACTGCATTCTTTGAGAATAAAGTATTGAAGTTAAGTGAGATTATGATTCCTCCTCTTATGAGTTCTACTTTAAATGCAGACTCAATTTTGGGTACTAATAATCAAAATAGTAATTCAAAAAATCAAAAAACATCAGAGGAAACAAAATCTACAGCTTCTACCACTAAAACAGTAAAAACAAGTGACGGTGCTGGGCGTCCTGAGAAGGCTGATAGTGAGAAGAGTGAAAAGACAATTCAAAATAAAGAATCTATGTAGGGAGGATTAAAGATGGCACACTCAAGTGTAAGTTTAGAAACCCCTATTGAGTTTATAAATATCACTCCTCTTAATCCTCTTATTTCAAAATGTCAGATTAAAGTTTGTTATGTTCAAGATACACCAAATAGAAATGGTAGTATCATTACTGAAGAAGTTGCGAGAAAAATTGCAAATAGTCTTCCTGGCAGTCCAATTGTAGGATATTACAATAAGGCTACTGGAGATTTTGAGCAACATAACAAACAAATCGACATTTCAAATGGAGAGTTTAAGTTGACTGATTCAACAAGACCTTATGGTTTTGTAGATTTAGGCGCAAAGGTTTGGTTTCAAGATTTCTTAGATGATGGACAAACCGTTCGTAAATACCTCATGACTGAAGGATATTTGTGGACAGGTCAATACCCGGAATGTCAAAGAGTAATTGACAAGGGTAATAATGAATCTATGGAATTACATAAAGAAACTTTAAATGCAACTTGGACAAAAGATGAAAGTGGAAAACCGCAATTCTTCATTATCAATGAAGCAATTATGGAAAAACTTTGTATTCTTGGAGAGGACTTTGAACCTTGTTTTGAAGGCTCATCTGTAACAGCTCCAAAGGTACAATTTTCTTTTGATCCTAATTTTACCACTCAATTTAATTCTATGGTAAAAGAAATGAAAAATTTATTAGATAAAGGAGGAACGCAAGTGTTTACTACTTATGCAGTAAAAGTTGGTGACTCTCTTTGGAATGCTTTATATGCTCATACAAAAGATACATATAGTATTGCAAGAGTATGTGAAGATGAAGGACAAAAATATGCCGTTCTTCAAAATAGAGCAGACCAAAAGTATAGTAGATTAGACTTTTCTTTAAACGCAGAGAATGAGGTTATGTTTGCAGATAATGTAAAGGATATTGAATATACTCCATCAGGAGATGTTCAGTTTGCGTTAGCTGACGTTGAAGCCTTTGAAACTGAGTTCAAGAAGAAAGAAGAAGAAGAAAAGGCTAAGAAAGGCGATCCTGAAAATAAAGATCCTAAACAGAAAAAGGATGATCCCGACAAGAAAGATCCTAAAGAGGATCCAGATAAAAAAGATCCCAAAGAAGACCCAAAGGATCCTGATAAGAAAGATCCTAAAGAGGACCCTAAGAAGGATGATCCAAAGGATCCAGAAAAAGAGGACCCAGAGTCAGATGACGAGGACAAAAAAAATAAAAAAGATAAAAAGAAAACTCAATATTCATTAGAAGAGATACCAGAATATCAAACTCTAAAATCTGAATATTCTGCATTAGAGGGGCAACTTTCTACCTTAAAAGCCCAACTCGCATCTCTTGAGCAGTTTAAGCTCGATACAGAAAGAGTTAAGAAACAGGAAATGATTGATAAGACTTTCTATATGCTTTCCAACGAAGATAAGAAAGATGTTATTGACCATATTGATGAATACTCATTGGAAGACATTGAATCTAAGCTTTCAGTAATTTGTGTTCGTAATAGAGTTAATTTCTCAGCTCTTGAAAATGATGATAACCCATTGAATGGACCAACAACTTATAATCTTGGTGATGTTCAATTTGGAGACCAATCAACTCCAGCATGGGTTCAGGCTGTTTTAAAAACTGCAGAAACATTAGATTAATTAAGGAGGAATAAATAAATGGCTTTTAAAGACTTTTTAACCGCAGGTTTAGATCGTGCAGGCTTAAAGTCTCAGGCAGAGTATGTTGATTTTGGATTCGGTCAAGTAGAACCAAATCATCTTTCAGCTCAAAGAACTGGACAAATTTATGCACAGCTCCCTGCAGCTCCAGCTATTACCATGCTTGAGCAAGGTCAGTTTGTAAAATATGATTATGCCGCAAATGATAACGGTATTGGAGAAGTTAATTTCACTGGTAATGGCGAATGGATGCTTGTTTACAATGAAATTAAATTATATAAAAACCACTTAGATGGAACAAAACAGTGGGATTGTGAATTCGTAATGCACAAGGATGATTATCAAGCTCGTATCTATAGTCCATATGATTATGAGCAAGCTGAGATTGAGTATCATGATTGGCATAGACTGAATGGAACTGATGAAAAGGGAAAAACAAGTATGACTGTTAATACTTATGTTTCTCTTGATATTGAAGGAAAGACTGTTACTATTGATGGTGAAAGATATGCTGTTACTGGAGATGCAGAAACAGGACGTAAATTCTCTTATAAGGGAAAAGAATATGAATTAGATGAAAATGGTCAGTCTAAGACACAAGTTCCAGTAGAATATACATATGATGATGTTACAGCTGATGTAGCTGATATCTATGAAATGGGATGGACAAACGATCCATGGAAGAGACTTGGTATTTATCGTGAAAGAAAAATGCCTAAAGGAACTACAATGGTACCTCGTGTATTCAAGACAAATGTAGGAGATATCTTCACAACTAATACAATTGGCGAAACAGAAGTTTCTGTTGGAGACGTATTAACACCACGTGCTAAAGATGGTATCTTAGCTAAAGAAGGTGCTGATGCGGCTGGCGCAATGAAGTGGCAAGTAGTTAAAGTTTATACAATGCCTGATAACCAAAAAGGCGTAAAAGTTATGCGTATAGCGTAAGGAAAGGAGGATAATATTAATGTTAGATAGAAAAAATCTTGTATCTCTAATGAAAACAGTTGCTAAAGCTGATCCTTCCGCTCCTACCGCTTATAGCTTTAATGGACAATCTTTAAGCTACGATGCTATGAATCAGACTTTACGTAATGAATTAAATGAGTTGGCAGGTACTTATTCCCTATACAGAGAGAATAAGAACTTAATCTTCTCTATGATCGAAGAAACACTTGATGAAGTTCTTCCAAAGAAAGTTATTCAGCAATATGATCAGTTTGCTGAGGTTAAGACTTTTGCACAGGGTGACAAACCTATTTTCCGTCGTCCATTAGCAAACAGAAATCGTGCTAAACAGTTCATCACAAGAGTAGGTCTTGCTGGAATGTACGAAGTATTCAAACTCGGACCAACCGAGGCAGAAAGCTTCGAAGTACGTACAAGCGCTATTGGAGGCGCTGCTCAGATTGGATTTGAGGAGTTCCTTGATGGACGTGTTGACTTCGCTGAAGTTACAAAAATTATTATGGATGGTATGGATGAATTAATCTATAAAGAAATTGCATCTGCATTAAAAGCATCTATTAACCAGCTTCCACCAGCAAATAGAGTTGCTGCTAACGGATTTGATGAAGCTGCTATGGATAGACTTATTACTATTGCTGCTGCTTATGGAACACCTACTATCTATTGTACATATGAGTTTGCTGTTCGTATGATTCCACAGGAAGCATGGAGATATACAGAAGCCATGAAGACTGAACTTTGGAACACAGGACGTTTAGCTAACTATAAAGGCACTAAAGTTATTATTCTTGAGCAAGGTTTTGAGGATGAAACTAATACTCGTAAATGCATCGATCCTGGATATGCTTGGGTAATCCCAACTGGAGCAGATGGAAAACCTGTTAAAGTTGCTTTTGAGGGTGGCACAATTGTTGATGAATTTAACAACTATGACCGTTCTCGTGAAATTCAAGTATATAAGAAAGTCGGCGTAACATGTATTCTTGCTAATAACATCTGCGCTTACTGTGATACATCATTACTTGGTAAAATGTATACTTGGGATCTTGATGGAGTTACTGGAAAAGTTGCTACTTATGATGGCAGAAAATCTGGAACTTTAGCTTAATAAAATACCGTAATATATTATTAGGGGAGAAGGGAACGTAAGTCTCCCTCTCCCCTTATTTTTAGTTGGAGAAAAAGGAGATTAATTATGATTACTGAAAACACAATGTACAATGTAAAGAATAGAAGTTCAAGTGTTGTTGTTTATAGAATTCCTGAAACAAATCTTCGTAGAGAATTTGCGCCAGGAGAGACAAAGAGAATCCCATTCGGAGAGTTAGAAAAATTAACATATCAGAGTGGCGGAAGAGAACTTCTTGAAAACTTTCTACAGATTTTGGAAGAAGAAGTTACTACTGATTTAAACGTTAATAGAGAGCCAGAATATAATATGTCTGAGGCACAGATTCGTGATTTATTATTAACAGGGTCTCTGGATGCCTTCTTGGATGCGCTTGACTTTGCTCCTATTGGCGTTATTGATTTAATTAAAACAATGGCAGTAGGTCTTCCATTAACTGATTTGAATAAAAGACGAGCTTTAAAAGAAAAAACCGGTTTTGATGTTGATAGTGCTCTTCGTCATGTTGAGGAAGAAAAGATTGCTGAAAAGCCTTCTACTGGCATTAATACATCTGGTGCCGCACCTACTCGTAGAGTACAGCCTGCCGCACAAGAGGGAACAGCTCGTAGAACTACACCTAAATATAAAGTAGTTGAAACTAAAAGTGAATAATTAAAAAGGAGGACATTATAAATGGCAGAAGGAACACCTTTCTCAGCTATATATAATTGCTTTCTTGGAAAAATCACTGATGATATGTATATGGAGTTAACTCCAGAAGACACTATAAAAGATCTTCAAAGACTTCTTATTCAAGCCATTCCAGGGTTTGAATTCCCTCGTAAGAATCTGGATAACTATGAAATTAAAGTTGTTCAGATGAAAGAGGATGAAGTGCTTCCAGATGATTTTATTATTGGTGTCATTTGGAATGACATTTCAGATAATACTGTTGACGTTCCAGATGTTATAGTAGAAAAATCCGTTTTTGCGGAAGAACTTACTTCTGAAGAAATAAATATCCTGGCTCTTTTAATGAAACAAGGTTGGGTTCAGAGACAGGTTACTTCTATTGAGAATACCAGAATGAAATATTCTGGTTCTGATTTTAAAATGACTTCACAAGCGAACCATCTTCAAAAATTACTTTCTCTTTTGGAAGAATCAAGAAGAGATTCTTTTCATATGCAAAGATTATATAAGAGACGTAAAAAAGATAGAGATGGACACTATGAGTCAAATTGGTCTGTATTGAGGGAAAAAAGTGCTTTGCGATAAGTATGAGATTGAATTCTCTCAAGAAACTATTCAGAAGACTATTCGTCGTTTAACCAACCAGCTTTGGAAATTAATTCCAATGAGAGAAAATGACGAAGATTGGTATAAACAATTACAAACTGTAACATTGGAGATTGCGGGACTGAATGAACTTTTCATCAGTCCTACTTTTTTACAATTATTAAGTAAATTAGAAGGGTTGCAATTTAAAGAGGTAAGTTTTGAGTTGTATCGTAAGACTATTTTTGAATGTATTAATATCTTACAGGAGCTAAACTAATGTCAGGTTATGATAAAAGAATAAAATGCAACACTTCTTTAAATTTAATGACGAGCCGCCTTAATAGATATGACGGAACGCAGGGACGTCCAGATGATTTAGAGAAAGAGAATACAATTTCTAACTTAGATGGATTAAAAGATCAAAGTTTGAGACTTCATCAAGATGGAGGTTATTTCCAGCAAGATAGAATGATAGCTGATAAAAAAAAGTCTTTAGATAGGGCTTTATTGTATTCTTACCAAGCTTGTACAATTAAAAGAATCGCTTGTACTGATAATATGGATAATAGTACAATTTATCCAAATGTGAATCATTTAAACAATAAAGAAATATGTAGAGCTTTAATTAATCCAGATAAAAATAAAATGGACTATGATGATAAAATTGTTTCAGTTCCATATGAAGACAATTATCATCCTGGAGATGTTTTTGAATGGGTTGGAACTAATACTTATTGGATGATATATCTTCAAGAATTAGAGGAAAGAGCATATTTTCGAGGAGAAATTAGAAAATGCTCTCATCAAATTAATTGGGAAGATGAAAATGGAGAACATTCAACCTATGCCGCAATTCGTGGTCCAGTTGAAACAAAAATTAATTATATCCAAAAGCATCAAATAAGTGTAGATACTCCAAATTATTCATTAGATATTTATATCCCCAGAAATAAAGAAACTTTATCTTTCTTTAGAAGATACCAAAAATTTTATCTTCAAAGTAGAGAAGAAGGCGGTCCAATTATTTGTTGGAGAGTTGAAGCTGTTGATTGGATTTCTACTCCTGGAATTTTAGAAGTTACAGCTGTAGAATATTATATAAATGAAACCGAAGATGACCTCGAAAAAGGAATCGTTGGTGGATTAAAAGTTGACCCAATAGATCCAAATAAAGATTTAATGAGTATGGCTATAGAAGGACCTACATTTATTAAACCTAAACAACCTTATGAATATTATTGTAAAGGATTTAATAGTGGGGCTGAAGCTTGGTCAGTTGATACTAATAAGTATCCAGTTGAATTTAAAGTTGATCCTAAAGACCCAATGCATATTAAACTTATTTGGTTTAAGTCTTATCATGGTCAATTTGAATTGAAGTACGGTAATTATTCAAAGACAATAGTCGTTGAATCATTATTTTGAGTGAAAAAGGAGATTATATAAATGAAAGTAGAAAGATTTTCTTTACCTAAATCAAGTTTTCTTTCTATTGAGAAAGATATGGGTATTATTACAGACAAAGTTTTAAGTTGTGATAGATTGAAAAAATTATTATATTATACAACTGAAGATGCCTTAGATAAGCCTAACTTAACCATTGAGCAATCTAATATGTTATTTGGTAAAAATATAAAAATAGTACCAAAATTAACTGTTGATGGAAGTGTATTAAATTACATTATGATTAATTTTGATAATTTTAGTACAAATGCCACTAACCCTGAATTTAGAGATAATATTATTGAATTTGATATTATATGTCATTTTGACCAGTGGAAATTAAAAGATTTCCAATTAAGACCTTATAGGATTGCGGCAGAGCTTGATTCTATGTTAGATAAAAAGCATTTAACAGGAATTGGCGATTTAGAATTTTTAGGCGCAAATCAAATTATTTTAACAGATGAATTTGGTGGATTATGCTTAATGTATTCTGCGATTCATGGAGAGGAAGATAAAAAGGGGATGCCTAATCCGCAAGATAATATTTCTTTTTTAAGTGATTATAAAAAACAACATGGCCTAAAGGAATGATAAAATGGATACAAGATTAGCGTTAATGACTGGTTGTGATTATCCTATTCCAGAGTGTCAATTGACATTGCATCAACCCACAATAAAAGAGATAGGGTTAATTGGAGAAAATGATTTTTTTACAGGCTCACAGTGCTTATCTATTTATAAAAGTATGTTCGTCACAGAGGACAAAAGTGCTTTAGACGATATAAATAATTTTCAAATATTTATGACAGTAATGAGGGATAAAGAATCTATGGAGAAAAAACATAGCGTCCTTCAAGTCTTAACTTTGTTTTTTCCTAAATATGACAAAGTTTTGTTTACTCCGCAATCATTACTTTTTCAGAGTAAAGAAGGAAATGTAGTTATTGATGAAAATAATTTTGATTTTCTTCAAGCAGCAATTCGAGAGGTTACATGCTCCAAAAGTGGACCAATGGACCAACAGGCTTTTAACCCAGCAAATGATAAAGCCAGAGAAATTGCAGAGAAGCTAATGAGGGGGAGACAAAGGGTTGCGGCCCAGAATGGTTCCGCAAACACGAGTATATTTAGTTTATATCTTTCTATTCTATCTATTGGATTACCAATGCCTGTAACAGACTTGGTAAACTGTACAATGTTTCAATTATATGATCTCATGGAGAGATATTCACTATATATGAATTGGGATTTAGATGTGCGGACTCGTTTAGCGGGTGGCAAACCTGATTCTCAACCAGACAATTGGATGAAAAATATTCATCAATATTAAAAGGAGGAAAATGCACTATGAAATTTGGTGTTCGTGAAATTTGTGATGTTGTTTTAAGAGCAAAATCTGCACAAAAGATCGGAAATAAAATTTTCTATAAAAATGAACCTGTAATTTATTTCGATACATTGAAGACCTCCAGTATGGAAGGTGCAGCTACCACTGTATATGCACAAGGTGGTCGTGGTAATGCTCGTTTAGTAGCATGGGAAGGTGAGCGTACTGTAACATTCACCATGGAAGATGCTTTAATTTCTCCAGAAGGATTCATGATTCTATCTGGTGCAGGACTTATTGAAGCTACTGATGGAAAGCCAATCTATCAGCATGTTACTGAAACAGTAGATAAAGGTGAAGTTTCTGTTAATGAAAAAGAGATGACAATTAAGATTTCTCAGAAACCTTATTTTGGAACTCAGCCTGCAGATGGTGAGTTTGAAGCAGCAAAAGAGGAAATGGCTTATGTAATGCTTATGAAAGATGGTGAAATCGTTTCTGAGCCTTATATTCCAGTACATGAAAATGTTACAATTGGAGCGGATGGAAGCTATACAATTAGAGTTGCAACTCATCCTACTTATGCAGAATTAACAAAAGCTGAAAAAGAAGAATTCCATAAGACTGGTATTACACCAGCTTCTCATACAGATTATAATATTAAATCTGATTTCCCAGAGTTTGATAGTGTTCTTGTTGATTACTATGTAGAACGTAAAGGAAATGCTAAACAGATTGAAATTACTGCTGATAAATTTGGTGGTAACTATTATCTTGAAGCTTCTACATTATTCCGTGATCAAAACGGAGTAGATATGCCAGCTGAATTTATTATTCCAAACTGCAAGATTCAGTCTAACTTTACATTTACTATGGCTTCTTCTGGAGATCCAAGTACATTTACATTTACTATGGATGCATTCCCAGATTATACAAGATTTGACCATAGCAAGAAAGTTATGGCAGCTATTCAGATTATTGAGGATGCAGGTTCTCAAGATATTCATCGTCATAGCACAGAGCATGAGGATGCACATAACTTATTAACATTTTAATTTATAGGGGAAATATAGGAAACTATATTTCCCCTTATTTTGCGTTAAAGGAGAAAAAATGTTAGATTTTAAAAGAAACATAAATAGAGTTTATAAAAATAGAGAACCGTTTTGGGGAAAATATGTTGAATTAAATAGTGTCGAAGTTCCAAGCTTAGATGCGATTCAACAATACCAGCTGTCTAAAATTCAAATGTTTCAACAGCAAGCCACTCAAAGAGCTGCTAATAAATATGCAAATATTAATGCTTTATTTAAATCAGGCGCAATTAACTCACTTCCATCTGAATATAGCCAAGACGAAAATCAAACTTTAGATAAAGTTATCACTAAATTAGTTACTTTATTAAATTCAACTTATAGTGGAAAAAATAAAGATGGTTCTTTTAATTATGAAAGGCTTAATAATCAATTAAGTGCATTGAGACAAGCTATTGAATCTACTAATAGTGCTTTAACTGGGGCAGGTGCAGATGGGATACCATCTCAATATTTAGATAGAATTGATGAAGCTATTTCTGCTTGCGGAATGGGAGATTTAAGTAAAGAGACTTTATCTACTTGGTTTAAACAATTAAATTTATTTAAAGGTAATTTAGTAGAAGATTTAGGTGTTGAATGGTTAAAAGCCCAAAAGATTCCTAATATTACAACTTTAAATACAGGTTCTTTGAACTTACAAGGAGAAGTGTCTCAAGGTCGTCATAGAGGACAGTTAATTCAAGATTTAATGATGTTAGATATTTCTATTCCAAATATAGAAAATATTCCTATCACATATAAGCCAGCAGGTAGTGATACATATATTAACTCAACAATTAGTCAATTATTAGCTGATATGAATTCAGCTTCTGGCGGTTCTAAACAAATTATTATTACTGATGAAGGATATGATACTTTATTAAGTTTATCTGCATTAAATATTCAAGCTAAAGCTGGTTTAAACCAAAAGCCTTGGAATGAAAATAAAAATACAAGTGTTTCTATTAGCGAATTTGATGCATCAGATGGACTTGCTGTTTCTGCATATAAGACTTTTGAATTATTACATGAATTAGATCAAGATATTCATAATGCAAATGAAGATTGGGTTAAAACCAGTAGTAATGATTATAATATGTTAGCTGATTATGGTTTAGCATCATGTCTTTTTAAAATTTTGCATCTTGAAGAACAAGGGAACCAATATCTATTAACTCCAGATGGTTTTGTTACATATACTGAAAGAATGGCTAAGTTAATGGAAAACCGAAAATCAAGAGTTCATATTAAAGGTAGAGTTACTGTAGATAGTAATACTCTTAATAACCAGTATACTGTTGGTATGACTAATATAAACTAATATTTGACAAAACTAAAAAAATATGTTATATTTTATATAAAGAAGAGTTTTAAGGAGGCTATGTAGATGGCAAAAATTGGTTTTACAAAACTTTCTCTAAAGAGAAAAAACGAAGTAAAAACTATTACTATAAATAATAATCAAATTGAAATTAAACAGTATTTACCTGTTAATGAAAAATTAGATTTAATTGCAAGAGTAATTAATGGAGCACACGATCAAAATAATTTTCCTAATCCAATTAAGATTGAAGTAATTGGTACATTAGAGATGATTATGGCATATACTAATATTTCTTTTACTGAAAAGCAAAAAGAAGATATTCCTAAGTTATATGACCTTTTAGAAGAGAATGGTGTTATTAAAGATATTATTTCTCAAATTCCAGAAGATGAATATAATTTTATTATTGATGGAATTAATAAGACTGTAGATGCGGTTTATACATATAATAATTCTGTTTTAGGTATTTTAGAAGCAGTATCTAAAGATTATTCTAATTTAGATTTTGATGCAACTCAAATTCAAAAGAAAATGGCAGACCCAGAGAATCTTAAACTGGTAAGAGATGTATTAACCAAATTAGGATAATATATCCTGCGTATCTTCTAAGAAAAATAGAGTTAAAAGGAAGAGAGTTTTAATTAACTCTCTTCCTTTTTTTTATTTTGCAAAATAAAAAAACTTATATTTGGAGAGAAAGGAGAATTTGAAGATGGCAAAACAATTAAATGTTAGTCTCGCTTTTACAGCTGATACTGGCCAGGCAAAAGCGCAGATACAAGATTTGCAATCACAGCTAACAAAATTAGCCACTTTAAACAAACCTAATAATACTAACGGTTTTATGATGACTTCTGAATTAAAGGAAGCCGCGAAAGCCGCACAAGATTTAAAAAATAAATTACAAGCTGCAACAGATGTAAATACAGGTAAATTAAATCTTGATACATTAAGTCAATCTTTATCCAAGAGTGGAAAATCTCTTGAAACATATAGAAAAGCTTTATCAAACTTAGGACCTGCTGGAGATCAAGCATTTGCATCTTTAGCTACTTCTATTCAAAAAGCAGAAGTACCTTTAAAAACAACTAATAAATTATTAGATGAATTTAAAACCAGTTTAGCTAATACTGCAAGATGGCAATTATCATCCAGTATGTTACATGGATTTTTAGGTTCTTTGCAATCAGCTTTTTCATATGCTCAGAATTTGAATAAATCTTTAACAGATATTCAGATTGTAACTGGAAATAGTTCTGATTATATGGCAAATTTTGCGGGAGAAGCTAACAAAGCCGCTCAAGCGCTTTCTACTACAACTAAAAATTATTCAGATGCTTCATTAATTTTCTTCCAACAAGGTTTAAATGATGATGAAGTTGCTAAGAGAACTGAAACAACTATTAAAATGGCTCAGGCTACTGGAGATAGTGTAGACCAAGTATCTTCATATTTGACAGCTATTTGGAATAACTTTTATGATGGTTCAGAATCTCTTGAGCATTATGCTGATATTATCACTAAATTAGGTGCGGCAACCGCATCAAGTAGTTCAGAAATTGCTGAAGGACTTCAACAATTCGCTGGTATTGGTAATACAATTGGTTTAAGTTATGATTATGCAACTGCTGCATTAACTACCTTAACAGCTAACACAAGACAGTCTGCAACTGAAATTGGTAACTCTTTAAAGACTATTTTCTCTCGTTTCCAAGGTGTAACATTAGGAGATACTCTTGAAGATGGAGTAGACTTAAACAAATATTCTAATGCGTTAAAAAAAGTTGGTGTTGATATTATTGATGTTAATGGTGACATGAAAGATATGGATACTATTCTTGATGAAACTGCAGACCATTGGGGCGGATTATCAAGAGCACAAAAGATGGCTTTTGCAGAGACTGCCGCAGGCACTATGCAATATACAAAGCTTGTTTCACTTATGGATCATTGGGATGATATGAAACAAAATCTTGCTTTTGCACAAGATGCTGATGGAACTCTTGATGAACAAGCTGAAATTTATGCAGAATCTTGGGAAGCTGCTCAAAAAAGAGTTAGAGCCGCATGGGAAGCAATTTGGAATGATTTAATTAATGATGATTTCTTTATTACTTTATTAAATGGGGCTGAAGATGCTTTACATGCTATTGATGATGTTATTGATTCTATGGGAGGACTAAGAGGTGTTATTCTTTTAGTTGGAAATGCTCTAACGACAGTATTCAGTAAAGAAATTGCTGGTGAAATTAATCGTTTAGCAGGAAATATTAGAATTATGACTGGTGCTGCAAAAGAGAATTCTACTCAATTAAAACAAGATGCAAGTAATCAGATTCGTAAAATGACAAATGATTCTGTAGATAATAGTACTGGAGAAGCTATGAATACAGTTTATAGCACTCAAGCTAATTTACAAGATCAATTAATTGCAAAAGCAGATCAATTAAGTGCTGAAAGAAAAGAAGAACTCCAAGGACTTTTAGACATTAATAGCGCTTTAGGTCAAGAAGTAATTCTTGCTGGTAAGGCCGCAGATGCTGCGAAAAGACAAGTAAAAAGTCAACAAGATATTCTTGCAAGTAAAATGAGAAGAAAAGGTGTCTCTGATGCTAATAACAAAGTAGATAATTTTACTTCTCAAATGGAATCTGTTGGAAAATTAAAAGCTAATTCATCTAATGTATTAGAATCATTGGAAAAAACAAGTGAACAGATTAAAAATAATGTAGATGGAGCAAGCAAAATAGCTTTTACACCGTTAGAGAATAGCTTTCAAAGAATGCAAGATGCAGCAATGGGAGTTGAAAATCAATTAGAGCCAGAAAAATATAATGATTTAATGGCGACAATTGAAAAAGTTGATAATATTGTAAAGTCTGGAAAAGATGAAACTGGAAAATGGTTTGAGCCTTCAAAAGAAGATTTACAAGAAATGATTACTGATATACAGCATATTCAAGAACTTACTGAGAATGCACAAGATAATACAATGTCATCAATTCCAGCAAGTGGAAAAATGACAGAAGAGCTTGAAAATCTTGGAAATGCTGCTTTTGAAGCCGGCGAAATGATGGAGCAATCCAGTCAACAAAATGACCATTATGTTGAAAGCAGTGATAATGTTAGCGATAGCATTAATGATACAGCTGGTTCTTTTGCTGATTTTGGACAAAAGGCTGTTACAGTTGCTAATTTAATTTCAACAACGGCAATGGTAGTAATGAATCTTGGTAGTGCTATTAGTAATTTAAGTAATTCTGATATGACTTGGGGAGAAAAAATTACTGGATTGTTGGGAACTATTTTAACAATGGCTCCAATAGTAATTTCTAATATCGTTCAAATTAAGACTACTTTTGGTGGTTTATCTGGATTAATTGGTGCTGTAACTGGAGGTTTTTCAGCTTTAGGTTCTGCTATTGCTGGAGTAGTAGCTACAATAACAGGTGCTATTGGAGTTGTTGCAACTGTTGCATTAGGTTTAGCAGCAATAGCTGTTGCTATTGGTGCAATAATTGTTATAGCGAATAAACCTATAAGTTTAAAAGAGCAATTAGAAGAAGCAACTGAAGCTGCAAATCAAGCTAAACAAGGTTTGCAAGATGCAAAAACTGCCGCACAGGATTTAGAGAGTGCTTTTAGTGGATATGATTCAGTATTAGAAACTCTTAGTAGTTGTACTCAAGGAACACAAGAATGGCGAGATGCTTTATTAGGCGTTAATGAATCTGTTATAGATATTTTATCTAATGCTCCTCAATTAGCTTCTATGACAAATGATGCTGGTGAAAGTGCAATCTATAGAGATGAAAATGGCGCATTAGCAATTCATGATTGGGCAAGAGAGCAAGTCACTCATGATGCAAATCAAGAAAAAATCAATGCTCAAGCCGCAGTTTATCAAACGGATCAAAATAAACGAGATTTACAAGAACAACAAGATTATAAAGATATAGTCAATAAATTATATGGTGAACCAGTTGGTAATAATTTTCTTAATGCTGTAGAAGATAATGTTATTGATTTAAAAGAATTAGTTGGAAAAACTACCGATGAAATGGTAAACTATATGAAAGATAATATTAAAGAAACTGATTCTTTTAAACATGGTACTGTTAGTGAAGATCAATTAACTACTGAATTAAAAGATGCTGTAGAGACCCTCTCTTCCAGTGGAATATTATCTGATTTAAAAGAGCTGCAGAATACTATTTCAGTAAATGCAAAAACAAAAGATACTGAGAATCAAGCTTTAGCAAATATGTTAATAGCTAATAATCCAGAGCTTTCTAAGAGTAAATATGCTGATGTATTATCTGAATCTGGCGGAGATGTTTATAAAAATGCATATAATGATGCTTATAAAGATGCTTTAAATAACATTACTGATAGAGAAGGAATAACAGGGGGTACTGGTACTAAAAATGCTATTGAAACAATGGCTAAGTATGCTTCTTTAACAGGCCTTGATAAAGATGATAATTATGAAGTTTCTGATTATAAACGCAATGGAGATGTAGAGATTCAGAAAACTGGAGATGATGGTGAAGTAACAACTGATACTGTTAAAGCAGAAGTTATTGCTTCATTAGTAGCAGCTTCTGAAGCTACAGATAAATTTACAGCTTCATTAGATGCTTTATCAGATAAAATAAGTGAGCTTGAATCAAATAAAAATAAAGATGGTTCTGAAAAGAGCGAATCTCAACAAAAATCTGATAATGCAATGGCTTCTTTCTTAACATCTCAAAATTTATTAGATGCTACACAAAGTGAAATTGCTGCTTTAAAAGAACAAATGAAAAATGCTACCGCCAAAGATGGAACTAAAGGTGAAGGTGCCTTTATAGATAATATGTTTGGCGATAAAGAAGATGGCAAGATATCTAATGAAACCGCACAAAAGTATGGATACAAAACTGGCGAAGAGATGATTGCAGCTATCCAACAAGCTATTCAAGATCAAAGTGATGCTTGGGATAATATTGGTAAAGATTGGATGAAGACAGTTCAAGATGCAATGGATCCAGCAAAAGGCGGTCTTGATTTATCAGAATTAAGCGTAAATGAGAAAAAAGCTATCGGAGATGCTCTTAATACAGCTTTTAAAAATGAAGGTTCTGAAGGATTAGAAGCTGCTAAGAATTTATTAAGTGATTTACCTACTGATAAAGTTAGTGAATTTGCTAATGTAATTACTGATATTCCTTTTGATTCTACTACTCCATCAGAATTTGCTAAGACATTATCTGATGCTGGCATTGAAACTAATGCAACAACAGAAGAGCTTCAAGCTTTTATTGATGCAATGAGTGGAGCTGGAAAAGCAACTCAAGATTTAACTTCTCAATATGCGAAAAATAAAGAAGTAATTGATAAATTATCAGATGGAGATATTATTTCCGCAGATGATTTTAATAAATTAGATGCTGAATATCAAGATTATTTTGCTCGAATGCTTGATGGTACTTATAAATTAGTAGGTGGAGCAGAAGCTTTACAGCAAGCTTTAAAGGATGATTATACTAAAGCTTTCCAAGAGCAAAATAAAGGATTAAGAGATGAAAATAGTCAAATCCAAAATACCATTGATTCTGGTAATGTTGATAAACTTAAAACCGCAGGTGGAACTGGACAAGCTTCAGATTTTGATAATTCTGTTCTTCAACAGCAATTAGATTTATTAACTGCTATTGGAGACCAAGAAGTTGTTAATAAAGGTCAAATTGAAGAGTGGCAAAACAGTATTAAGAATGGCACTGATATTCAAGCTACTTTGGATGGAGTCCAACAAGCATTAGATGCTACTGGAGTTTCTGAAACTGCATTGAATGATTTAATGGCTGCAAATGAAGCGCAAATTCATTCAACTGATTTAGCATTATTGAATTCATGTGATTCAGTAAATCAATTAAATGATGCATACAGAGAAATGCAAGCTCAAGGAGATAGTATTTCTTTTGAAGAGTATGGACAAGCTTTACAGGCTTTAGCAGGTAATTATGATTCTTGTACAGAGGCATTAAATAATTATAGAGCTGCATTAAATAGTGGAAATGAAGAAAAAATGAATGCGGCGATGTATGATTTGCAAGTTGCGGCCGGAGCGGCTGAAAATGCAGAGAAATACGATATGGATGCTGAACGTATTCAGCTGATGGCAGATTCTTATAAAGATTATGTTCAAACTTTGAAGAGTGTTCAATCTGGCGAAGCAGATGCTGCAGAAATGGCAACTGATTTAGCTACAAGAGATTTGCGTTTAAATGAAGGTATTGAAGATTTATATGATAATTGGGATGATTATCAAGATATTCTCGATGAAGTAAATAGATGCGGAAAAGAAAATAAAGACGTTATTAAGAAACAAATTGCCGCAAGTGAAGATTTATCAGATACTTTTGCAAGTTTAAGAAAAAATACAGCTAAATTATTAAATACTAATGAAGATGCTTTTGGTGATGACTTTGTTATTGATAATTTAGATGATATAAAGAAAGCTGCTGAGGGCGATGAAGATGCCTTAGTTAGATTACAAAAGGCGGCAGATAAAGAAATTGCTATTCAATTAGATGATGCTGGTGTAACAGATATTTTAGGTCAATCTGCTGATGAAATTGCTGATTGGGCTGCTAATTTACCAGAAGGAGAATTAAAACTTCAGGATGAACAATATCTTCAGCAATTAGTTTGGGCAATGCAAATGGCAGGTATGGCTCAAGATGATATTGAATCTAAATTGTCTGGAATGGGTATTGATGTTGATTTGACTCCATTAGACCAATCTTTAAATGATGCTATTGCAAGTGCAGGTACGACTGGTGATGCAATGGCAGATAATTTATCATTAGATTCTACTGCTGTTACTCAACAAGTTGATGCCAGTGATACTAAACAAGCAGTAGGTTGGGATGCTACTACAGATATGGTAACTGCTGAAGGTAGCGTAACAAACATTAAACAAACTGATAAAGGTGGAGTTGAAAAATTAGGAGATATTCCTTTAAAGATGTCTTTTCCAACTGTCCATGTAACACCTCAAAAGCAAGAAGAGACTGAGGAAAAAACCTTAACAGCACCAGCTTTACAAGTTAAATCTGCTCATAAGACTTCTGGTGGTAATATTTCTCACGCCAATAGTAGTGGTGGTAGAGCCGCTCGAGGAGGCGGTGGCGGAGGAGGTGGCCGTCGAGGCGGTGGAGGTCGTCGTGGCGGAGGCGGAGGCGGAAGAGCCGCTCGTCGTAACTCCGAACAAATGAAAAAGCCAAAAGATGAAATAGAACGTTATCACACCATTACTAAGCAACTCGATTCATTAACAAAACAATATGATAAAGTTTCAAAAGCAAAAGATAGAGCCTATGGAACTTCTAAAGTTAAGTTAATGGATCAAGAAATAGCTAAACAGAAACAAATTATTGCAAAGCAAAAAGAATACTTAAAAGCAGCAAAAAAGAATTTAGCAATAGATAAAAAACAACTTCAAAATGGAAAAACTAAATATACAGATTCAAATGGTAATCAGCAAACTGTTGCTTCTGGAGCTCAAAATTATCTTGGAAAGAGTGCTTTATTTGATAAAGATGGTAATATTACTAATTATAAAGAGTTAATGAAAGCTGCTATAAAAAAATATAATGATGCAGTTAAAGAATTTAATCAGCATACTACAGATGATGAAGCTGCAAAAGCTCGATTTGAAGCTGCTAAACAACAATATGAAGGTTTTACAGGTTGGTTAAAACAGTATGAAGAAACCAATGAATTAATCGCTGATAAGGCTCAAGATGTTATTGATGCTGAAAATGAATTATATGACCAAAGATTTGAAAAGACTCAATATATTATGGAGATTAAAATCGAAGTTAATGATAAAAAACTTGAATATCTTGAATACTTATTAGATAAAGTTGATGATAGTGCACATGATGCCGCAGAGGCTATAAAACTCCTTGGTGATACAGCTCAAAATGCACTTGACGCAAGAAAGATTAATCTTCAAGGTTTGAATGATATGTTTAATAATGGTAATCATAAGAATCTTGAAGGCAAAGGCGATTTAGCGAAAAAAATGGCCGCAGGAGATAAAAAGACTATTGCTCTATTATCAAAAGAGAATTTTTCTGATGATGAGATGAAACAGATTCAGGATGTAATGTCTAATCTCTTGGATATAAATAAACAACTTCGTGAAGCAAGACAACAAGTATTTGAAAAGATGGATGATGCATTTGAAGATGGCGTTGATAAGATGGATCGTCTTATTGACAAACAAAAGCATATTCAGACAATGACTGAATCATATGGTAATATTGTCGATATTGTTGGTAAAAAATCTCTTGGTATCACATCTGAAATGATGAAAACTTACAATGCTAATAAAGTAAAACAAGCAACAAATTTATTAGCTGAAAGTAAAACTAAAATGGATACAATTCAACAGCAACTTGATGCAGCTCAAGCCGCGAGAGATAAGGCTATGAAAGCTGGTCATACTGAAGATGTAAAGATGTGGGATAAATCCATTGAAAACATGGAAGATGAATTACAGAATGCACAAGAAGATTTTATGTCTAATTGGGAAGACGCTTTACAGGCTGCCAGAGATGCATTTGATAATAATGTTGATAATATGGTTGATGATTTTTCAACTAAAGTTGGTGGATTGTCAGGTAGTATTGCCGCCCTTCAAGAAAAATGGGATCAAAGTAAAACTCTTGAAGAACAATATGTCCCTCAATATGAAAAGATTTATCAATTAACTAAATTAACTCGTGACATTAATAAGTCTATTGATGAAACAAAAAATGTCAAAGCCAAAAGAGAATTAGCTTCACTGCAAGAAGAAATCAACGGATTGCAATCTGATAGTAAAAAGATGAGTGAATATGACCTCGAATATTTACAAAAACGTTATGAATTAAAGATTGCGGAGATGGCATTAGAGGATGCTCAAAATGCTAAGTCACAAGTCCGCATGACTAAAGATTCAGAAGGTAATTTCAGTTATGTATACACCGCAGATGAACAACAAGTAGCAGAAGCAGAACAATCATATGAAGATAAGCTTCATGAAATGCAACAAATGAATGCAGAGTATATTAATACTTTGCAGGAAAATATGATAAAGATGGAGCAAGAGCAAGCTGAAAAGATTGCTGAATTATCTGAATTATATGAAGTTGGTTCTAAAGAATATCAAGATGCTTTAGCTAATTTACAAAAATATTATGGAGAACAGCTTGGTTATTATGGTTCTCAAATGAATAATGTTTTATCTAATAATACTGATTTGTATGAAAATGATGTAAAGCGTTATGGTGAATTAACTGATAACAAAGCTATGGCAGATGAAAAATATATTGGTGATTTTAGTCAAACTCAGTTATCTGTTGCTACTGGATATGAAAATATGGAAGACCTTCAAGACAACTGGAACACAGCTGCTAAAGATATGTATAGTCAAGTTGGCCAAGCCGCAGATGATTATGCTGCTCAAAATGAGCTCGCTATGGAAGCAGCCGGCACGACTATGGATGATTATGCTAATACAATGAGTAATGATGTTGCTCAAATGACTACTGATTCAGATAATTTACGAACTGAAATGGATGATACAGCACAACAAATTAATACTGATTTTGAGACTGTAGTAGAGTCTGTTAAGGCATTTGAAGATCAATATAGTGATTCTATTGAGGCAATTGTTCAATCAAATGAAGAATTATATGAATCTTTCTTAAAAGTAGTTCAAGCTCATTCTCAATTTAAAGCTGTAACGAGTGATAATAAGGGTTCTGATGGAGACGCTAATGGAGGCAATAAAGGAGATACTCCAAAACAGCCGAAGCAAAAGAAGAAAAAAGATAATTCAGATAAAGCTGAAGGTGTAGCTGCAGCAATTTGGATTTGGGGAGACCATTCTGGATGGGGAGATGACCCAGAAAGAGCGAGAAAACTTCAAGAGAAAGGTGTAACTGGAGCGCAAGCTATTATTAATGCAAAAGCTGAAAATGGTTGGTTATATAACAAGTATTGGGATAAACGTTTTGAAGTAAGAAGTAAATATAGTTATGGTAAATTTGATACTGGTGGATATACAGGTGATTGGAGTGGTGAAGGTCGTTTTGCCATGTTACATCAAAAGGAAATCGTTCTTAATAAAGATGATACTGAGAACTTCTTAAAAACTGTAGATATAGTTCGTCAGATTTCAGATATGATTGATTTAAATGCAATGAGCGCAAGTGGAGGTTTAGGTTCTTTATTTGCCGCATCAGTAAATAAAGATAATGGCGTTCTTGAACAAAATGTTCATATTACCGCAGAATTTCCAAATGCAACTAACAAGGATGAAATTCTTTCAGCCTTTGATAACGTTGTTAATCTTGCTTCTCAATATGCAAATCGTAAACGTTAATTTATTTTTGGGGATGAATCATTTGATTCATCCCTATTTTTTATTTTGGGCAATTAAAAACACTTGACCCAGATAAAATTTTATGTTATAATAGAAATTGGAGAGAAAGGAGTTAAATATGGCAACAGAGAATGGAAGTCAAGCTACTATAGATGATAACATTAAAAAGTTATTTGATGCTATGGATATTATAGCAGCTCAGCAAATTAAAAATTTACAGTTTGATAAAACTGTAAAATGCTCCATTACTGATGACTCAAAAAGTGAGCAAGGTGAATATACTGTTACCGATGGTTCATCTACATTTAAAGCGTATTCTGAATCAACGAAATACAGTAATGGTGCCTCTGTTTATGTCAATATTCCTAATGGAGATTATAATAATAAAAAGTTAATTACTGGACGTTATGATCAAGATAGAAAAGATTATAATACTAATGACCCAGAAAAAAGTTATATAGATATTACACAAAATTTAATTTCCAGCTCTATTGGAGAAACTGGTATTGTCGCTAATGGAGAAAAAACTCAAATAACTATTTGGGATAGTGGAGATAATTTTAATAAAAAATTAGAAGAAGAGAAAAAAGATGATACCAAAAAAGATGAAGGTATTAAATATAAAGCATATAAGAAAATGCTTGTTAAAGCTAAGTTTAAAAATTATTTATCTACAAGAAATGTCATTCTTGGTAATTATGGTATTAGAGTAGATATTCTTGGTGAAAAGAAAAATACCGCAGAACAAACTGTCGAAGATTGGTACATGTTTAAATTGGATTCTTCCAGTATGATTGGAGATCCATATAAATTTGAAGTTGGATTTGAGCAGAAGCTTTTATTTGATTTAGACCCCGATGTAAATATTACTCGTGTTAGAATAGTTCTTTATCAGGATAAAAATTTTTATGATAAAAGTAAAAATTTATTAGCTCCTTCTAATTTTGATGATATTTTTGTTTCAGAACCTTTTGTTAGCTTTGGTTATTCTTTAGAAGATTTTACTGAAGATACTGTTTTATTATATACTTTTGATTCAAAAAAGTATGCAGAACATTTGACCCCAGAAACTAAAGAAGCTTTAGCAAAACAAAGCGAAATTGAACATCAAAAAGATAGCACTAAAAAAGCTTTTACAGTAGAAGATTTAGATAAGACAGAATTATACACTGAACAATTAAATAAATTAAATAAAAAGAAAATTATTCTTAGATGGGTTCATGAAACAACTGGTGAAGATGAAAAAACAAGAAGTTTTGAGTCTGTCGCACAAGCAGAAGATATTCCAACAGGAGCAATAGTTCATTGGTATAAATATGATTTAACTCAAGGTGTAACCGATAAAATAGCGGGTGCTTTTTGGGTTGAAATGGTAGAACAAAAAAATAAATTTGAATTAGAGTATTCTCCTAATCCTAAAAAATCTTTTGAAATGTTTAGGGTTATTGTAGAATGTATGTCAAGAGAGTATGTTAATAATTATTTAATAGCTAATGATGAAGATATTCTTGAAATTGAAAATAAACCAGAAGATAAACGAACTGATGAAGAAAAAGAAAAATTAGACAATTTAAAAAATTCTTATTTAGAAAAAATCCATGATTATATTAGTGAAGATTTAAAATTTGAAAATGAGAATATGGTTCCAGATGAAAATACAATAGATTTAATTAAAGGTCTTACTATTACTTGCGATGATGGTGAAGGTGGATATAATGGAGTCTATCGTATTTATAATGATTCTGGCCAAATTATGAGTTCTTCTGAAGCCCATAAATCAAGAATATTAACAGCTAAATATACATCTATTGTATCAGGTGTTGCGGAGCTCGATACCGCAGAAAAAATTACTTGGTCAATTCCTTTAGAGAATACAATGATTTATCATCCAACAGAAAATACTGATTATAGTTTTTATGATAAAGTTGGAAATGTCACACAAGAGGATTGGAATAAAAAAACAGTTGATTATTTTACATATTCGAATATCACTAAAGAATATACAAAAGTAACTAACTGGGACGAGCGAGAAGTTTACTATCAAAAGAATAGAACTCAAGTTGAAATTAAAGATAATTATTTTAAAATTACTCGTTATGGAGTTAAACCAAATAAAGCCGCAGGTACAGAAGAAGCGGACTCAACACAACAATATTTTAGAATAAAAGAATATTATACACAGTCCGCAATTAATAACACTGTATATTGTACTATCACAAAAAATAATAGAACTTATACAGCAGAATTTTCAATGGTATTTGGACCTGTTGGAACAAATGGAACAGATTTTACCTTTACACTTGAGTTTGATAATAAGCAACCTGCTATTACCAGTTCAGAAGACAGCGTAACTATTATTCCAAAAGTATATGATTATCAAAATAAAGATGTAACTGAAAAATATATCAGTAAAATATCTTATAAATGGTATAGTTTTAATGGTGATTATTATGAAGCGAATAAAAAGAATGCTATTGAAATTGGTGAAATAAATGAGAAAACTGGTGCGGTTACGTTAACTTTAAATAGCCATAATATGGCAGATTTGAATTATTTTATCTTACAGGGTAAAGTTTCAAACGCCGTTAATATTCAAAATTTGAAGAAATATGATAATTCAGATGATAAAGATAAAACTGTTGATGGAAAAGTTGAAGTAGATAAATTAGTTGAAAATACTGGTGGTAATAAAAAAGGTGTAGATATTTCTTTATACACATATTTACCAATTCCAATTAGAAGAACAGATGAATATACTACATTTGATGGAGCTACAAGAGTTTCTTATAATACATCAGGAGTTGATCCGCAGTATTATAAAGACCCATATGTAGTATATCATTATGCTAATAAAAAAACTTCATCTGTAGAAAATATTAATTGGATGATGTCTTTTGGAAAAGATACCAGAAGTTCTGCTACTGGAGCAACTAATTTAAAATATTATCCTACACTTGATTCTGACCATAAACTTATTCCACCTTCTATGTTTTTACAAGATAATGGAAAAGAAGTTTCTGTTCTTGGTTTTTCTTTTGGTAGTTCAGGTATCCAATTAGAATGGATTCAACCATTATATATTTATCAGAATGTTTTTTCTTCAAGTTTGTTAAATTCTTGGGATGGAAGTTTGACTTTCGATGAAGAAAATGGTACAATATTATCAACGATGATGGGAGCAGGAAAAAAGGATTCTCAAAATCGTTTTAATGGTGTTTTAATGGGAGATTTATCTCCAGCTTTTGAAACTGAAGAAGGCGTAAAAGCATTATCAGACTATTATAATGGAATTGGATTATATGGTTTTAATGCGGGCCAAAAAAGTTTTGGATTAAATATTAATGGACGTGCATTCTTTGGTAAATCTGGAAAAGGTCAAATTCTAATTGATGGTAATTCAGGCACTATTCAAAGCCAACATTTTTTAGCATCAATGAAAAAGTTTTATAATGATGAAGAGGGCGAACCTACAGATGTTAAAAAGGCTGGTATGAGAATTGACCTTGATAATGGTATTCTTGAAACATATGGTTTAGATTCTACTTCTATGATTAAAATAGATCCATCTGCGGGTGGAAAAGATGGAAAAGAAGGTAACGGAGCTTATTTTGTAGTACGCAGTTCCGCAGGAGATAATTCAGATTCGACAGATGAGTTTGATGAAGATACAGAAAAAATAAACAAAAAAGGTACAGAAATTTTTTATGCAGGTAAGAAAAAATATTTTCTTCAATCTCATAATTATAGAAAGAAAACAATATCTGTACCTGCTGAAAAGAAAGATGCTGAAGATGATGATTTTCCTCAAGAAACAGTTGAGTATGGTAGAGGTATAAATTTTGATTTAATGAAAGGTAAATTAAATGCTTTTAATTTTACCCTTACTGCAACAGATGCTTCTACTGGAGCTTATGTTAAATTAAACAGTGAAAATACAAATAGTGGAAATCCTTATTTTGTAATTCATGGTGTTAAAAAGGACGATTCTGGGAATGTAGTTCACGTTAATAATTTATTATATTTTAGTAATAAAATTCAAAGAATGCGTTCTTTAGATTATAATACACATGATGAAACTGGTACGGAAATTAATTTAACAAATGGTAAAATTACTTCTTATGATTTTAATTTAAAAGCTGTTAGAAAAAATCAAGGTATTCAAATGAGTAGTAGTGGAAAGCCATTCTTACTTATTAAAGCCAGAGAAAATCCAGATAAAGAAGATTCTCCATCAAAAACTTTGGTATATATTACAAATACAAAAGGCGCAGATAACAAAGCTCAATTTTATTTACAATCAAAAGATTATAGCTCTAAATCTGGCTCAGAAGCTGGAGTAAGAATTGATTTAGGTAATAATAAAATTACAGCATATGATTTTAATATCACTGCTTATCATAAATATACTGATAAAGATGGAAAACCTCAAAGATACACTTTACGAATTGATAGTGGTCAAAATGATGTTCCTTTTCAAGTTGGAACAAGATTTAAAGTCCATTGGGATGGAGAAGTAGATGCAGATTTTATAAAAGCTACAGCCGGAAAAATTGGACCTTTTACTTTTAATAAAAATGCTCTTTATACAGGAACTGGCGACAAAGCAGATACAATAAATGGACCTGGAGTATATTTAGGTTCAGAAGGTTTGGGTGTAGCCAGCGGAAAATTTAAAGCTGATAAAGATGGTAATATAAGTTTAACTGGAGCTATCACTGGTACAAAATGGAGTGTTAATAGTGCTGGTAAAGCAACTTTTGATAATATAGATGCTACGGGAGGATTTATTGCTGGATGGACAATCGGAAATGGATTCCTTCAAAATGGTAGTACAAAATTAAGCGCATCTGGTTTAGATTTTTCTGGAGGTCATTTACATGCGAATGAACTTAAATTTGGAAGCGTAACACTAACAAATTCAAAATTAAGTATGGGTGGCAATGTTGAATTAAGCTCAGAAAAATTAACCATGGGTAGTGGCGTAGAATTAAGTGCTTCAGGTTTACAAGCTGGTAGTAATGTGTCTTTAACTTCAACAGGTTTAAACATTAGTGGTGCAACTTTAATGGCTGGTCAAGGAGGAGGCTTTTCAACATCTGGAACTCTTATTGTTGGAGGTAATCTTTATGCTCAATTAGGAGCTACCTCATTAACAGATTTAAGTGTACGAGATGCTTGTAAATTACCAGCAGGAACTACTGTTGGTGGAAAAAAATTAGGAGAGCTTGCTTTTAAAGATTCTGTCTCAAAAAAAATTAAGGTCACTATGTCAAAAGGCTATTCAGTACCTGCTGGTAGTAAAACAGTTTTTGCTCATTGGGTAGATAGTAGCAATCCCGCAAAAGGAGTGACCTTAAATGAAAGCGGGGGAGGAGCTATAGCAAGTTATGGAGTATCCGCTGGTGGAGGTGGAGGCACCGTTGTTATAGAGCACACTTTTGATGCAGTTTTAATAGGTGCAACTAATGATGAGACAATCACTTTATCATATAGTGGTTAATAATAGGATAAAAAGGAGAATATATTATGGCAACAAAAAATATTACTTTAACAAATTTAGAAATTTATACAACTGCTCAAGCTTTAATGGAGAACATCACAACTGATATGAATCTTCCAGTTAAAGTTGGTTTTTATATTCAGAAGAATATGAAGAAAATGACAGAACTCGCTCAGGAAATTGAAAAGTCTCGTATGGAGATTTTTGATAAATATGGTGAGAAAGATGAAGAAAACAATCAATATAAGTTTGATAAGAGCGTTCAAGAGCAAGTTCAAAAAGAACTTAATGATTTATTTGATTTAACACAGGATGTTAAAACAAATATGTTAGAGCTTGATTGGTTTGATGATATTGATTTAACTGCAAATCAGATTGCTGCGATTTCTTATATGATTGCAGATGATGATGAGGATGAAGTAGAGGAGTAATAAAAGATGGCTAAATTGTACCCACCAAATATTAATGGGACAATTCCAGCTTTTTGTAATGATAATGGGACTGTTCTTATAACAGTCCCATTTTCTATGAATAAAGCAGTTTCCAAAAGCGAAGTTGGAGGCTTTGCTTTAAAAATAAAAACTGTAAGTGGAGTTGTAAAAGGTGCTATAAAAACTACAAATAGCAGTACATCTTCTTATGATATGGAAGAAGATTATTATGCAACATTTGATGCGAGCTTTTTAGATTTTTCAGTGGGGCAATATTATAAATTTCAACTTGCTTATATAGGAAAAGATGGAATTGTCGGTTATTATTCTACAGTAGGAGTTGCTAAATATACAACAGCTCCTGCAATACAAATTAGTGGACTTAAATTCGGTAGAATTAATTCACATAATTATTCTTATACAGGTGTATATAGTCAAAAAGGCGGAGATACTACAGAAAAATTATATAGTAGTAGATTTAGATTATATGACTATAAAAAGAATGTAATTCAAGATACTGGAGAAATTATTCATAATACCTCCTTAGATGATTTAAGTTATGAAGCCCATGATGTTTTCTCCGTGCCGCAAGACCTTGAATTAGATAAAACTTATTTTTTAAAATATTCAATAACTTCTGTAAACGGTTTAACTGAAAGTACACCTTATTATAGAATTATGCAACGTCGTTCAGTTAGTCCAGAAATTAAAACTGATTTAGTCGCAACTTTAATGCCAGATGAGGGATATATTAAAATAACACTCAATGATAAATATGATGCAGTAGTTTCAGGTGCATTTGTAGTATCTCGCTCCAGTAGTTTAAATGGTTACGCTTGGGAAGAATTTAAACGGTTTGATTTACAAGCAGTACCTCCAGAAAAATGGTCTCTTTTGGATTGTACTATTGAACAAGGTGCAACTTATAAATATTCTTTACAACAATATAATTCCAATGGAATTTATTCAGATAGGATTATTTCAAATAGCGTTCCAGTTGATTTTGAAGATATGTTTTTATATGATGGAGAACGTCAGCTTAATATTCGTTTTAATCCAAAAGTAGCTACATATAAAAAGGATTTACTTGAATCAAAGATGGATACAATTGGAAGTAAATATCCTTTTATATCAAGAAATGGAAATGTAGATTATAAAGAATTTTCTATTTCTGGACTTATTTCTTATCAAATGGATAATGTTGAATTATTTATGACTAAAGAAGAATTGGGTGATTTAAAAGAAGAAAATATGAATGCTAATTTAACCAAAGAAAATATGACTGCGGAACGTCTATTTAAAAATAAGGTATTAGATTGGTTAAATAATGGAAAACCGAAAATCTTTCGTTCTCCTGCTGAAGGTAACTATATTGTACGATTAATGAATGTATCACTTAGCCCGCAAGATGGATTGAGTAGAATGTTACATAGTTTTTCATGTAGTGCTTATGAAATAGCAGAATTTAATATTACTAATTTAAGACATTATGGATTAGTAGATGCAAATGAGGATACTACAATGCAGACAAGATGGAAAACAATTACTCTCAGAGATGCAGGCGATAAAACTAAGCCAAAACCGCAATTACTTTCTCATCCAGCTTATTCAATTTCTTTTACAGAGATGACTCCTGGAAGTAAAGTATATATAGATGGACAAAGTTTTGTTATTGGTGCTACTGGTTCTTACTATGCAGAATTTCCTGATCATCCTATTAGAAATGTTCGTTTTGACTGGACTCAAGATATGAATGGTTTATTTACATATAGTTATAAAACAAGGTCAATTACTATTTTTGGAACAATTAAAGATGTTCAAATTGTTGATGTTCCAGTTAGACAATTTATTGGAGAAAGATATAAACAACAAAAATTAGTTGATAAATACGGTCAACTTTATACTACTAAGGATATTTTTGAAATAATCGAAGATATTAAAACAGAAGTATTAAATACTTATTCATTAAAACTTCAACGTAGAGACTTACGAGATATATATGTAGATGTTGAATATGTTGAACCACAAGAAGGACAAGAGAATAATTTTGTTCCAGATGCTTCATGTAAGTATTATAATGATATGTATTGTACAGGAGAACCTATTGATTTAAGTACATTAGACCCATGGGCAATATATTATATTCGTCATAGAAGAGGGCGTGTCGCAAAGAAGTTTCCAAATGAAGGTTATTATGTTGAAGCAAACAATGATACTTTTGCTCCATATACGGGTTATGCAGTAGATGGAGATTTGAAAGATTTCTTTGCTATTGGATATGATACTTTTAAGGCTATTATAGATGACGAAGAAGTTAATGTTTTTGATGAAATAATGCCCATTGAAATTCAAGATAGTTCTTTTATAAAAAGTTTAATAATAAATAGAGGTGTTATTGCTTATATTAGTTATTCAAAACAAGATATAAGTTATACTTTTGAAGAAACTGGTAGTCAAGAACTTATAAAAGCTAAACGTGATTATCAAACAGCTGAATCTAAGCTTTTGGAAGAGTATAAGAATCATAATAATACAAGAGATAGTATAGTTCAAGCTAAAGCACAAAGAGATTTAGCATATCAAAAATTTTTAATCCTTTTAAATAAAGCAATTACAGAGTATAAGGAGGCGAATGGTATTATATCATGAAAGATCCTTTATTAAACAAAGATTTTTTAAAACAACTCGATGAACAGAGTACACGAGAAATTTACGCTAAGGTTATAGCTTTAGATTTTGATGAAAATCCAATAGAGGAGATTACTGGTAGAATAACGCAGGGTTCCATTTCAGTAAATGGAACTTCTGCGGTTCGCCGCACATGCTCCATGACAATGGTAGCCAGTGAACTTAATATTCATAACTATTATTGGGGATTAAATACAAAGTTTGAATTAAAAGTTGGCGTTAAAAACACAATAGATACGATTAATTATCCAAAGATAATTTGGTTTCCAGAAGGGCATTATGTAATATCAACTTTTAGCACATCTCAATCTACCAGTTCATATACTATTTCATTACAGGGTAAAGATAAAATGTGTATGTTGAATGGAGACGTCGGTGGTGCAATTACCGCATTATCTGTTGATTTTGGTAAATATGATACAATCGCCGCTGATGGTACAATTACTACAGATGATTATTTAATTAAAGATATTATTCGTGAAGCAGTTCATGAATATGCAAAAGAGCCTTTTGAGAATATTATTATTAATGACCTTGATGATATAGGTATTGAGCTTATGGAATCTCGTCAAAAAGATCCTTTTTATCTTTTAATGAATTTAGATATGGACGTTGTAAATCAACTTTTCTTTTCTCCAACGCAAAGTGGGTTTTATGAATATGATACTATGAAACCAATTAAGAATTTTGAAGATGGCAAATTTAAGTTCGATCAAAGAATTTCTATTGATATGGGAAATAGCATTGAGCCTACTTATATTAGAACCGCAAATAGCGATACAAGATATTCTGTTATAAAAGTTCAATATGGAGATGTGGTTGGATATAAGCCGACTGATTTAACATATGCGGGCGACCTTATTTTAGATGTTGGAAGTTCAGTTACACAGATGCTTGATAAGTTAGTATCTATGTTAGGAGAGTTTGAATATTTTTACAATATTGATGGACAATTTGTTTTTCAAAAGAAAAAGACTTATGTTCAAACATCTTGGAATAATATTATGAAGAATACAACCAGTGATGTTTATGTAGAGAATGCCGCAAACACATCCTCTACAACATACTATTTTGAAAATGCAAATATAGTAACGTCTTTTAGTAATGCTCCAGATTTATCAAATCTTAAAAATGATTTCTCAGTTTGGGGACAAAGAACATCTGCCAGTGGAGCAGAGATACCTGTTCATTTACGATATGCAATAGATAAGAAGCCTTTATATTATAAAACATATGAGGGAGAAGTATTCTTTACAGATAAATATTATACTAAATTAAAAGAAGATATAAAAAGTTTGACTACTGAGGAAGATTATGAGAAGCTTGAGAATTATAAATTCAAATATCCAACTCCTGTTGGCTTAACTCAGCCAGAAAAGACTGTGCAAGGTTGGACTCCTGGATGGTGGGATATTAGAGATTGGCATGATTATTATAAACTTGTTACAGGAATTGAGCCTTCTGGAACGATGAAGTGGTATTCTCGAAATGATGCATCCGGATGTATTAAAAGGAGCTCTTTAAACGAATATTGTAAAGCTAATAATTTTAAAACTTTTGACGATGATGAAAATTGTGTTTGGTTAATTGTTATAAAGAAAACTGAAGTTGATACTATTCATGGTTCAGGAAAACCAAATCCTGATGTTTTAAAAGAATGTCAGTATCATGAATCTTATGATAATGGCAAAGGAAAAATTATAACAGAGTTAGTTCAGCCTGTTATAAAAAAGAACTTTATGTATCCATATGCAGCTTGTTCTGATACTCATACTTTTTTACATTTTTTAAAAGAAAATGTTGAGAATGGAGAAAATGTATATTTTTATAATCCAAGATTTTATTTTAATGAACATGATATGGGTGATGAATTAACAGAATTAAAAAAAGAACAATTATCTATTGATAATAAAGATGAAAAGTATCATAAAGTTGATTGGCGTGAAGTAATTTATCAAATGTCAAAAGATTATAAAAGACATATGCATGATGATGATTTCTATGTAAAAATAAGTCAAAATAATAACAAGTATTATCCTGATGGATATACAGGATATGAACAATATTATACTGACATGGATGGCTTTTGGAGACAGTTATATGATCCATTTTATACAGGTTCATATAAAATTGCTTACACAACTAAAACAAAGTATGATGAAAAACCAGAATTATATTATTATTATGTACGTTGTGACCAAAATGTTACTTATGTAGCAGGTAGACAATATTATACTCAATCATTATCTGGTGAATATACAGCACTTAGTTCTTTAAGTGAAGCTACATACAAGAAATCTCCAAAAGATTATTATTATATTCATCAATGTAAAAAAGGAGAAAATTATATTCCTAAAAAACAATATTATCAGAAATATGATGATGAATACGATAAAAAAACATATTGGAATAATGGAATTAAAGAATCTCCAGAGGCATTGAATTTTTGGTTTGACTTTTTAGATTCTGAGGGCGAATTAAGTCAATATTCAGTTAAGAATGTTGGAACACGGCCAAAAGCTGAAAATAATTCTGATGTTAAAGCTATCTATTTTAGAGAAACTCCTAATATTATTTATGTAGATGAAAACAGCGTTAAGTATACTAAAATAAATATTACAGAAGATATGTTTTATGAAGATGGAGCTTATTATTATATTAGTGATGGCTCTGGTGGTTATACTTTAGCATTAGATTGGAACCCTAATCAAACTTATTATATAAGTTCATTAGATTCACAAAGAGCTTTAAAACCAGGCTATAGTTTTCTTCAAATACCTTCACAATCAAGTAATATTTTTAAATTTAGTTCTCAAGGAAAATCTGCAAAGGATGAATTAGATAATCTATTATATAATTATTCTTACTGCACAGAAACAATTTCAATGACAACATTACCAATTTATTATTTACAACCAAATACTCGTATATTTGTTAGAGATGATAATAGTGGTATTTGCGGCGAGTATATTGTTTCCAGTTTTACTATTTCATTAACATATAGTGGAACAATGAGTATAAATGCAACAAAAGCAGTTGAGAATTTATTTTAAGAGTAAGGGAGATAAAAAATGGCAAATAAAGTTAAACAATTTCGTTTCTACAATGATGCAGAAGCTGGCAAAGGTGATGCAAGTAATAACTCCCCGAAAACCGCAGAAATGGCACAATTTGTTGATGGTACAATTTTTGCGGACTGTTTTCCTATTTCTCAATTAGGAATTCAGGCATTACCTGGAACAAGAGTTTTATTAAACAATGCGTCCGATCTGGATTATCTCTTGATCGGACAAACAGGAATTTTTGAACTTGATTTAGATAATCAAACTGAAATTACAAGTATTAAATTTGATGCTCAATCAATGGCGAAAATTAATAAAACAACAAATGCAGTATTAATTGTAGATATTATTTATGATGACGGGGAGGATTAATATATGGGATTTTATGGTAATATAACAAACACCACTCGTACACAATTTTCATTTGATGCTACCTATGCAAGTAGATATGATATGGATAGAGAGGCAGCTAATGATGGAGTATATGTAGGCAGATACGTATTAGTTGAATATGATAAAGATGTAAAAGGTAGTTTATCTGGTGTTCCGCAAGTTTATAAAATCACAACAGATGGATTGAATAAAGATTTTGCATTATCAATTTCTGCTGATTTTATTGTTAGTGAAAAAACAGATGAAGAAGGAAATAAAATAAATCCTACTATTATTAGATGTCTTACTGATAAAGATAAAAAAGATATCGCTGATGGTAAAATGCCATATACAGCAAATTTAGTTGAAGAGGGAACTGTTCTTCGTGTACCTGGAGATTTAGACGAAAAAACTGGAAAGCCTCTTTATAACTTAGTTGCAAATAGTGGAACTAATACAGACCCAGCAAATTCTAAATTATATGATGAATATTGGGTTGCACATGAAAATGTTCAATACACAATTACCATTGCGCATCTCGATACACATGGTAATGTTAAAAAGGAATATACTTCTTTTAATGGAGCTTCATGGGAACTTTTAGGAGATTCTTCTCAAGATAGTTTTACTATCAACTTCACAAGAGATAAAAATTATTATAATACAAGCAGAGGTTATGATTCAACTGTTTGGCAAAAAGTATTAGATAAAGGTTATGAAAAGTATGTAATGGTAGCTGAGTTAAATACTGTTGTGCCTACATTTGATCTTTCAGCAGACGCTCCTACTATTGTTCCATTGAGACCTCATTTTGATGTAGACAGCACCAATGTATATTATAAACTTCATTGGCAACCAACTTGGGGATTTAGAGTAAAAACTTGCGTTCCAGATGTGCAAGTGCCGCAATATGATAGTGAAGGAAAAGCTATATCTGCAACTATTTCATCTTCAAATGATCCAGCTGAGTATCCTTCAAATGAAAATACTCGTTGGACAAGAACTGAATTTGATAAAACCACTAATTCTAAAAAGACCCTTTATGCAAAATATAATGAAACAGGTGGAATTAACTGGGTTGAAGAGGATGTTGCTGAAGGAGAGCCTCCTTTTATTGATGCAGCTATATATTATAATAGAGAGGGATTTGATTCTGATAAAGTAAGTAAAAGTTGGGATAGAACTTATCAAAATCAACGTGGAGATGCACCAAGGAGAGATCCCACAGTAGATCCAAAAGTTGTAACATTAAATAATTATGGTTTCGTTAAAGAAGGTATTAATATTGTTCCTTCTGGATTAAGTGGTAATACTTATGAAAATCATAATGGCATTGCTACACCAGAGATAGATACACAAGAACTTTCTATTATGTTACCATCTATTGGAGATGCTATTTCAGATGTTTGGGATTTAGTATATGGTGGTAGAAAAACAAATATTGATATTCAAAAAACTCAAAAAAGAAATAAAGATATTGAATGGTATGATGCAAGAGCTATCCAAGATAGAAATGGATTACGTTTAGTTAAAGATGGTTTTACATATAAGATGGATAGCGGTGAAGTTCAAGGTTATCCAAAAGATTATTATAATACAGCTAATGTAAATACCATAGCAGGTTGTATTAATTCAGTACATGATTTAATGGGTATGATTATTCAACCATATAACACTTATGGGGCAATGGAAAGAAATATTGTTAATAATGATGATGATACAATTTATTTTGATAGAACTGGTAATAAGTATTATCGTCGTGATATGAAATATACTTATACACCACTTCCTGCAAGTTCTTATACATATGAAAGAATTGATTTATCTGAGGGTGAATTTAAACCAGATTTATATTATGTTAAAGATGGAAGTAATTATGTTGTTGCTTCTGGAAAATATAATAAAGATTTAGAGTATTATGTAAGAAAACTCACTGCTTCTGAGGGATATGAGCAAGTAAAAGTTCAACCTTTTGATGGAAGTAAATATTATTATATAAATAATTTAACAAATGGTGGAAAAGATTTTATTTCAGAGCCCACTTATCATAGAGATAAAGATTATTATACTATGGATTCTTCTAAAATTGATAAAACTCGTATAGATTTAGGAGATGATTTTACAGGTTATACATATTATCAATACTTTAATAAAACTGATAATGTATTAAGTACTCCTTATTATGCAATTGACTGGTCTGCAAGTGGAGAAACATATAATCCAAAAGCGACATATTATGAAATAGAAGAAAATTTTGCTTTAAAAGATGTCGTATCAGAACCAGAGTATACTGATTTATATTTACCAGGTATATTTTACTATAGAGCTTGGGCAGAAGATAAATATTCTAAAATATATTGGGATGGACTTAGCCATTATGATGCTGTTTATAATAAAAATGATGATGGTACTTATACCCCTGTTCAAGGAGAGCTGACAACTGGAGAATATTATTATGTAAAACTTCATGTAGCAGGTGAACCATATGTTTTAAAATCTGGTGAACAACCTGTAAAAGCTGATTTTGATTATCGTATTGATAACAGTGATTTAGGAACAGGAAATGACTTAGGTAAAGATGGTCAATTAATTGATCACTATATGGTTAAAAAAGGTACAAAAGTAACTGAGACTTATACTGAAGTAAATGTTTATCAGCAGATTCAATTCAATGATCCAAATCATAATATTACCAGTAGTTATACATGGAATGAAGCAGAAGCTGGACCAGCTTGGGTATTTGATGAAACTGTTGGTGATTATGTAAGAAATACATTACCTTATGATTGGCAAAAAAATAATAATAATAAATATTTCACTCAACAGAAAAAATATATTTATGTATACACAGGTGGAACTATAGATGAAGATAAACCTCTTCATTTATTACCATATGCGAGAAATAAAGTAAGCTACAGAGATCCTCATAATAATGGGGAAGTAGTTGATGATTTTAATATAAATTTTGCTGATATAAGAAATGGAAATCCTTGGTTTGTAAAAACAAAATATAATGATCCTATACTTGGACCATATACAATTTATATTCCAGTTACAGCAACTTCTATTAGACGACAATTAGTAGATTATTATACAAATCCTACAAGAAATGAAGATGACCGCTTACAATATTATCAATTAAAGAAAAAGAAAATTGATAAATTCTATGCTCCAGATTTATATTACTATAAAGTTGGAGAGGGATTAGACAGTAAGAAAAAAGGTAGTTACATTCTTGAAACTAATAAGAGATTAAGAGTCAACAATGTAGAAGGTTATAGTTTAGCTCACTTAACAATTACTAAGAATGATTATCATAAAGTTAATGAACATGATACAGCAACTAATAAGAGAATTTATTTTTATTATCCAAATTACTTCTATCGTAAAGAGGGAGACGAATATGTTTTAGCGCAAGAAAAAACAATGAATCCAAATGAAACTTATTATGTAATTAAGAATTTTTATATTGATTCAGATACTATGAATATTATGCCACATGGTCAACAGTGGAATAATAAGATTAAGCATATCCCACCTTCAGTATCTTTAGCAACCAGAGAAGTTGGATTTACATATTATGAATTAGTAGATTTTGCTCGTAAGTTAAATACTATTCATGGTATGATTTTAAAAATGAATCAATTAATTGATTCTGAGGATACAGATACAAGAGATTTACAAACAATCCAAGGTGCTTTAAATACCTTCAATGATTGGATTTCTCATTTAGGAAAATTAGATTCTCAAGATATTGTTATTGTTGATAATTATGGTCGTTTAACAAGTGCTCCCGCAAATGTTACTCAAACTGATGAAGGAGCTAATCATACTCCTGGAACAAAACATGATGTAACAGGAATCGCATCAGATGTATTCCCAATGGCAGAAAACCTTACTGAGGAAGGCGGATTTAAAAATCAATGGTTGACTGTTAATGTAGATGGTAAACCAACTAAGCCAATTGTTTCATTGAGACATAATTATCAACCAGTAAAAGATACTACTTCTGATTCTGATATGAATAATCCTAAAAAGGATACTATGAAGTTATATACTCCAATAGTAGATCCTAAAGGACACGTTGTAGGTCATAATGACCATACAGTTACATTACCTTATGGATTTAAAACTATTACTACTAATGGTAGAAGCGGAACCGCATCAGGAGATAATACTGGAAACCCAAGTACTTCAAATGTAGTTGCGGATAATACTCAAGATACTCTTGGAATTAATTCTGGTAACAAATGGATTAGAATTGATACAAATGCAAGTGCAGATACAATTACTATTAGCCATGATATTCATACTCCAACAGTAAGTGCAAAGAGCCAAACTGACTTAAATAATCCTGCAACAGATAGTATTACTATTCAAGATACAACTTATGATAATGCAGGTCATATGACCGCTAACCAAGAGCATAAATATATTTTGCCTTATGGATTTAAGTATATTACAACAAATGGTCGTGTATCAAATAATAATACAGAAAATCTTGCGGCGCAAGGTCAAATTGCTGCTGATAATACTCAAGATACGTTAGGTATTAACTCTGGCGATGAGTGGATTCGTATCATAACAAATCCAGATTCAGATGTACTTACAATTAGCCATGATGTTAAGAATACCAGTTCTGTAGACGGTGGAAACATTAGTTTGAGCAATGAAGAAAATGGAACAACATTTTCAATTACTTTATATGATTTTGATAGCAAAAATCATTTTAGTAAAAAGACAACTACAAAATATACTTTACCAAATAGTTATGGTAAAATTGCGGCAGATGTAGGAACAACTACAGAAGCTTCATGTACACATGATACATTTACTTTAAGTGGAGATAGTTGGATTAAAACAACTGTTAGTAAAGATAAAGTTACCTTTACTCACCAAGCTCCGCAGACAAGTAATTTAAGTTCTACTGTTGAAGATACTAATAAAACTCCTGCATTGGGCGGAACATTTAGTATTCCTAAGATTTCATATGATTCAAAAGGTCATGTATCAAGTAAAACAAGTTATACAGTTACATTACCTTCATTGAGTTTATCTGGAACTAAAGGTAGCACAGATAATGTAATGACTAATTTAACATATTCTAAAAATGGAGATACATTTACTGCTACTTTTGGAAAGATCGGAGATTTAGCTTTAACTGGTTATTCAACTCCAACTTCAATAACAACTGATATTGCACCAACAGATAGTTTAAATATTGGTCTTGGTAAATTAAGATATTATATTACTAAAGAAGTTGAAGATAGAGGGTCAGCTATTACTAAAGAAGTAACAGATAGAAATAATGCTATTACTGCAGCTATTGATGATTTAGATTATACAGATTTAGAATCTGATGAAAAATATGTATCAAGAGTTGATGAATCTGCTGGTGTAATAAATGTGACACATAAAAATTTCCCAGTTGCGACAGTAGATAAAAAAGGTTTAGTTCAAGTAGTAACTGATCAAAATGCAGCAGAAAGATATGAAGATTATCAAGTTCCTTGTATGGAATTAATAGATGATTTATGGGGACAATTAGATTCTTTAACATCTATAACTAATTCAATTAATTATAAAGCAATGGTTAAAAATGCTGCTACTGGTGAAATTACTCAGGAAGATAAACAGATAACTTTTATTGAATTTGTAAATAGAATAAGCTTAATCGAAAAACTTTTAGTAAATACTACTAATAAAACTTTAGATGATCCAAGCTTAGCGACTTCTTAATTTTTAAATATCCTGGTCTATTTATCATAGTAGGCCAGGATTATTTAATTTATAAATATATATTTTGATTATTTATAGGAGAAAATGAAAAGGAGGTAAATGTTTTGGCTTCTTATACAACAACACCTGGCAATTATGTAAAATTTTTGCGTGGTACTCCAACAGCCTGGGCAAAGATTCCAGAGGCAGATAAAGATAAAGATACCCTGTATTTTATATCTGAAACAAATGGAAGAACAGGCCAATTATACTTAGGACCTAAATTAATTATTGGTGAAATTTCCAATATTAACAATATCGGTGATTTACAAGATGTTCTTATTTCAGAAGATATTACCGCTAATAATATATTAATCTATGATGATCACCAACAGAAATGGATTAATAAACCTATTTTTGAGGTTTTAAGTCAAATTGTTACAATAATGGTTGGAGCAAAAGACGATGCTAATGGTTTGTCTGGTTTAGTACCACCTCCAAAAGCAGGAGATAATAAGTTATATTTACGTGGTGACGCAACATGGGCTAACCCTACTGCCGCAGTTGAACTTGTTTTAGGCACTCTCGTTGGTCAAGATACAGGAAAATCAATCCGAGAAATTTCTAAAGAAGAAGTTTTAAAGGTGGTTGATGGCGCTTCAGAAAAATTCGATACATTAAAAGAGATTGAAACATGGATCGAAAATAATCATAACGCTTCTGATATCATAAAACTTGATAATCGAGTTACTAAACTTGAAGGCACTGTTGGAGATTCTACTAAAGGATTAGTTAAAGACGTTACTGATTTAAAAACATTCTCAGAAAAAGTAAATACAACTTTATATGGTGATGAAACTGGCACAAATCAAGGTCTTGTAAAAACCGTTAGTAGTTTACAAACCGAAATGGTTGACGTATCTAATAAAGTAAATATTCTTGACGGTAGATTAAAATGGCAAGATATTAATGAAACTGAATGAAAAAAAAGGAGGGCAATAATAAATGGCTAATGTTTTAAAAGACGCTAAAGTTGGCTTTCTAACCGGTGCTCAGAGTTCTATTGATACTATGTTATCTAAAGGCGCCAATGCCGGAGCTAAACATGGTTATTTTTATTTAACAAAAGATTCACATAGATTATATGTTGGTAATAGTGATGGAAGTATTTCCGCTGTAAACGAAGGTGTACAAACCGTTACTTATTTAGGCGATTTACCAACGCTTCAAACTGCTGCTGACAAAGTAGCTTATACAGGACGTTTCTTCTACGTTCAGTATAAGGAGTCTACCGCAGGTCAAGTAGATAGTAATATTGCCAATATTCTTTGTGTATATAATGGTAGCGCATGGGTACAGATTAATGCCAATACTGATACTCATATTAATTCTAATACTTATACAGCTTCCACTACTGGAGCTACTGCAACTATCACAAATGCGATTGGTAGTACAGATGGTGGTAGTGTTACTGGTAAATTTGATATTGTTACTGCGGGTGGATTAAAGATTGCTAAAACCGCAGGTGCAACAAATAGTATTACACTTACTGGTGATAAATTCACTTTAGCTGCTGGAGATGGAGCAACTGGTGAAGTTAAACTTAATTTAAGTTCTGCTAATGGTCAAGCTGGTAGCTCAGTTACTTTAAAAGCAGATCCAAATACAACTGTTCTTACCAGAAAAGAAAATGTAATTACTATTGCTGGTAGAGTTAATGCTTCTTTAGCTATTACTAATGCGACAGATGGAAAAACTGGTTTTATTGTAACAGTTAAAGATAATCAAGGTAAGACTGTAACTGGTTCTTATGATCCAGTTATTAAATATGGTAGTAAGGCTCAAAGCTCTACTAAGTTAGTTAATGGCGAATTTAACATCAACGCCTATAACAAAGAAGAAATTGACCAATTAATGAGAGACCTTAATGCGATGGAATATCGTGGTACTGTTGGAGCAAATGGTACTGCTGCTACCGCATGGGCAGAGCTTCTTAAATTACCTCAAAAGATTGGTTATACATATTTATTTAGTTCACCGATTAGCGTAAATAATGCTGAGCATACAGTAGGTACTTTAGCTATCGCTCGTGGTACTGAATATACAGCTGCTGATTTAGCCGCAGGTACAATTACAAAGGCTGAATTAGTTGGTACTATTAATCCAGCAACTCTTACATGGGACTTTGTAGAAAGTACAAATGATACTGATACAACTTATAAGTTATATACAGCTGCTACAGGAGTTGGTTTTAAATTACAAGATTCTTTCAGTGGTAATAAAGGCCAGATTAAGTATGCTGGTGCAGGTGGATTAACAGTATCTCAATCTCTTCAAGGTGGAGTAGACATTTCTCAAGATAAATCAGCTGAGAATGTAATTACAATTACTCATAATACTGTTAAAAGAACTGATACTAATACTAATCCAGATAAAATTAAATTAAGTTCTCAAACCCCTGCGACACATTTGAATGATACTATTACCATTCCAGTAATAACAGGTATTAAAACAAATGCTGAAGGACACGTAACAGGTGTAAATACTGTTAATTATGAACTTAATGATACTGCTACTGTAATTACAGGAATAACCAGTTCCGCAAGTCCAAATTCAGATGGTTCTATTGCTTTACATACTAAAGTTACTGCTACATCTTCAAGTGGTAAGGATATGGTTCAAAACGGAACTGCTACTGCAACTATCAAATCAAGTTCTTTGACTCTTGGAGCAAGTGGATCTTCAGTGTCAATTGATATGACTTGGGGCGAGTTCTGATAATTTTAATTTTCTATTTTTTATTCTAAATAGAGAGAATTATAGGGATTAAAAAGAGAAATTCTCTTTTTAATCCCTTTATTTTTTTAAATATATATGAGATAGAAAGGAGATACCGCATAATGGCAAATGCAAGATTTAGACCAGTTCGTGGTTTAGAAGAAAAAATTCTTCAAGGTAAATACCAAGAAGGTTTTGTTTATTTTGCAACCGATACTGGAAACATTTTCATTGATGCTCAGGGAATTGCGAGAATCCCTATGGGCGGTCGCGGTGCCGCAATTATTTATGCAAAAGCTACTTTCGTTCAAAACTCCGGAGATGACTATTATACATTCTATATGGATGAACTTGAAAATCCAGATGATAAATTAAAAATTGGAGATTTAGTCATTAATAATGATGGAAGTTTTTACAAAGTTGTAGATATTGATGAAATAACAAGAGCTGTTACTTGTGCAAGAATCGCTGTCAGTGGAACTGGCGGAGGCGGTGAAGGTGGTGGTGGAACTACTTCTACTAAAAAAAGAGGTCGTTTAACTGTCACAGGTGTAACAGAAGCAGATTTATTAAATGGTGATAAATGTCAAATCCAAATTTTAGTAACATCTGCAACAGAAGATGGCAGCCCTGTTGACCCAGGTGAAAACGCAATGAAAGTTACAATTCAGTTTTTCACAGAAGAAAGTTCTGTACCATATTATACTGATACAAAAAAAGTAACTCATGCTAAGCCTATTATTTATGATGCAACTGAATTTATTCGTCAATCTACTGAAAATAAAATTATATTTACAGTAGAAGGTAGTAAAGATAATATTTTCTACAATAGTGGTACTGCAACTTATTTTGTTACCACTCATGAACTTTCTATAGATTGGATTGACAGCCAATTTAGTGCTAATAAGTTCTTTAGTACTGAAATTCCTGTAGCTGTTAACTTCGCAACTGGCGCAGATCGTATTCTTGATGTTTACTTTGATGATTTCTTAGTATATACTCAAACATATAATACTGCAAACACTACTGCAAATGCAACACCAGTTATTACAAAAAATTCAGTAGTTTACGATAAAAATACAAATAATTCCACAGGTATTGCGCTTGGTGATAACTACAACCATGGCCGCCATATCATTAAAGCTCAATTAAGTTTAGCTAAATCAAATGGTTCTCGTGGTAGTGCGACTCCTATGATTTCAAAAGAAATTGGTTTGTATGTAAATGAAGGTCAACCTTTAATTTGGTTTGGAGCAATGCAATCAACTTATTATGAATTTGATAACCCAATTGTTCCAATTAAAGTATATGATCCTAATAACACTGGTGACATTGCAATTTATTTATTTATTGATGGTACAGATGCGCTTGATGGTTCATACTATACCGCAAGAAATGATGACAATTCATTCACCTATTGGACATTGACTAATTTGGTAGCTGGTCAAAATACAACTTATCAAGTTCGTATCGGTCAAGATGATACTGAAACATGGGCTACAGTTCCAGATTTCACTGTATTAAAAGACCCTCGTAATATGGGTATTGCTACTACTGGATTAAAAGTTAATGTTGACTCAAGAGGTCGTTCAAATTCTGAGTCTGCTAAGAAACGTTCTGTATTAGATGTAGGAGATGAACATGCAGTATTTAAAGATTTCAACTGGTATAATAACGGTTGGATTATGGATGATACTAATACTACTTGTTTAAGAATTAGTAATGGAGCTTCTGTTAATTTCCCTATTGGAGTTAGCACTTTTGCAGGAGAAGAAAATCCTTCAAAAACTATTGAATTAAGATTAAAAGTTCGTAACGTACAAAGTTATGAAAAATTAATTACTACATATACTCGTTATACAGTAATTGATGATGTTGCTCCAGAAATTAAGAGTTGGACTGATGATGAACTTTTTAAACAATTCTTGGATCAAAGAACCGCAGTTGGTGGTTATACTAACTACGATGCTTTCTTGTCTGTAAAATTGCCTCAATTAAAAGAGCAAGGACAGAATGTTCCTTCTTATGATGAATTGCTTTATAAAGGTTTATATCGTGACTACAACTTAACAGCAGCCGCAGTAAAATACATCGAAGATGGAATTGATGATAGTGCTATTTCTAAGACTTCTGCAATCTGTCTTGGAGCGCAAGATGGTTACTTTACTAATGGTATTAATGCAGTAACTATTGACTTCGTAGAAGATAAGATGCTTAATATTACTATTGTTTATAACAACGGTAATGCACAAGATTCAACAGGTGAAAACCGTTTAATGAAAGTTTACTTAAATGGTATGCTTACCAGCGTAGCTCGTTCTACTGCAACAAGTGAATGGTCAATTAATAATAAGAATCTTGTTATTAATTCTTCTAACTGCGATATTGATCTTTATAAATTTAGAGTTTACAACAGAGCTTTAGGTTTAACTGAAATATTGAAAAATGTTGCATATGATAATACTGACACAACTGCTTGGGATTTAGCTGAAATGTCTATACCTAATAAATCTACCGACGAAGAATATCAATTCTCTTACGATAAGATGATTAAGTATAACAAAGAACATCCAAGATCAGAAAATATTATGCCATATATTATCTTTACAACAAACCAAGATGATACTTTATCAAAAGGTAATCTTCCTTGGAGAAAAGATACACCTGTAACTGCTGATATGGAGTTCATTAATACTGGACTTGAAAGAGCATATTCAATAGGTAATTTATCTGCTGAAGCTACTGCCGCAGGTCAAGAACTTGAAGATTATTACCTGCATCATTGTCCATCATTCACAGCTAAAAATGTTGCGTTAAGTGTACAAGGAACATCTTCTGAGTTCTATCCACGTCGTAACTATAAAGCTAAAACTAAGATTAAAGTTGATGATTTGGATGCAGATGGCAATAAGCAATATGATAAATATGGTGATGTAATTAAGAAAAATGAGTATGCAATGGTTGCTCATAAAGGACCTTTTGCCGCAGATTATGAACTCGGTAAAAAGAAGAAATTAAAATATTTTTATTATGATAACAATACTGTTGGATGTAATAAATTTACTTTAAAAGTAGACTTTATGGAATCTTCTGGTTCTTATAATATGGGTCTTGCTAACTTAGTAAATTATGCTTATTCACATCATCCTCTTGAAGATTATAATGGTTCTAATGCATTTTGTCAGCTTGATGAAACAAAGAGTGAACAAAAAGCTATTGCTAATGAAGCTGGTAACTATAAAGCAGGAACAGTTTATTATTATTATAATCATAAAGGAAATCTTAAAAATACTAAAGATGATGAATTAAAGATGTTATCATCTGCTGAAGATTTCGTTTTAGGACCTCGTGGATTAGCTCAACGTGAAGGAGTATCTAAGGTTCTTGGTGGAATTGGAGAAACACCTTCTTATTCAGCTGATGCTCAAGGTAGTGCAATTAAAGATAAATTAGCTGAATGCACAAACGTTTGGTATGAATATGTACCTGGATACAAGACTGCAAAAGTTGACCATTTAAGTGATTATAGAACATCTGTTCAAGGTTTCCCAACTTTAGCCTTCTGGCAAACAAAAGCTATGAAAGAAGCTGGTACAGAGCCTTTATTCATCGGTCGTTACAATATGCTTCTTGATAAAGGTGCGGCTGAAGCCTATGGATTCGCTGACCTTGGTATGAAACAAGCTTATGTTGACCACAAGAGCACAGATGATGTTGCAGAATGTTGGGAATTTGAAAACAACTCTCGTGGATTCTGTTCATTTAGAGACCCATGGAATAGACATATATTATCTTTCAAAGCACCTGATACTGCTGATAATAAATATACTGTTGCTAAAGCACCAGTTGTAGCAGACTCTTTTGAATATAGATATAATGCTCTTGATGATTATATTGATTATTTAGTTGACTTAAAGAATTCTTCTCAAAACTCTAAAACTGTTAGAAAATTACAAGATAAATTAGGAATTGATATTGCTAATGATCTTGACGAAGGTAGAAATAAATTACTTGAAATTTATGGAAACTGGGAAAAAGCAGTTGCATGGGTATGGAGTACAGCAACAGATGCTTTAATTGATGTTAATAACGATCCAAAGAATCCTCTATTAAAAGAAGTTCCAAGTTTAAATACTTATGTAGAAGTCGATTTAGCTGAAAAAATCTTTGAGGAAGGTACTTTCTATTTTGAAAGCACTGAAACAGGACAAAAGGTTAAAGCGCAAGTATATAACAAAGATGTAATTTACTATGAACTTCAAGCTGATGGAGAATATCGTAAAATTCTATTAACTGATGACCCTGAATTAGTTTACAAAAAGAATAAATTTTATACTAAGAATAGTTCTGGTAACTATTTATTAGCAGAAGAAAATTTTGTAGAGACTGAAACATATTATAAAGCAGTTAATAATGAAAGTAGTATTGAAGAGTTCTGGAAATTACCAGCTCCTGTTCAATATGGTAATACAACTTATAATTATGATACAAAAGAATATCGTTTAGCTAAATTCAAAAATGAATTAACAGATCATTTTAACCTTGAATATTTAGCAACATATTTCGTTATCACTGAAGTTCTTGAATGTTATGACTCTCGTGGTAAAAACTGTATGATGGCATCTTGGGGACCACAGAAGAAAGGCGGAGACTATATTTGGTATCCAATTTTCTATGATATGGATACTCAATTAGGTATTAACAATACTGGTATTCCATCATTTGAATATAACATTGATGCTACTGACGATGGAACATTCTCAACAAATGATAGTGTTCTTTGGAATAATTTCTACTCATTGTTCTTAGGAATTATTAAAGATAAATATGAACAATTAACTGGTGTACCAAGTAGTAACTTTGGTACTTTAAAGAAACCACCGTTTACTTCTATAGATGTTATTGAGAATATTTATAAATGTAATCCAGACTTTACTAAGAGCCATTCAATGGAAGGTTTAAGACCTCTCTTAGCAATGAACCTTGATGAGCATTATAAATACATTTCAATTACAAATCCAAAAGTAGGATACCTTGGTTCTGGTACAACTCCAGAGTTGTTAAAAGATACAAGTGATACATATTTCTATGCTTTACAAGGAGATAGAAGTATGTCACGTGAGCAGTTCTTAACTAACCGTTTCAATTACATTGATTCTTGGTTATCAGTTGGTAACTACAAACGTGGTGGACAAAACAGAATTCGTTCTCGTATTTCCGCAAACAGTCCTGCAAGTACATCAGATAAATGGATTGAAGGTACTGCAACAAATGGTGCAGAAGGTATTATTACTAATGAACCATATTATGATCCAAAGACAGGTAAAAAGAAACATATGTTCGATGGTGAATATTGGTTATCAATGACACCTGTTCGTAAAATGTATGTTACTGTTGGAACAGATACCGCAAACTTTGATTCCATGAAATATACTGGAACCCCAGTTAAATTTACTACTCCAGACCTTGAAAATGGTATTCGTAAATCTGGTAACTATAAAGAGCAGTTGTACTATATTTATGGTTTGGATCAAATGAAATCACTTGGTGATTTAAGTAAACTTTACTTCCAAGAGTTCGAGTTATCTGGTAATGCAACTAAGATTACAGATTTAAAACTTGGATATGATGGAGTAGATGAAGAAAATAATCACTATAAAAATGCAAACGTAAACAAATGGACTATTACCGGTTCAAGTGGATTGCCACTTGTTAAAGAAATCAATTTAAGTTACATTACCTTTAGTGATAATAACGTAACATTTGATTTATCTGCAAGTGAAAAACTACAGAACTTTAGAGATACTGGTTCAAACATTACTCAAGTTACATTTGCTGATGGTGTTGCACTTGATACATTGCATTTAAGCGCTTCAACCGCAGCTTTAAAATTAACCGAAGCAAGATTATTAACTGACTTGATTGAAACTTATAAAGTTCCAGAAGAGAAAGATAAGAATAATCCAAGCGGAGATTTGGTAGCTCAAAAAGGACTTTACATCGAAGGCTTAACTGATAAAGAAGTTGGAAAAGGAACATCTAATTTAACAACTTTAAATATCATAGGCGGAGGCTTAGGATATAACAGTTATAAATTATTAAATAAATTCTATGCGGCAACCGCTTCTTTGGGTGCGCAGAGAAAGATTAATATGGCTGATGTTCAATGGAGTCCATATGTATTAGTAGATGACCCAGAAGCTACATTTAGCGCAAGTTCTCAATACTTCAGAGACGATGGTCACTTTGGATTAATTGCTTTCACAGCAGAAGATTATAAAGCACATCCTGGAGATTGGGTTCAATATATCAACAATAGCCAGATGTACGAATATGATAGCACTATGAAGACAGTTGATATCAAAGATACAAAATTACTTGAGAATTTAATCACTAATGCAAGTTTCATTGGTGTTTCCAGTGGAACAAAAGTTCCTACAATTTCTGGTTACATTTATATTAATAATGAAACCGCAGTTGAAGAAAGCGCAATTCAAGACTTGTTAGTTAAGAATTATCCTAATTTAACATTCTTTTTTAAGAAAGTTACTAAAGGTTTTGCGGCACGTTTCGTAATTCAAGATAAAACAATTGATTCCTTAACTGGAGTTGCTACAACAACAGAGACCTTAATTGGTACAGATAAGATTGGTTTACATGAATTTGAAACAAATCCAAAAGTTTTCTTCACAAATCCAAAAGACAGAACTGAATCTTCTTTCAGTGAGACAAGAATTAATGCATTAAAGCCTTCTCAAGACTTTATTGGATGGTCTACAACTCCTGATAGAACTGGTTTGATTGAGTCTTATGATACAAACTGGGTTACTTTATTAGGTAATAGTGCAATCCATAATTGGGGAACTCAACAATTATTAGCTGATAAAACTGATTATACATTCTATGCTGTATTCGAAGACCACCATTGGGACGTAAGATTCTATCTTGTAAATGACGATGGTTCTGAGAGAGAGATTGAAAATACTTATGGAAATAAGATTGGATATTCTGTTGTTCATGGAAGCGCATTACATGATCCAAATTATCTTGTTCAAAATCCAAAAGAAGATAGTCTTCCTATTACAAGTAAGTATAGATTCTTAGGATACACAAGAAGAATTTCTGGTGAAAATAATATATACGGTTCCGCAACTTTAGCTCCTGTAGTAGATTTAACAACAATTAAAGCTACTCAAAACTTAAAATTCTATGCGGCATTCAGTGTTGAAAATGTTTATGACAATCCTACCGATGATAAGTATTTTGAATTTAATTGGCAAACAGACCAAACTTATTCTATACGTGTTAAACCTGGTGTTTCTTTAACAGGTAAAATTACTATTCCAAAACAGCATGATGATAAAGTTCATGGCAAAGCAGATATTAGTATAATTCAAGAGTTTTCTAATCAGACAGGAATAACTCATGTATTCTTCTATGAAGATGCTCCTCTGAAATATATTAAAGAAAATGCATTCCAGAACTGTTCTCAAATGAAATATTGCTATCTTCCAAATAACTTAATTGAAATTGGAACCATGGCATTTAGAATGTGTGCAAACCTTATTTGGACTGGTTTACCAAACAAGTTGGAAAAGATTGGTAATTTCGCTTTCAACCAGGCTCTTGCTGATGCTCCTTCTGGAGACTTCACAATTATCATTCCTCCAAGCGTTAAAACAATTGGAGATTCAGCTTTCATGTATATCATGTGTACAGCTACATTGAAGTTCTTATACATCGGTACTGAAACTGAAAACAGTAAATTGACTTCTATTCAAGAGAATTCTTTTGCACAGAATGGTGAAGCTATAATTACTGATCCAGAAGCTAAAGCATTTATTTATGGTGCTTCTGAACAAATGAAACCACTGATTAAAAAATCTTTGGCTAAAATGTACGCTAACCCTGATACAATGATTGAATTCAAATAAGGAGGATTCTAAAAGATGACTAAAACTGTTTTGTATACCTATTTAGGTACTAATGGAACAATTACAAGTACAGTTCATCTTGAAGATATTTACTATATTCGTAAATATAGATTAGTAGCGGACGCAAGAAAAAGTCTTACCAAAGATGGTAAGACTTTTGTCCAAAGCGTTACTATTCCAGAGGATGAACTGGATGAATGGCGAGAAGTTGGCCAAAAATAATTATAAATAAATCTCTTTCTTTCATATCTTTTGAAAGAAAAAGTAAAGAGGAAAGAAGCAGTTTTTCTTTCCTCTTTTTAAAATTCTAAGAAAGGATTGGGATAAAATAGATGATTACCTATGTAAATAATCAGAATAGTGCAAGATATAATCGTCTTTTCTCAAAAGCTACAAAAGCTTTAAGTGATGCTGGCGAGTTAAAACTTACATACGTAGAAGTTCCTTTGGAAGAAAGCCAATTCGGAGAAGGAATGTATTTTGTAAAAACAAAAGACGGTCAATATGTCCAAGCAACTAATGCGTTTGACCCAACAGAAACATACTATGAACCAAGTAATGGTATTACATCTCTTGCTGAGTATTTTGGTAGTATCGTTGAGTTAGCTGAAATTGATAAAATCTATACAGTTCTTCCATTAGATGAAGATGTATTTGAAATTGATGCTAATACAAGAGAAATTTCTGTTCCTCAGACATTTGCTAAAAATGGTGTATCCGTACAAGGTGACCATATTTCAGAAATTGTTTATTTCTTAGTAGATCGTTTTTATGATAACCAAGATTTAGATAACTGTAATGTTTATATTGAATGGCAATTAAGTCAAAAAGATGAAAATGGTAATACTATTCAAGGTATTTCCGCACCTTATATTGCTGATGTAACAAGTAATCCTGGTAAGATTTTAATTGGATGGTGTTTAAATAACGACATCACTAAATATGCTGGTAACGTACAGTTCGCAGTTAGATTCTATATCCAAGATGAAGTTACTAACATGCTTACCTATTCTTTATCAACAAAGACCGCAACTGTAGCTATTAAGTCTACATTGGATTTCAACATTCCGCAAATGATGCTTGATGGTGAAAATGTATTTGATGAAGATGATAAGAAAGTTCTTGAAAGATTAGTAGATTCTACTGCTACTGGAGATACTACAAAGGCTCAGCCTCCTGTATTTATCGAGAACCTCGCAGAAACAGTATCTTTCGCTACAGAAGTTGGTTATACTATGCAGCAAGTTGAAGCAGTTTCCCCAGATGGTGGTACTTTATCCTATGTATGGAGAATGTATGATATTGATACAAATGAATACATTGGTCTATTAACTGCTCAAAATATTTATGTTCAAACTACTGATACCGCTCAGAGTAATACTAAATATTATTATAAATCTACTGCTACAGAAGATGGAGTTCCAGCTTATGAATTAATGACAGAAGAAGAGTTAAGAGCTGTAGATTGGGCTACTCCAACAGGCGTTCTTGAAAGAAAATCTCAAGTTAAGATTACTGCTACTGGACGTTATGTAGCTGTTGCAACAAACCGTGTAGGAAAGAGCCGTGAAAGCACATTAAGCGTTATTTGTCAAATCTTCCACCCAAGTGAAGTTACTATTGTTAAAGATATTGATGAATCTTTAGTTCTTAAAGAAGCTGAAGAGTTCAAAGGTGTTTTAACAACTCAGACTGGTAAGAGTGATAGCGGTGTTATTACATATCAGTGGTATAAGATTAAACCAGAGAATGTAAAAGATGCTTTTGATGATGAAGGTAAATTAAAGAAAGTTCAAACTAAACACTATGATAATAAAGATAAACCAAATCTTGTTACAAGTGTTGACATTAATGCTCCTTGGGAGAAAATTGCGGACGCTATTAATCCAATTTATACAGTTGTAGGTTCTAATGATGCAACCGATAAAGCTGGAGCAGTTGGAGATGGATATTATGCAGTAGTTGCTACTAATAGTATCAACAATGAAACTTCAACTGAAGAGACAAGAAATTGTCGTGTAACTCATACTGCAAGTCCTGTTACTATTGAAATCTCAAGTTTCGATGGACATGGAGACCCAGTAGTAGATAGTCCTAAAAGAACTGAATTAAAAGTTGATTATGCTATTGCTCATAGCTATGGATTGAAAGTTGATTATTCATTAGCTAAAGAACGTGGCGAAGGTCTTATGAGAACTGATGCCGATACTGTTACATATCAATGGTATAAATACTATAGAGGTACAAATAGTAACATTGATGAAGACGTTCAAGATGCGGCACTTGGTAATTATAACTTTGATGGTGATGTTCCTATTGATGGAGAAACTCAACCACTCTTTAAACCAAAAGATAATGAAGGCGGATATTACTATTGTATGGTTAGAAATACATATAATGGAACAACCGCAGATAGATGTTCTAAGTTCTTCTTAGTAGTTTCTACTCAAGAGTAATAAAACAGTTAAGGAGGGTTAAGCATGGTTACTAATATGCAGGAATATTATGATTTACTCTATCGTATTCAAGATCAAAATAAGCCGAGCTTAGCTGTTTTAATTCCATCTACAGAAACAATCTACGATGTTGATTTGTCTACAAGAACAATTAAAGGGCCAGCCTCTCTTGGTGTAGAGGCTGACCACCGTTCTGAAATTATCTATTTTAAATTAAATAGATATTATGACCATATGGATTTAATTAACACGACTTGTTTAATTCAATACGAAAATGCGGAAGGAAAATCTGGACTTTATGTAGTTCCTTTTTATGATGCAGATACTTTTATTGATGAAGATAAGTTGCTAATTCCATGGTGTATTAGTGGACGAGTAGCTGCGGCCGCAGGTAAAGTAAAATATTCAATTCGATTTTACAGTATAGATAGTAGTAAATCTGAATTAACTTATAATCTGAGTACAATCGAAACTACAACCGAGATTAAACAAAGTTTAGTAGTAGATATTAACTTAGATGAAGAAGGCGATAATGACAGAGTACAGAGAATTCTTGATACTAAAGAATATACTGTAACTGAACAATTAATCGCACGAATTGATCAAATTAATAAGCAAATGGACATATTTTGGCAAGACGCTTATTAAATATATAGGGGATAAGACAAAATGTCTTATCCCCTTATTTTTATTTAATAGGCCAAATTATAATAATATTTTTGGTCAAGTTTTTATATATCATAGAATGAAATTGACTTAACGTCGTTTTTATGATATAATTAACTCAGAGAGAAAGGAGGATTTTCCTTTTGGCAAATTATGTTAAATTTAAACAAGGTTTAAAAAAGGACTTTAATACAACAAATCAGCCATTAACAAATGGTATGATTTATTTCGTTATAGATGAACATAATAATGGTTCTATATACTATGATACTATTGTTGATGGCGAACATGCTACTAAAGAGGGAGCGGTTCATAGAGTAAAATTTTCTGGTTTACCAATTAAAATAACTGGTTCTGTAACAGGAACAGGTGTTATTTCTAAAGATGGCGAAACTATTGAAATCAATACATCAACTAATCACTCTCATGGATTAGCACATCAAGATTTTACTGTAACTTTATCAAATGATGATACTAATTTAAAATGGACAAGATTAGGAAATCAAAATGGGGAAGGCTTTTGGTTAAAATCTATTAAAGGAGATGTTAAAGCTCCAGCTTGGTTCCAACCTAATTATGGTGCAGGTATTGCTTTCGGCGGTGGAAGTACAAAGGGTATTATATCTGTTAAATATAATGAACCCAGTATTAAATTTGCAGGAGGAAATGGTGATGCTCCAGTTTGGTATTTTACTATTACTGGTGCTAATGATAAAACTTATGATTTAAGTAAAATTGGTGGTCATTCCAGTGATAGTGCAAAATTAGACCATAATATTACTTTTAAAATAAGTAAAGTTGCGAATGCAACTACTGGTGAAGCAGGTGTAACTACTAATTTAACTGAAAAAGCAATTACTTTTACGATTCCAAGTGATCTTTCTGGCTTTAATAATATTCAATCTACAAGATTCCAAGGAACCGCAGATAATGCAGATACAGTTGATTATTTTCATGTAGCTGAAGAAAAATATAAATATGAAACAACTAAAACTCAGCCTACTTCTGGTGCAAATTGGTGTATAAAAATTTCTACTCCAGTTTGGAATTCACTAAGTGAGACTATTTATTTAACAGCTGATGGAAATAACGCTCATGGAACAGTCATTTTAAAAACTGGTTCTCGTCAAAATAATTGGTGGGGATATGCTACTAATTATAATGGTACTGGAATTATTGGAGTTTATAAACTTGTAACTGATTCAGATGATGTTTATATTAAAGTTGACGGTGCTTATACTTCAGTAAGAATTAGAACAACTTTTAATCCAACAATTAGTATCCCAACTACTATTCCAGATTATAAATTTACAAGTGTCCCATATCAAGGTGGTTTTTTTAGTAATGCTATTTATACTGATACTTTAACTTTTACGACGCCAAAATATTGGGCAAATGTTCCAATTTCTGATACTCCAAAAACAGATACACAGCCAACATTTAATACTGCTTATACTTCTAACTGGTGGCGTTCAACTGGAAGTACTGGATGGTGGAATGAAACTTATCTTGGCGGTATTACTATGGAAGATAAAACATATGTAAAAGTTGCTGGTAATAAGAGTTTCTTAATTCCAAATGGCTCTTTAAAAATTGGCGGTAATGGAAATATCTTCTTTGCTACTGGAGATAATGATGCTACTTTAAAAATATACGGTCAGACTAATACTAAATTTGGACCTGAAACTATTGCAATTCAAACTTGTTTTGATAATGAAGATCCGCAAACATCAGGATATACTACTCAATATGCAGAGAGATGTAATTTATTACTACAACCAAAAGGCGGACAGGTTTATATTGGTAAAAATTTAACTACTCCTGGAGATACTGGATATAAATTATTCGTAGATGGTAACCAATGGACCAGTGGTAGTCAATGGGTTAATGGTAGTTTATTTTTTACAGATATTACTGGAAATACTGCTGATACAGGAACCAATTTAAAGGGTGTTTATGGTCGTATTGGCGGTAATGATGGTTGGAGAATTGCTGGCGGAGCAAGGGAAAATAATAATGGATATCTTGAAATTGCTACTGGCGATGATATGAATGAACCTATTTATGTACGTCAATATGGTGGTGGAGGAGACTGGAACGGATATGTATCCCTTGCAAGAACATTTACCTTATTAGATGCGGCTGGACGCTCTCGTGCACCTGAACTATTTGAAGCTAAAAAAGTTCATGTTAATAGTTTATTAGATCAAAGTGTAGCAATCGCAGATATAAGCTATCAATTTCAAGTTACTGGAACAAGTAATTTTACTGATAGCGTTGATATTTCTGGTGTAACAACTCATCATAATAATATCCAAATAGATGCTAATTATAGTGTTGCAAAACCTGGAAAAAGTTCACCTTGGTATGGTTCTCATACTAATGCCATGATTAGAATGACCAGTGTTAATGACTGGTCTCCTTTATTAGCTCAAAAAGCGACTAATGGCTATTGGATTTTAGGTCATTATAATCATCATAATGAAAAGGATGAAAATGATAAAAATAATGATTTTAGAGATCAATGGGTATTTGGATATCTATCAGATAGTAATCTTGAAGGCACAACCGGTGCTTCAAATTCATTAACAACTACTTATAGACTATTAAATATTGGTGGAAATGATAATCAAAGAATGTTCGTTTCTGCAAAATATAATGCGGCAGTAGGGTCTGAAACTCAACCTGTTTATGTACAAAGTAATGGTAATGTAGCTACTTGTAGTTATAGTTTAAGTGCCACTATTGAGGCAGGAACCGCAAATAGAATGGCATATTATAAAGCGGCTAATCAAATTGGTTCTTCTGATCATTATGTAACTTCAAATCAAGTTGGAATTAATTCAAATACTACATATGATTTTACTTTTTATGTTGGTGGAAATAGTTATTTTTCTAACTTAATAACTGTTTATCCAGGAAATAATTTAGGTGTAAAAATTGGTAATACTAATATCACTGCTATAGATGGTTCATTAATATTTCAAAATAATACTGCTTTAAGATTTGGTAGTAGTGAATGGGATTGGAATAAATGGGCTGGTTTAAAATATGTTCCAGATAGTAAAACTATTGTAATGGGATTAGCAGATTCTACTAATTTTACTGCTAATGCAGTTCAATCTGGCGGAACATTTTTATTTACTGGTATGTCATCTATTGACTTAAATAAAACTGCCTCAATTAAGAATCTTGCTGTTGGTGGAGGTATTTATTGGAATCCATATGTAGAAAGTGCCGAAGATGGAACAGATGCAGCCAGTATTACAGTTATTGCGCATGGAGCCGCAGATGGAACTGAATTAAGAATTCAACAGCAAAATGATGTAAATGATGTTATTAATTTAGTTGTTAATAATTCAATTTTTCTTAATGGTAAAAGAGCTTTTAGACCTTATGATGATTGGTTAAGAATTAATGAAGATTCCAGTTTTAGTTCTGGTATTTATACTGGAACAAGTTTAATTAGAAGTGATAATCAACTTCAAGTTGGAGATGAAGGAAATGCTTTTTATGCTAATTCCGCAGGAAATGGCTATTTAAGTAATAATTTAATAATAAGAGGCAAATATGCAGTTAACTTTTTTGGATCTGGAGATCAAACATATACCCAGAGTGCTTTTATTATAAATAATACAGATGGTTTTATTCTTGAAACGCCTCGTTCTACTAATGAAATGACAGCTACAAACATATTACCTTTTAAAATTAGAACACGCGGAGGACAACCTGCTCCAGAATATGCTGGAGATAGATTAGTTGAAACTGACTGTATTTATAATCTTGGTTCTACAACAGCGGAATTTGCAACAGGGTTTATAAGAGCCATTGCGGCAAGGCATTTAGATGCAGATGCTGTATATAGCGGTGATCATACTTTATATATAGGATGGGGTAATGCAGCTTATACAGAGAAAACTGCCTTTTTTTATTCTCCGGATTTATCTTCAAGGACTCAATTTGCAGAAATTAATTCAAATGGATTATATGCTTTAACCCGTTTTGGTGTTAATGGTCAAAATACAAATTATACCTTTTATGTAAATGGTACATCCTATTTTTCTGGTAATATTTATCCAGCTGGTAATATCTATATAGGACCAAATGGAGCAGGAGGATATTTAAACGGTTCTGCTACTAATGGTGGTTGTAATAGTATTATGGTCGGAGATGATGTTTGGCTTGGAGATGTAAATCAAAGTGGTATTATGGGCATGAAATCAACAGGTGCAAATACTGGTTTTTGGTTTTATAATTCAAGTGTAAGTAACACTGGTAAACTATTTGTTGATTCAAGTGGTAATTTATGGAGTAATAATAATATTTTACCTTTGACCCATAATGCTTATAATATTGGCTCAACCTCCAATTATTGGGCTACTGGTTATATTAATACTTTATATGTTGCTGGAAATGCATATGCAAATGGAAGTAAACGTATTCCAACTACAGGAAATACTTCTGGAACAATAGGTTCTGCGACTGTACCGGTATATTCAGATAATGGAGTATTAAAAGCCATTACTTCCTATAGTGGAAATGCAGCTACTGCAACAGTAGCATCATCTGCAGCTACTGCAACAGTAGCATCATCTGCAAATAAATTAAATACTTCCGCCGGAGGTAATACTAATCCAATATATTTTGCAAATGGAGTACCAGTTAAATCGACAGCTTCAGTAGGTTCCGCTAATCAACCAGTTTATTTAAATAATGGTGTTATTACAGCTTGTGCAGGTTCACAATCTGGAGCTGAAAAACAACAAACTTTTAACATATATGGTTCTGATGGAACTGCTAATTGGTATTATTTAGGTCATTTAATTTCCAATGGAGATGCTTCAGAAGTTATTATAGATATATATAGTGGAAATGGATATAATGGTACTGGAAATCAAAATACACACATAAGTATTTTTGTAAAAGATGGATGGCAATCTACTCGAGCAGCAGCAAACTCTTTTGGTATTTCATATTTAGTCGATCATTCTGATGTTAATGCAATTGATATAAAAGTAAAAGGACTGGCCAGCGCAGATAATACAATTGATTTATATGTTTATTTACCATGGGGTTATAGTGATGGATATTATAGTGTTAAAGGACGTTATAATACATGGACTCATAAAGGAACTCGTTCCACAGCTGAGCCAACTTCTGGAGAGGTTCAAAACTGTGTTTTTGGAGCTTTTAGAGCCGGTCAAGTTTATGGTGCAGTATGGAATGATTATGCAGAGTATCGTCGAACTAAAAACAATGTACAACCAGGCTATTGTGTTATTGAAACTGGAAAAGGAGATTTAATTAAATCTTCTGAAAGATTACAGCCAGGAGCAAACATAGTATCTGATACTTTTGGATTTGCGATTGGTGAAACTGAACAAACTAAAACTCCACTTGCGGTCTCAGGTAGGGTATTAGCTTATCCTTATGAAGATAGAGATTCATATCAAGCTGGTGACCCAGTTTGTTCTGGACCTAATGGAACTATTTCAAAAATGACTCGTGAAGAAGTCAGAGAATATCCAGATCGAATTATTGGTACAGTATCAGAGATTCCAGACTATGAAATTTGGGGAACTGGTAATGTAAAAGTAAATAATCGTATTTGGATTAAAGTTAAATAGGAGGAATAATTATGGAAAATTTCTTACAAATGTTATCACAAATTTTTGAAGTATGCGTAATCCCATTATTGGGAATTTTAACAGCTTATTTAGTACAGTATATTGCAACAAAAAAAGATGCTTTAATTAAACAAAATGATAACGCTTTAGCCGCAAAATATATTACAATGTTATCAAAGACAATTACTGATTGTGTAATTGCCACAAATCAAACATATGTAGATAGCTTAAAAGCTCAAGGAAAATTTGACGCCGAAGCTCAGAAGAAGGCATTTAACATGACCTTAACTGCAGTTCTTTCTATCTTGAATGACGAAGCGAAAGAATACTTAACAGCAATCTATGGTGATTTGAATACATATATTACAAAACAAATTGAAGCGGCTGTTAATAAGAATAAAACAACTATTGAACCTAAATAAGAATAAGGGATACAGAATATATATTCTGTATCCCTTATTTTTTTTGTCTAATTTTGTAGTACAAAAAAAGATTAAAAAAGACTGGACTTTTCATATTAAGATAGTTAGTAAAAATTTTACATACTATTGAAGGAAAGAAAGAAAAATAATTTTAAGAAGGAGGATTAAAAAATGTATCCCAACTACAATTACTTCCCGCAGAATCAACAACCTATTAGACAGCAACCACCAATGCAAAACCAAGGTATTTTGTACCTAAAAGGCAGGCCAGTTTCTTCCATTGAAGAGGTTAAAGCCATTCCAATAGACTTTGATGGCTCTATTTTTATTTTTCCAGATATAGCGAATAAACAAATTTATACTAAACAAATCAATTTAGATGGAACCGCATCAATTAATGTGTATGAATTAAAAATATTACAACAACCAACCGCACAGCCACAAATGACAGATTATATAACAAGAGATGAATTTAATGAGCAAATGGAAAAAATAAGAGCTATATTTGCGGGCCAGATACCAGAGCAAGCGCCGCAAAAAACAACTCCTTCAGTTCCTTCACCGCAACCAGTCAAAAAAGAAGATATTAAGTTTTAGGAGGAATTCTTATGCCAATGAATATTAACCCAATGCAATTAATTCAAATGATTAAAGGAGGCCAGAATCCTCAACAGTTAGTAATGAATATGTTAGAGCAACAAATGCAAAATACTCCAATGGGAGCTAATCTATTGTCTTTAGCAAAGCAGAATAGAAGTGCAGATATTGAACAAATCGCTCGAAATATATGCAGTCAAAATGGTAAAGATTTTGATAAAGAATTTAATGCCTTTAAGCAAATGCTTGGGATTAAATAATATATTTTAAAAAGGAGGACATTAATATGTTCAATAACGCAACAAATGGCTATAGTTTAGCCGACATTGCCGCAGCTACTGGAACCAATAGAAATGATAATGGATTTGGATTCGGTGGAGATGGAGCTTGGTAAAATTTATCTGCCAAGGGTAAATCGCGGAATTAAGCGGGAAAGCTGAAATGCCAATCCGAACCGAAGGCTATAATTATTATAGTCAGGGGCAACGCATAGAGAGTGAAAAGATATAATCTCTCCACGAGGCCGCGACATTATTTAAGTTATGAAAAGTGACGGGCATGGTAGGATAATTATCCCCCCTTTGTTTTCATTTTTATATGAAGAAATAAAAATAAAGGAGATTTTAATTATGGGAGCAAAAATGTTAACACTTGAAGATTATGAAATTACAAGAGATGGACAAGTAATCAATAAACATACTAACCATGTCTTAAAGCCACAGCCAAATGCGAAAGGATATTTAAGAGTATCTATTAGTAAAAAATTAGTTTTTGTACATCGTTTAGTAGCTGAAAAATATATCCCTAATCCAAATAATTTACCTCAAGTAAATCATAAAGATGGTAATAAATTAAATAATAGTGTAGAAAATTTAGAGTGGGTAGATAATTTAGAGAATAGGGCTCATGCAGTAAAAACTGGATTACATTTATCTGGTGAAAAAGCTACTAACCATAAATTAAATTGGGAAATAGTGGAGTATATAAGAAAACATTCTGAAATCTCGAGTTCTGAATTAGGAAGAAAATTTGGAGTATCAAGAACTACTATAAATGATGTAAAAAAATATCGTACTTGGAAAATTAAAAATGACTTAAATAGTTGAAAAGATATGCTGAGCTAATACGAAAAAATAAGTATTAGAATTATAGGATAAAAAGCCTATAAGATAACAAATAATGGGATTATAATTTTATTCCTTTTCTGCTTCGCAGGATGGGGAGGAAATGGAAATGGACTCTTCGGAGGAGGTTCCACAGGTTCTGGAATTACAGACGGTTATATTTTAACCTCAGATTTTGCCAACATTGAAAGAAAAATTGATGGCGTAAATAGTGGTATTTGTGATGGTTTTTATGCCATGAACACAGGTATGTTAAATGGATTTGCTGCTGTTAATAATAATATTACTCAGCAAGCAATCGCAGACATGCAAAATGCTAATACCATTAATGCAGGTATTACCAACTTAGGAACTCAGTTGCAACAGTGTTGCTGCCAAAACAGATATGAGGACGCTCAAAACTTTGCTCAATTAAATTATAATTTAGCAGACCAAGAGTGCTCAACTCGTAGAACAGTTTCTGATGCAACCAGAGACCTAATGGAAAATCAAAACGCTAATACCAGAAGCGTTTTAGGTGCTATCCAAGAGATGCAAACACAAGCTTTACATGATAAGATTAGTGAATTAACTGCAGCAAATTCTAATCTTAGATTACAAGCAAGCCAAGCAGCTCAAAATAGCTATTTAATTAATGCTTTAAATCCAACACCTATCCCTGCATATACAGTTGCTAATCCATATTCTGGATATCATAACTGCGGATGTGGTACACTTTAATCTAAATTAGTTTAATGGTTAGAGGGTCTGCCAACCCTCTAACCTATTAAATTCCTGAAAGGAGACTATTTATGGAACTCACAAGCAATGTAATACAATCAGTAAATGCAAATGGAAATGTTGTATTTATTACAACCAGAATCCCTGGTAATTGTTCAGTTATTCATACCGAGGGAAGCGGAAATATCAAAATGAGAGGCTTGTCTAATAATCAATGCCGCTCAAGATTCAAAGTAACTTTTACAGGTAATATTGCGGTCCCAACTGGCGGCACCGCAGGAGCTATCTCATTAACTATCACTATAGACGGTGAAGCAGTTCGCACTGCCCAGATGATTGTTACCCCTGCCGCAGTAGAGCAATATTTTAATGTAGCTTCATGTGTGTACATTGATGTACCTACTGGATGTTGCTCAACAGCTGGAGTAACTAATACGTCAGATCAAACGATTAATGTTCAAAATGCTAATCTAATCGTAGAAAGGGTGGCTTAATATGATGAAAAGACTTTGCGAAATGAAAAATTGTTTAATTAATGCGGCCCAATCTCAAATGTCTAATCTTCAGAATTGCGACGCTGAAGAATTAGGCGAAGTTATTGATATGATTAAAGATATTGAACAGGCTATTTATTATTGTACAATCACTAAAGCTATGAAAGAATCTGATAATGAAGAACCTCAGAGAATGTACTATAAAGAAAGTATTCGTAAGAAAAAACGTAATGTACCTATGGACTATTATGATAGATACGAAGATGAAGATGAAAGAGAATATCCAATTAAAATATACGATAGCCGTGAAGGTAAAAGCCCTGAGCGCAGACGTATGTATATGGAATCCAAAGAACTTCATCATGATCAAGCTAAAAAATTAAAAGAACTTGAAGAATATATGCAAGAACTTAATGCAGATATTCTTGAAATGATTGAGGGCGCAAGCCAAGAGGAAAAACAGTTACTTCAAAAGAAAATTGCTTTATTAGCAACTAAAATAAATGTTTAAAATTAATGGGGATAATTGGCGAGTCGTCTTTGTATCCCCATATCACCCAATGCTTAAAAAGAAAGATGGCTCTTATACTCTTGGAGCTTGCGTTGATGATACAAAGAAAATCTATATTAATAATAAACTTTCTCTCGAAAAAATTAAAAAAGTTTTATGCCATGAAATAACACACGCCGCAATGTTTAGCTATGATATTCAATTAACCTATGACCAAGAGGAGCTGTTAGCTGATTTGCTCGCTACTTATGGACAAGAGGTAATTGATATAACCAATAAGATTTTTTCTAAAATAAAAAAAAAGAGGGGATAGAATTAAATTCTATCCCCTCTTTTTTATTCTTCTTTTGGACGTTGGTCTTCTGCAAAACCGGCTTCGACTTTCTTTTTTACTAATGAAAATAAATGGTCGCCTTTATGATTACCACCTAACCCATTATAAGCCATATGGTCTTTATCTAATTCTTCCCATTCATCAAGAGTAATAACATGATCTTCAGCTAAAAGTTTTCTACAATTATTTCTAAATTCTTTTCCTTGCATTGATAAAACGCCTGCGGTCAAAGCTATAATATTTTTTTCCAATGCTGAAATTTCTTTTTCAAGAACCGCATCATCAGATTTAGATTCTTCCCGACCCGCTTCTAAAGCTTTATCAACCTTGGTATTAATTTCATCATACTTATCTTCAGAATTTTGATTCATCTTATCATGTTCTTTTTCTAAAGATTTTAATACCTGTTGATTTTCACTTTGAATTTTTTTAAGTACATTATCAAAATATTCTTTTTGCTCTCTTTGACGCTCTTCTTTTTCAAGTCTTAAATAACGTTTTATTAAAAAACCGCCGCCAGTTACAATCAAACCTAAAATAAGTTCAACCCAATACTTTAAAGCAATTGATCCAATTGTTTCCAGCATAGTTAAAAGCCCTCCTTATTTTTAAACTTTCTCTCTACAAATTTTAAAAAACAAGAAGGGTTAATTCTATTAGAATGGCCAACTCATTACACATTCATTTGCATACACACCATTATCAGCTTCCAATGAAGCATCAGTTCTTTTTACCATCTCTAAATAGAACTGAGAATTTGGATTGTTAAAGAATATTCCTGGTACATATGAAGATTGACTTACAATAGTTGGAATATATTCAGGCTTAAATAAATAATATAAATAATTAGCAAAAATATCTGCGCTTGGCAATGTTCTTCCTTCAAATTTAAAATATTTATACCCCATTGAATTATATTTTTGAATATCTTCCCAAGTTAAATTGTTTTGTTTTCCAAGAGTATCAGGGTCGTTAATACCACCTTTAATTTGACATTTTGTGGTAATACTGTATTTATGTCTACCATATGTTAAATTAGTTTTACTGGTGTCAAGATAATGTGATTTTCTAACAGGACAATGACTATGACAAATTGCATTTGATAAAAATTCACATTTACTTCGTAACTCTTGAGGAATGTTCTCAAGCATATCCATATTTTTATTCAAATTATAATCTAAACAAACTTGATAATAATCTGGATTTTGAAGCTCTTTAAGAAATTTTTCTTTGTTTAAACATTTGGTTGTAGAACTAATATATTTAAAATCTGGATAAGTTTCTCTTAAATACTGCTCCAAAAGAGGAGAATTTACAACAACTTCATTATTACCATCTTCAAGTAATTTCATTTGAAGATTACAAAATGGATCATATAAATCTTCTTCTTCGATTGCGGAATTGGTAAAAATTAATCTCATAGGAATATTATAGAATTTATAAAAATCTCTAATCTTTTCAATTTCTTCTTTCGTGATTTGACGATAAAATGGAAAGTTTCTTCCGCCATCCCAAGTACAGAATGGGAAATTACCAAAGAAAGTAGCAATCTTAATTCCCTCTCTGAAATACTCAGGATTTGTTTCATGTAATTCTAAAATAAATTTATTTAAAGTAAAGTGTTCATAAAATCCAGGTAAATTATAATAAATCATTTTTAAGCCCTCTCTCGAATAAATTAATCATTAATGTATAGCATTCATTTGTCTCTTCTGGAATAATATTATCAAATAAAACATATGAGAAATCTTTTGGAATATTTTTATATTCTTCAAAGAACTCATCATCATCTTTATAAAACCTTTTAGTACATTTTCTAAATGTAGAATTACCACTATATTCCAGTATATTATGAGATTCTTCAGATAGACAATCACAATAATTCACACAATCTTTACATTTTGTAAAACTCATTAAATAAATTTTTTGAACGCCTTTTATTTTTAAATGAGCATAACGTCTTGATAAAATTATATATTTAATATTTTTACAGCTATCAATTTTGTCTTGAATCTCTTTTAAGCTATATTTTAATAAAGCATTTTGATGTAACGCAATTTGAATATTAGGATAACGTTTTACTACATAATCAATCAAATTAAAATCAGCAATTTCATAATACGCAGAATTATTATTTTCCCATTCTTCAAATAATATCTTATCAAAACGATTTAGATATTCTTTTTCATTTAGAAAGAGGTTGCCGCAATCAACAAACAACATTTTAGATGTTATTGGATAGCTACCTACACAACCAACAATATCATCATACAGCGCAAAATATCTGGTGTCAAGGGCGTTAATCCCGCCGCACATAATGTTAGACGGGAAATTACCCTCAATGCCTTTGATTTTCACTGTATTGCTATACATATTTAAAATATTTATATTATCTTCAAAATTATAATAAATAGATGGCAATATAAAAATCATTTACTATACTCCTTTTACTCTTTACTTCTCATTATTTTACATAAAGAAGGTCTACTTTATCTTCAATATCTTTTTCAATATCTAATATTTCATCATCTGTTGGAAATTCTTGAATACTATAAAACAAATGATAAAAACTATATTGAAATCTATCCCATTCTGCAGGACTCAAGAACTTTTTATAATCAACTATAGATTTCCCAATACAAATTCCATATAACACATTATCTTGAAATAAACTAAAATCATCAAAATAAGTTTCATTTAAAAGATAAATATATTGATTTATATTGGATAAAACATCATCTTTATAATCTGTATATCTTAACTCTGGAGCGTATTCTTTCAAAAGAACTAAAAACAGTTTGTTTAAATGAACTTCTTCAATGGTATTCACATCTTCATCAAGAAAACCTTCAACGGTACTATTTTTAATTCGTTTAATTAATTTATTATTAGATGCAATAATAAAATTTTTTATATGAGTAAAATATTCCTTTTCTTTATCATCAAACATGAAATAATAAATGTAATAAATTTTTAATCTGGCTGATTCAAGTACATCATCTTCATCATCAACTTTACCAAGTCTAAAATCTAATTCATCTATTAATGCGAATTGTTTTTTAAACATAATATCTTGAGTTAAATCAAAAATAGAAACTTCTGCATTCTCATCAGTCATACAAGCATCTGTTGATAATATCTCTTGCATATTTTATGAACTCCCTTCTCTCTTTTGAGATTTTTAAATCATTTAAAACAATATCATAAACGCCATATTTTTCAGCTATATCATTAACGGTACGATACTTAGTTTTAAACATCTCACACACTTCGTCAATAGCACAAAATAATTCTTTTCTATCTTCGTATTGTGCTCCTAAACAGCCTTTCATACAAAAACTTTTAATAGGGCAGCCCGCACATTTCATAAAAGAGCGATTCTGATTAATAGTTTTAATCTTATATGCAAGCATAGGATTCTCTCCATAAACTCCAACAATTTTAGTTTTATCTTCATTTAATTTAAGGAATCCATAAACCTTATCTGGATAACAAGTTCTGTGACAAGGTACAACTGCTAAATCTCCAACTCTAAAAATTGTACCACCTTGAATTGAACATGGCATTCTATGTTGCACTTCTGGAAGGGCTAATATATATGGCTGCACATGATTATATGTTCCAATATTCATCATTCCATCAGAGAAGTTATCTGCCATATGATATGCAAAATCAGTTAAATCTCCTTTATGAAGTGTATTTAAGTCTTTTTCTGCTACATAAAAAAGAAAATCTCTATAATTTTGTAAAGACTCTTTATCCCACTGTTCAGCATTTCTAACTTCTAACATCATTGGAACTGAATATACTTCATATCCATTCTCTTTTTTAAAAGTGGCATTATACTTAATAAGATTATCAATCCACCAATCATAATTACGTTTGTAATCTTTAACAAATTCTTTTGTAATCATAGGATGACAGGAAAAAGAATACTTCGCAATAAACTTGAAAAATTTATCATAAAATGAATCTTGTTTCGTTTGACCGTTTCTCAATCCTCTTTCAACAGATTCTAATTCTGTTGGTCCATCTACTGAAGCACTCAACCAAAAGCCATTAAAATGTTTTGTATCATTTCTAACTCTATTTATCCAATATTCGACTCTTGTAGTTTTCTCTTCATCCATAAGAAAAGACATATTTGTAGGAATAACAAAATCTCTTGATGGAATATTAGGAGTATTTATTTGATGCTCATAAAAAACATCTAAAATTTCTTCCCAATAAGGAATTTGAAAAAATTCTCCTGAGAAAATATCAAAGGTTGTATATTTATATCCATTCTCATCCAACCAATCTAATAACAATGCTAAATTTCTAAGAATGTTTTCTTTCTTATTAGCTTCTGGAGGATACATCTCGTTACCATATCTATACAAATAACAATACTCACATTTTTGATTGCATATAGACGTGATGATAAATTCAACAGAAGCTTCATCTTTATCATATCTAAATAAATAATTTTCTAAAAGTAAATCTTGCTGTTCTTGAAATGTCATACTATACCTCTTTCCGCCATTATTCTGTCAATTTCTTCTTCAACTACATCCATAGCTCCATTATACCACAATGGAATTTCTAATGGGTTTGATGTTATCCAAGAGCCAGTAATAATATATGAATCTTGTAAACAACATGATTTATCAACGAAAATAGCTACCGTTTTATCAATCTTACTCATATCAGTCCATTTTTCATCAATGATACCTGCTTTTGCATACTCGTATACAAACTTAACATAATCTGTATAGAAAATTTGATGAGGATATAAAATAAGATTATCAAAAGTCTTTTTAAGATTTAAGAATTGGTCTTTATCATAAATCCAAGCAGATTCATTATTTGTTTGAACATATTTTGCGGCAAGTCCATTCATGTCATTATGGTCTTTCATATTGTTATGATAATCAACATAATCATCAAACATACCTCTATGACACATAGTATATTTACCATTATGAATAGGAACTACTACATGAGAAAATGAACCACACCCTCCGCCGCAGAATGGTTTAGAACAATCTAAACATTTCTTTTTATTAAAAGAATTATCGTCTTTTAATCTACCTAATAAAAATTCTACGCCTGGAATATATGTTTCATAGTTTGGAATCCATCCATCCAATTGTTTTATTTTTGGTGTTACTTCTTGAATTGAACGATAAATTTTTGCCACTTCAAGCCCATCTTCTTTTGTCCATTCTGCTGGAGTTGCATAATTAAAAAGACATGGTAAGAAAAACCATTTTTTAGTTTTTCTGTTTTTATAGTATTGATACATTTCTTTATCAAAAAATTCAAACCATTCATATGCTTTTTCTGGTGTATCTACAAAATGAAATGTAGGTTTTGAAAAAGTTGGTTTAGTATGAACAAATAAATCAATTTTAGAATCGTCAAATTCTAATTCGCATAAATCTTTAAAATTCTTTAAGAATTTTTGAGTAACTCCTTTACCCCTTCCAAAATCATTCATCTCTTCAGGTCCATCAATTGAGACCTGAAGATCAAAATGAAATTTTTTATTACCATGATAGTGTTTAATAATTGCATCAAACATTTTCTTTAAAGATTCAACTTGATTTGGAAGAGTAAAATTTGTTGAAGTATCTATTTCAGTAAAGTTTGGAAAAGCATTTAAGTATTCTTCAAAATGGTCTATAAAACGTTCCAGATGAAGGAAAGGCTCTCCTCCCCATAAAGTAATATGATTAATATGTTTATCTGCTTCTGGATCTACATCATATACCTGTTTAATTTGATTTCCTTCTTCAAAATCTTTCGCAAGGTCATCATCTATTTGTTTTAAACATCCAGTAGCATCTTTACAAATATAACAATATCCGCAATTAAGATTACATAAAGCTGTAGTGAATAATGTTATATTTGTAAAATAAATTTTATCATTATTTTCTATCATTAATGACTCCTTTTACTCTTTAAATATATCTAAAAATCAACGCCTTCTACAGTATAACTACTATGAACTGTAAAGCATTTTCTATCAACATTACTAAAATTACTTGGACAAACAACATTATAATTACCACTAAATACTCCAGAGAAATTACTTGGACAAGTATTTACACTGGCATCATTCGTAGCATGATTAACAGGACAATTAGAAGTAAAAAAGCTTGAATATCCAGTAGCGTTTCCAGAATAATTGGAAGCGTTATTTCCTACGCATGAAGTACCTACGCTGGAAAAATGACTACCATTATTTCCAGAACAACTTCTTGTATGCCCTGTATATTTAGTATCATTATTTGCAGTATAACCACCTTTATGAAAAGGACTTCTATTAGCATGATTCACAGTAGTTCTATTAGTGCTATTATTTCCATTTCCAGAAAATTTAGAAGCATTATGTCCATCAAAATTACCTCTTTTAATAGCATTACCTGTTAATTGAACGTCTTTACTTCCATTTCCAGCCCAATTAAATACCCAATAAGAATAATGATGATGGTATTTTCCAGTTGCAAATCCACTTTTATTACCATTATGAACTTTTGAAAACTTAGCACTATTATCTCCAAAAGCACTAAAATTTGAACCATCATTAGATGACCATTTAGTACTAAAAAATCCACTATTAAAAGTATGATGATATCCATTTCTAAAAGCATTATTATAGCCACTTCTATTAGTAGCATTATTAGTAGTTCTATTACCACCGCAGTAGCCTTGTCTATGACCGTTAAAATATCCACTTCTATTGGAGTTATTATCAATTACATTAAAGCTTGTATTATTAGAAGTTCTATTAGTACCATTAAATCCAGACCTATTAGAACTAAAACTTCCAAAAATACCATAATTGGAACTATTAAAACCATTACGATTGCCTGAAAAATGTTCTCGACAAGCTTGTTCCATCATTCCAATACTTTTTTCAATTTGAGCCATAGATTTTTTTCCAATTGCGGAACTACCTTGAGTAACTCCAATAGGAACTAAAATTGAAACGCCATTTACGAATGAAACAGTATTTTTTGTATCTACAACACTTTTAAAAATTTCATTCATAACTTGCGCGCTGGTGATTTGAACACCAGCGCCAACGCTTCCTCGGTTAGAAATAGCAGAATATCTACCATTCCAAGTTCTAATAGCATCTAATCTTCTATAATAATCATTAATAGTAGAGGCTTGAATTGGCTTACCTGTATATTCTATTCTTGCCATTCAATCACCTCTCTTTAAAGTCTTGGGTTTGTCTGAAAAGAAATATCTATATAATATTCTGGTGTTTCTGCGGTTTGGTCATAATCTCCTTTTGCATTTGAGACAGATGTATATTTAGTAGTTTCAAAAACAATTTTTTCTCCATCTTTAATAGTTATATTGTGAATAGAATTATCAACTTTAAAATATGGAAGAAAATCTACTAAACTGATATTATCAAAAGTATTTATATTTTCACCATTTTCTGCGGAAATATAAGTAGTGATATATAAAGCCGCTGTAGTTTCTTTTTTACCAGAATTATCTGGCAATTCTCTTATTTCTAAGCCTTCTGTAAAGCTTTTAATATGGCATTGTAATTCGCCATTATTTATAATTAAAGTGTACATAATTTTCTCTCTCCTTTTTAAGAAATGAAAAAAAAGAGAAAATACTTTCTTTAATCAGACCAGTCATGTATCTTTTCTCTTGCTTTTTCATTAACAATATATGTCCCAATACAAATTGCATCGCATTCATCTTGAGTAGCTTTTATTCCATATGTATCAAGAACATATTGTTGAGCATTTCTTTTCTGCTCAGGACGAGTACGTCCTTTTATGTTTAATGCAGACTTCCATACGCTTGCTAAAGTTGCACTATTTGGTATCTTTAATTCTGTTACTAATTCATAAATAACTCCGAACACTTCTGCCAAAACCTTAAAGGTTTGAACATTATTAGTAACATTTCCTTGAAGTTGAATATCTTCAAAAGCTACTTCATTAATATTAAATTCTTCAATAAGTTTATTTACTTCGTTTTTAATAAAAAAAAGTCTTTCCCCAATATCTTCTTGAGTAGCATTAAATTTACCATGAGCTTCAAGTTGACCTTCATTAAAGAAGGCCCAACCTGAAATTCGACTTGCCTGGTCTAATGCGAGTAATCGGCTCATTAAGCTTCTTGCAGTACTGGTTGACTTGCCGCATCTGTAGAACCAAAACCGCCTTCCCGCAAATCAACTGTATTATCATCCTCAGTTTTTAAATAAGGTTTAATAATACCTTGACCAATACAGTCACCTTTCTTTAAGATAATAGGAACTGGGGAAAAATTAATCATCTGAAAAAAGATATGTCCCTCATTATCTGGATTATTATAATAATCGCCATCTATAACTCCTACACTATTGGCCATTACCAACCAATATTTAAGTGGACAAGAACTACGAACTGAAAGCTCTAAGTATGTGCCAGGGTCAAGTTTAACTTTAACCCCTGTTGGAACTAAAGTAGGCTTTGATAAAGTTTCTTTAGTAATAGCAGCAACTTCATCAAGTGTCATAGGTCTTTCAAGATATTTTTCATCAAGCTTTTTAACTATAAGTTTTTCAAAAACACCTTGTGACATATTTGAAAAATGATAATGATATGGAAGAATTATTGTATCTTCTGCTACAATAAAATCATATCCAGCAGATTCTACAGTTTTTCTTTTAGGAAGTAAATCATTTTCGCCTTGAAATTTTTTAATTAACTCAAATTTAGCCAAATTAGATTCCCTCCTCATAAGTGACATTAATATGCTGCTCTGGATCTTTTTCTGGAGTAAATTCAATTTTAGCTTTTACAAGCTGATACTCTTCAATAATCTCACCTTTAGCTTTGATATATTTAGTTGTATAACTAAAGTTTGTTAATTCTCCATAAGGATTCTCAGAAAGTTCATCTCTTAAAGCTAAAGCATCTTCTACTGTTGGAACTCTAAATACTAATGTGTTGTTAATTAAATATTTATTCATAAATTAATTTACCTCGATTTCTAAATTATTTTCTCCATATGTTGTAATTTCACTTGTTCTAATTTTATCAGCAACGCCATTACAAAAAATAGTATCACCATATAAATGAATTTTACTGATATTCTCTGCTGAACAAACTTGTGGCAAGAAGCCAGGTAAGTTTGCTAAAGAAACCTGCTCTTCTTGACCATCATTATATTGGACTTTTTGATAAATAGAGAACATATCAATAAAACATACAATCTCATTATTGTTCATAAGTTACAATACCTTCATCGTAATTAAATAAATACATGCAAGTAACTACATCATTATATTTAATCCAGATTTCAATAGAAGAGGCACTACCATCTTCTAATTTATTAACATTGATAGAACGAACTGTACCAAGCGCAGTTAAGCATTCTTTAAGTCCATCCCAGAATGTTGCGAAATCTGACTCTCCGATGTTTCCTTTCTTAAAGATTGTAAAGTAATTAATCTCTCTACCATAAAGCATATAATATGTAGAAGACTGTTCCATTAACCAATCACCAAAAATCTTTTCAGCGCCTTCCCACTGAGAATCTTCATAGTCTGGAAGTTGCTCAATAATACTTCTATTTAATTCATATAAATTAAGTTCAAGTCCCTGAGAAGTCATTTGAGCTTCTACTGGAAACCATTTTTCATTTTTATAGATAAAATAACTTTCATCTGTTTCATTATATACAATCTGGCCATCTTCTGGCTCTTTAATTTCATCTAATTCTTTATTATCTTTAATATGTTTCATTTTTAATCTCCTTATCATTTATAAATATATAATATCATATTTTTTTTAGAAAATCAATAATCAGTTCCCTTATATAAAATTCGTTGATTAGATGAACCTCTCATAAATAAAGAAACATCTCTTTTTGTTTTATCATAAGGACCGTCAATAAGGCAATCTACTTGTTCAAGTATTGATTTAACTCTATTATTACTCATATCTAAATCTTCTAAACAATATCCTGTCCATAAATAAATTTTAGTATCAGGAAGTTTTTCTTTAACAGAATTAATAATTAAATTAGTCAAAAATTGATTTTCTGGACAAAGAGGCTCTCCTCCCATAATACATAAATTACGATGTAATCCATTAGCAGTAATAGCTTCAATAACCTCTAAAATAGTATCATGAGTAACTTCTTCTCCGCCTTCAAAATCCCAAGTCTCTGGATTATGGCAACCCTCACATTTGTGAGGGCAACCTTGTGTAAAAAAAGTTACACTTGTTCCAGGAGCGGCAGAAAAATCATTTTTAATAATTCCTGCATAACGCATTATAATTATTCCTCCCAATCAAAAAGCTTGCGGCCGCAGATAGGGCAGTATTTAATATGTCTAATATATTCAAATCCTATTCCGCCATCCCAGTCGTTTGCCATATATAAAGTATCATCTGCATCTAATTCTCTACAATATCTACATTCTTCTGCTTGTTTTAAGTATTCTTCTTTGTCGTGCCAGGTTTTATCTGCGCCCATTCTCTTTTTCCTCCATGTTTAACACGATGTTCAACTTCATCTTGCTTACCAAGATTAAAAGCAGTTTTATAATTTCCTGTTAAATATCCAGTAACTCTTCTAAGCTGTTGGATATGAGTGCTTCCGCAGATAGGACATCTATCATTAAATTCATCTGTATATCCGCACTCAAGACATGTATCATTTGGTACATTAACTGCAAAATATGGAATGTCTTTATCCATAGCATAATTTACAATTTGCTCTAATGCTTCAAGATTATTTTTAATGCCAGAATCTAATTCAACATAAGTAATACATCCCGCAGATGAATAGCCGGTTAACTGAGATTCAATATCAATCTTCTCAAATGGAGACATTTCTTTCCAAACTGGAACATGAATTGAATTAGTAAAGAATTCTTTATCACTTACATTTTCAATTACTCCATATTTTGCTTTAAAGTTTTTTAAAGCTTTATAGCAAAGGTTCTCAGCCGGAGTATAATATACTCCAAAATTAAGCTTATATTCTTCTTTAAATTCCGCACATCTATCTTTAAATAACTGTTCAATTCTTTTAGCCAGTTTCATTCCTTCTGGAGTCGTATGGTCTGTGCCAATAAGAATTTGAAGAGTCTCAGCGAGTCCTAACTGACCTACCGCTAAAGTTCCATGCTTTAATGCACTTCTTATTCCTTCTTCTGGAATATACCCCTTCATTGTACCATTTTCATACATAAAGGCTGCGGCAGAGGCGTCCTGAGAACAAATCCAATCGAAGCGTTCAATTAACATATCTTTTGCTTGATGAATTTTTTCATCTAAAAGAGTCATGAAATATTCAACTGCAAAAGCCTCTTTTGCATCTTCGCCAGTTAAAGCATATTGAGACACAAAGTTCTGTTTAGCTTCCATTGCTAATGTAGGTAAAATAATTGTTACAGGACAAATATTTCCACGTCCATCTTTTAACTGACCGAAACCGTTAATATCGTACCCATTGGCAGTTCTGCATCCCATCGTAGAGAAGTAGGTACGAGGGTCGTTGATGTCATATCCTGCGTTTCCAGACCAGTCAACATTAGCATAATTTGGGTACAACCTTGTGGCGGTTGAACGTAATGCGAGTTTAAATAAATCGTAATTTGGGTCTCCTTCTTCACGATTGACTCCTTTCATACACTGGAAAATTCCACAAGGGAAAATAGAAGTTTTATGAAGCTTTCCAATACCTTTAATAGATACATTTAATAAAGCCTCTGTTACTAATCTTCCTTCTGGTAAAGTACATGTACCATAGTTAATAGAAGTAAAAGGTAACTGATTTCCACTTCGAGATTGTAATGTATTAAGATTATGATACATTCCTTCTACAGCTTGATAAGTTTCTTTTATTGTCATATCTACGGCATATTGATAAGCTGCTTCATTTCTAACAAATACATCATCATTAATAGAAGCATCAGCTTTAATCCATGCCTCTTTTGCATTAGATAAATCAAAATCTTCATAAGTTCCAGCTAATCCAAGCATCTGACCTTTTTGACAATATTTAATACCATCTAAGAAATGCTTATAAAAACTTCTACGAACATAAGGAACCATACTCCAGTCTAAGTGAGTAGCAGATACTCCTCCAAATTGCTGTAATGATTGTAACTGAAATAATACTGCCAAAAGTTGAAAAGCTGTATTAACAGATTGAGCAGGACGAACATCAGTTTGACGAGTATTAAAACCGTCTCTGAGTAAATCATCTATAGGTAATGACAAACAATTATGCATTCCAACAGCATAACTATCTAAGTCATGAATATAAATCTCATTGTTTAAATGATTATCTCTTGACATTTTAGATACGATATAATCTAAAGCATATTTTTTTGTCATAACTGAACTTGCTTCACCCATACGTCCGCCAAAAGAGTGTTCATCTACATTAGCATTTTGATTTTGAACGTTGCGAGCTTCCAATTTTTCACTATAAGTTTTAACAAAAACTGCCTCATGTTCTCTTTTTGCTTCTTGTTTATATCTATAACGAATATATGCTCTTGCAACATCTCTTCTTTCAGATTGCATTAATAAATCCTCTACACAATCTTGAATAGTTTCTACAGAAATAGTTGTCTTAGAGCGTTTAGCCATTTCTTCAATTTCAGTAGCAATGTCTTCTGAAGTATCTGTTTCATAAAGGATTTTGTCTACTTCAATCATCGCTCTGTTTACTGCATCAATAATTTTTTCTTTATCAAATGGGACAATATCACCATTTCGTTTTTGAACTTCTAACATATTGTATCCCTCCATCTATATTTAGTAAAATTTTTTAAGTCTTAACACTATATATGGTTTTTGCGATGGATAAATTATCCAATCCTGTTCTCCAACCGCTGTGCCGCAGCAGATACAACTTTCACATTGAAGTCCATATCTTTTCTATCTTCATTTACTATTTCATTATAATGAAAATCTAAATCAGCAAAATCTTCTTTATCAGTTTTATATCTTCTAATAATTTCATCAACATTTGGATTTTCTTCTCTGTTCAACTGTCGCAATAATCGAGTCTTATCTTTGGCAGTTATATAATATACTACAAGCTCAATATTTTTATGAGCCATTAAACTATCAATTCCTTCTGGATTAAAAACTCCAATATTAACGCAATCAGAGCGCAATGAACCAAAGCCGGTTCCATAAAACCAGTCATTGAAGCAGGCAGCTTCCAGCATTTCACCTGCCAGAAGCTTTTCTGCAAATTCTTCACCAGAAACAAAATGATAATTAATTCCGTCTTTTTCTCCTTCTCTTGGAGGTCTTGTTGTAAAACTAACTATCTCGTGGAGATTATGATTAACTTTTAAGACCTCTTGCATAAGAGTATCTTTCCCGCTACCAGCTTCTCCAATAATGGCAAGAATTTTATAAGAACCTATCATACGCTTGCTTCTTCCTCTTTACCTGTTGACTCTCCTGGTGTAGTATTTTCACCTGGTTTATTTGCCTTATCTATCTCTTCCTGATATTTTCTCATTTCTTCCTGCATAATACTTTCTCTTTGGAAAAATGTGCTTAAATCAGAAACCTCATTATCATTCTCTTTTAATTTAAACAAATCTGTTAAGGTTTTGTGAAGAGCGGGAACAATTTTTGGAGCGCATTCCTTACAAATATCCATATTATGACTACACATATAACCCATAGAATTTGCATAATTAAAATTAATGTTACCAGTATCTAAGTTCTCTGTAATTTCATGTCCACATAAATCACAAACTCTTTTTACTACTTGACTCATATCTTTATTCTCCTTTTTATTGATATATTAGAGAAGATGTTAAAAAACATCTTCTCCTTGGTATCTATCACTTCTAATTTCCAAACTTCCATCTTCATTAATTTTATCAATCTTATATAATTGATGTCCATTAGAAGAAGCATATTTCTTAGAAATGAAATCATCTCCTGATCTAATGCCCATTACTATAATCATATTTCCTCGATTGAACCAAGATTTTTCTCGAACTTTTTTAGTTCCATCTTCTTGTTTTTCAGAAATTTGTTTATCAAATAATGAGAAATATTCTTTTCTAAATTTAACATTAACTACTCCAGAAGTTGTCAATATAGTTACTGTACTTTTGGTTTTATTTTTAGCAATACAAGTTCCGCAAATTTTATTCAATTTGAATATATTAATTTGCTTTGCACCTTTTGTAAATGTCCTTTCTATAATAGGTTCTTGCGGCAGCTTATCAAAATCAACAAAACCATATCTTTGAGTATCAACATGAGATAATTCATGTTCATGATAATAGAAACATAATGCTTGCATTTCCCAAGCTGATAAAGTTCCTTGAGCATATTTATCCCAATCGTCTTTAAAGATTTTTTCATTTAAGTTCTGAAGAATCTGTTCTTTTTCTTCCGCAATCCATTCTCTGAATACATCCATCCATTTCTGATATACTTTGTCCCATGCTTTCATATTTAAAGAATAACCCTCTAATAAATCATCATGTTCCATTTCAATCAAAAAGTTCATTGCTCTATCATCTATATGATAATTAGTTGTATCACCTTCAATCTTACAAACAGATTTTAAATAACGATTAAATTCATAAACTCTTCTCGCCATAATCTGTTGTTCATTTTTCTCTGGAAGAAGATTATATTTAATCAAACCTCCCATATTTTGTAATGTAATTCGTTTCTTCTTATCACAAGTTTCCCAAATATACCAACCCATACAAATCTTACGATCAATCATTGTATCAAATGCTCCACCTTTAATAAGTGAAATCATTGCTTGTTTATTTGGACGTACTTTTAATAAAAAGTCTTTAGGTGAAATATAAGGTCTATTTTTGATAATATCATCAATTACTGCATCACTAACATTCAATAAACCTTTCATTCCATAAAGAATTTGATTATTTTTAGCATCAGGCTTAAATCCATAATCTGAATTATTTATATCGACAAGACTCATTTTAATTCCTGCTGATATAATTTCACCCATCGCTTTTGCGATTTTTCCATAATCAGTTGAAGCTGTTTTCTTTACAGAGATAGATTCAGATTCATCATCCTCTTCAATCTCTAAGTCACTATTATCTTCAAGTGAACCACTATTTACAATTAAACATGCACAATCCCAATAAATAGGATTCCAATTTGTTGCAATATATAATGTTTGAACACCAATGAAACTATAAGCTAAAGCATGAATAACACTAAATGAATAACCCATCTGCGGACCAACTCCACATTTCCATACATACTGTCCAAGTTTTTCACTTGCCGCCTGTGCCAATACTTTTTCATGTAAAGCTGGAATTTTATTCATTTGCTTTTTACCGACAATCTTACGAGCTGCATTTGCTTCTCCAAGACTGAAGTGACAAATCTTATCATCCATTAACATCCTCATTAATTGTTCCTGTGAAGGCGGAACTCCATAAGAACTCTTAAAGTAAGGTTCAAGAGTTTTTTGCTCTTCTTTGGTAAGACCAAATTTTGTCATTTCATCATACCATAACTGAATGTTCTGTTTAAAACGATAATATTTATCCATTGGACGTTCTTCTCCATCTTCGCCCATAAGTCTCATTAGACCATTCGCATCCGCCATTTCCAATACATTCTGAGGTTTTAATTTCTTTGCAACCTGCGCACCAACCTGAGAATCGAACTGAAAAGTATTAATAACAGATACTTTACCTAATGCATCCCAAATCTTCTGATCGGTTAAAGGTAAAACATTAGGATGAAAATATTTATCATAGACTTCCCGCAAACTTAATTCTGGTTCAATTTCATTATCCTCTTGGAGTAATTGAATAGTTTGAACCAATTTATCCTGAACCTCAGTTACAAGAAAATCATATTTTGTTAATCCCATATACTCTGCATCATGTAAGTCAAACTGAGTAGTAATCTCGCCTTTTGGAGTTTTCATAAAAGCACTATGCTCAAATGGGTCATCTCCAAATAAAATTACACCAGATGCATGAGAACCTCTATGGTTTACAAGACCTTCAATAGCTACAATAATATCCAATAAACCTGGATATTTATTTACTTCATTTACAAATGTCTTAACAGGCTTACGACCTTTTTCTGGATTCCCATAAACAACTTCTTTAATTGTCCATAAAAATCCTCTTTCTTCTGGAATTAATGAACTCATATACTGAGCTTCATCAACATCAATTCCTTCTGGATAATCTTCACTTCTATAACCTCTACAAGCTGTCTGAATTGCAGATTTAGTTCCTTCTGTACCAAAAGTTGCTACAAGAGTACATCCAAGGTTTTTCTTTGCCCATTCCATGATATTATCATAGAACATCTTTCCACGCTCTTCTTTAATCTTACGAAGAATTTCTGGACGTTTAGATGGACATATATCAATGTCAATATCACCAAGCTCAATTCTCTCTTCATTAAGATAACGGAAGAAAGGTAAATCCCATTCGATTGGGTCCAACTGAGTAATTCCCATAAGGTAATGATTAAGTGCGGCACAACTGGAACCACGACCAGCACCTACCATTGAACCACAATCCCAAATCATATCAATATAATGCTGAAGTGTATTTGGATAACGGAACATATTTGTTTCAAGTTTTTCACTAATGATACTTTTAACTCGTGCTTCTTCTTCAAGCTCATCAAGATAACGTCTATCATTAATTTTTTCAAGTTTTTCAAGCTGATTTAAACACTCATTTACCCAATAACGATTCTGAATATCATCATCCATTAACATTGCGGATAAATGTGGATATTGTTTAAATCCTCTTACTTTTGGATAATCTTTAACCTCCACAGATGGAATATCCTGCTTATGAAAAAGACTATAATATTCAATTTTATTTTGTAAATCTAAAGTATTTTCAAAAATTACATCCACATATCCATCTGGAAAACATGGAGATAATAACTCTTCTACTTCATCGCTATCCATAAGTCTGGCAAATTCATAAAAGTCATCAACTTCACGTTCTCCACCTTTTGAATTAAGATATGCTTTATGAACCATTCTATCATCTTTTGTTAAATAATGAGAGTCGGTTCCAACAACCATTTTAACATTATATGCAGTTGCAATTTTAAATAACTGAGAATTTACAGTCATTTGGTCTTCTTTATTAGATGGCGCGCATTCAATATAAAAATCATCTCCAAATAAATCAAGCACAAATTCCATAAAATCTTGAATCTTTTTCTGAAATTCCATTGCCATCTTTTGGTCATTTACTTTTAATGCTTCTGCATATAATAAAGACCATGAAGATAATTCTCCACCAATACATGCACTTGTTGCAATTAAATGACCTTTATAATGTTTTACAATCTCAGTTAATTCATCTTTTAGAGTTGGAACTCTTTCCATACCTCTATCCATATATGAATAATACCAAGCTGTAGAACTTAACTCTCTTAATGCTTTATGACCGATTGCATCTTTAGCAATCAAAATGAAGTGATAATATTTCTGACCATGATTTCTTGTATCAGTTAAATAAATCTCATTTCCTAACCCAATCACAAAATCAGGATTTGTTTCTCTTAATTCTGTTGCAATTTTATTTATTTCAACGTGCGCACAAAGGGCTTCATGGTCAGTTATACAGATACCACTAAGTCCTAATTCGATTGCTTTATTGATTAAATCTTTTGGGTGATTGGTTGAATCCAAAAGACGTAAGTTTGAATACTCTGTATGGTTATGACAATTAAACCACTTTTTGCTCATTTATTATCTTCCTCTATCTATACTATTCTCAATTATATAAATATTATATCATATTTTTTCAATACTGTCAAAAGGATATTCTTTTCCTGCGATTTCACTACAGATGGTATTCCATGAATAAAACAATGGTTGATAAACTGGCGGAATCCATTCAAAAGAAGAACAAATAATTAAAACATCTGGAGCATATTTGTCATCTTCTAAATTAAAGTCTTTTAAGACATAATCTTCTGTAACATATCTTGCGGCCTCGCTTGGATAAGGGTCAGAATTTTCATTATGAACCCAATAAAAAGTATCAACCATTTTCTTATCTCTTGCATATTTAACCCAATTACTTAAATCATATTTAAACATTGGGCGCATCCAGTCCGCAGACTCCATATCATATCCTAAGTCATGATGATGGTCAATATTATATAAATCAATCTGTTCATCATGAGGAATTGTTTTAAGAATATCAATCACTTTATCATGGCTATTCACAAAATAAATTTCTTGATTTTGCTTTGCCGCACGTACAATATAGCGAGTTAGATAATCATAAATATATAAATCGGCAGGGATATTTGTGAGAAATGAAAATTTATCTACATAATCTTTCATTGGGTCTTCAATATCCACCATATTATTATAAAAACTAATACTTGGCTCCATAATAATATCAAAATCTATTGTAACTACATTCATATTATTTTCTCCTTACAATTACTTTTTCAGATGCTCTGGTTATTGCAGTATAAAGCCATCTTGCATGTTCCAACCTTACTCTTGGAAATGGCTCTTCAAGAACTAAAACATTATCCCACTCAGAACCTTGAGCCTTATGTCCAGTAATTCCATATCCATAAGTAAAAAATTTTGGGACTAAATCTCCAACTCTTTCACGATGTTTACCAATTTTATAAATATCTCTATTATCAAGACATCTTGCTCCATGAGTAAGCATAGTTTTATCCAAATATAAATCTTTATAAATATCTCCTTCATCAGTCTCTATATCGCATTGAATGGCTTGTACTGATGGGACAGAAGCTCCAATCCAATATGGGAAATAAATAAATCTATTTTTAGGGTTTTTTAAATAACCAATGGTACCATTAACCAAGGCATTATGGTCATCACTAATATCTTCCCAATAATTTTGTCTACAAAGAATTTTATCTCCATCTTCTGGAAGCGGGCCTCTTCCCAACAGATTTCTTGCATAAACATTAATCTCTTCAACTGCGGCATTGGTTCCACAAATAATCTGATCAGCCCAAAGAACCATACCAGCTTCATAATCTTTTTGGTCAATTACTTGAACATTTTTTCCTTTAAATAGCTCTAAAGGTTTCATTTCTCGAATGTCAATGCTAAGTCTAATAATTTCAGAATCTGCGGCCTGCCGCATAATTTCATCTAAGAAGATATGAGGGTTATCAAGTAAGTGATTATCTTGGTCTTTTTCTATTGGAGGAATCTGGAATGGGTCGCCTAAACAAATAACATACACCTTATGTTTAAAAAGCTGTTGCATCATGTTTACTGGCACCATTGAAATCTCATCCACTACAACAATGCTATATTCAATAGTAGATTTTGGCTTTCTAAAAAAACCTCCGCCTGGTCTTGGGATATGCTCATAAAGTAATTTATGTAAAGTGCAAGCATTCTTATTTCCCTTTTTACGAAGAACTTCTGCTGCCTTACCTGTAAAAGTAGCATATGCCACTTTACTTGGATCGACATCAAGGGCCTCAATGATGAACTTTACAAGTGTGGACTTACCAGTACCTGCGTACCCAGCTATTACGGTGTATTTCTCATTGTTGTGGAATCTTTCAACGGCAATTTTTAATCCCTCTTCTTGTTTTTTAGTTAATTCCATTTATTTCATTACTCTCTTTCATATACATTAATCTGATCATTTGCTGTTTAAATGGCGTTGGAATTCTATGATAACGCCAATATAAACATACTCGCTCTTTTTTAAATCCCATTATCTTAAAATTTCCATTCCATAAATATGAGCTTTTCATATACGTTTTCATGGAAATTGAGAATATATCGCTTTTAGTTAATTTAAAAGCTCTAATTGAGTTATTATTTGTTTGATCGAAGTGGGTGGTCTTCTGCATGGGCTTCTAATATCTCCTCTAATACGTTATAAAAATGCATACACTGACCATCTTCCCAAGTTTTACGGGAAAAATGTCTACCTTCTTTTAATGCTTCTCTTTCTTTATATTCACCAAGCTCTTTGATAGCCATAGCATATCGAAAATATAAACTATCAAAAGCAAAATTAATTCTTTCAAGTAAAATTTTATTTAACTGGTCTCTATTGATTACTGTTACGTCTAATTTATTTTTTAATTCTTCAGCTTCTCTTATCATAATATATACCATCCCTTTTGATTATATAAATATTATACCATTTTTTAAGTAAAAAATCAATATAAGGCATTTTTGGTGAAAAATTTCTAAGACCACTTTTTGTTTTGGATTACGGTTGTTAGGACCCATCACCGCCGGAAGACCTGCTATTCTCGCATATGGGTACAAAAATATGGCGTACATTATATACGCCATATAATTTTAAAAATAATATTTAGTCTCTCCTGTGATTTCATAATCACTAACTTTAATCTGAGGAGTTATACGACCATTCCATTCATTAATTGCACAAGTTCCTATAACTGTAATATTTTTACTACCAGTAGCATTAGTAGGAAGTAATGAATCAAATTCTTCATCAGTAATTCTAAACTTAATTAAACTTGTTCCATTAGGCAAAGTAATTTTAAATGAAGGACATCTACCGCCTTTTCCCATATAAGATAAGTTATCTTTAGTTATTTTAACATTTTTAATTACGACAATTGGTTCCGCAAGTTCTTGTCCCCAAATAGTATTTAATTCAGCTAAATCAATAATATCATTTGCTTTAAAGTCATTTGCGTCCCAGATAAAATCAACTTTTTGACATGGAGTAAACGAGCATTCTTTTAAAGCTTCATTTGAATATTGAATAAAATCACTAAACTTATCTTCTGGAATAGCTGCACCGAATGCATTAGGATGGCCTTCTGCAAGACTGGCATAACCGCTATCTCGAATAAATGTTCTTAAATCATTAAAATTAGAAGTTTCATAGCTTCTACCAGAACCTTCTAAACTAATACTACCATCCTCTTGTGGATGTTCCATAAGAATAAGAAATGGATGATTATATTTAGCCATTAGCTGATTTGCAATAAGTCCAGTTAAGTTTTTATTTATTGCTCCAGCAGTAAGTTTAACCGCAATAATTTTGTTTTCTTCAAGAGATTTATCTTTTATAATTCCTTCAATCGTTTGAAGACTTGCATCAATGGCTTTAGATTGATTACGTTTAATATTTGTGCAATTGCGGCAAGCCTGTTCTACACGAGTCTCATATTGACCTTTACATCCTCTTTTAGTAGAAGGAATTTGGTCATAAGCTTTAAAGTCTAACATAGATTCAAAAAGTATAAGTTTCTCATTCGCAGAACCCATGCGAATAGTTCCATTTATCTGCGGTGCAATATAAAAGCTAACTGCAAATGGACATAATCCTCCTGCTCTACTAATGGAATAATCTTGCACTTTCACCATTTCTTTAAAGAATGGATTTTCAACAGATGCTAAACCAAGATTAATAATTTCTCTTGTTTCAAAATCTCGAATATCCATCATATCTGCAATGATTCCAAGTGCCGCTAAATCAAGATAATAACTTGCCCAATCTGTACCCATAATTGAATCAAAATAAGAACAAAATTTATAAACCATACCTACACCAGATAAAGACTTAGTTGGATAATCACATAATTGATTATTTATTACACAGGCATCTTCTGAAACTTTTTCTGCTTCATGGTGGTCAATAACTAATACGTCAATTCCAAGGTCTTTAAGCTTTTTATGTACTTCATAATTATTACTTGACGAATCTGGTGCAATAATTAATTTATAATCTTCATTTATAAAATCTGGAATAAACTCTTCATAAAGTCCGTGCTGTTTACCAGAATGTAATCCATATGAAATTTTTGTCTGAGTATATCCTGGAAATAATCGGTTTAAATAATTGATAAGGAATGCCGCAGATGTAAAACCATCACAGTCACTATCTACTTGAATATAAATCTTATCCTGTTGGCTAATATGTCTTGCCAACATTCTTACTCCTTCATCTATATTCATAATTAAACCAGGGTCTAAAATATCTTTTTCAGTTGTATTAAGATAATGAGGAATGTCTTTTGGGTCTACTCCTCGTATTGCAAATACCCGCTCTACCACTGTATATTCATTTTTAATTGGGAGCAATGGTGTTTTAAGTTGATAATCCATATTTGATTTCAACCTCCTTTCATTTTATTCATCACACTCCCTTATTATCAAAGTTAATTTTATTTACTGAACTAACTTCTTTTCCATATCCAGCTTTTTCTTCAAGGGATTTTTTCATTTCATTTAACATACCTACAAATTCATTAAATTCCCAATAATCTTGAAAAGTAAAACTAATCATATTTGCATCAATAATATCTAATACTTCCCTATGCGCCCGAGAAAATTTACATCTGGCGCCATATCTATCTCCATGAATAGGCACTTCTATACTAAAGCCGGCATAATCTCTTAATGGATATTTATTAGGGTTAAAAGGTTCATCTACTATCATAATAAAATCCTTTCTTTAAATAATATAAGAAATTTTTCAGACCCTTCATCTATGGGACTTGCTTTATATCCAGTAATCATATTCTTATCAAATATAAAGCTAATATTTACATCATTCTTATATTTATCATTAATTCTTGTAAGATTTCTTGTTAAGTGTTTAAATTCTTTATCTCCAATTTCTTGAAATTGTCTATCAAAAGCAATAATAATTTCTTTTGCTCCAGCATCTTTTAATAATTGAATTTGTCTTGCGGACAAGCTTGAACCGCAACAAGCAACTGAAATATTATTACCCCAACCAAAATAACTTGCATACATTAACACAGATTTTTCAGATTCAAAAACAATGGCTTTTCCCATTGTTTTAATATTATCTTTGCTCCAATTTAAGCCATATAAATTCATTCCAAGAGGATGATTATATAATAGTTTATTAACTCGCATGGGTCTATATTTACCATATATTTCAGCCTCATCCGCAATTAAAGTTCTACCTCTTAAACCAATAAATCTACCATTAACATCAAAATGTGGAATTGTAATTTGGTCTGCTCCTGGATAATAGCCTATCTGAGCAAGTTTCATAACTTCAGTAGTTATTCCTTCTTTTACCCAAGGCATAATCAAAACATTATAATTAAATCGTGTTAAAATATCTGCATTAAATTCTTTTAATTCTATCTTATTTTCTCTTAATTCTATTTCTTTTATTTTTTCATAATTCGCTAAAAGTTTCCAATCTTCAATTTTATCGTCAGACTCAGAACCATCTTCATTTCTTCCTGCAATACCAAATCTTCTTGCAACCCAACGTACCGCATCATTTAGGTCATATTCTTCTGACCATTGAATTTTAGCAACTTTTCTGGTTAATTCAAAAATATCAAAATAACTATCACAACCAGTATAACATCTAAACAAGCCTGAATTACTATAATAATATAGTTTACGACTTCCTTCTCCTGGTTCATTATGACATATAGTAGAAGAGAGGATTCCAAAGCCAGTGTACTCTGGGTCTCCTCCCCACTCTTGCAATAACTCGAATATATTTTCTAACTCTAAAACTTCTCTAATTTCACTCTTATCATAATTAATCATTTACTTTTCACTTTCTGGCCAAAAGAATGTTAAATCTGTTATTGCGGTCAAATCTACTCCAGTTTTTTCTTTAAACTCTTCCATTGGACCGGTTATTTTATATTCGTCTGCTGACAGAGTTAATTTTCTGCCAGCAACGAATTTATCCGATCCCATAAGTCGAAGAATTGTTATTTCTTGCTTATCCATAGCATTAACCTGGGATAACTCTTACGCAAGTTCCAAGTAATCCGAACTGCTCATTTACCCAGTTACAAAGATATACCTGAGCCTCGCCGCCATCTTTCTTACATTCTTTAAGAATGTCCTCATACATAGGGATAGGCATTTTATATTCAAACTGTATACCAGCTCTGATTTCTTTTGGAGCTACATACTGACGAGCAACTTTTGCTACTCTGCTTTCTTTCTTTTTAGTTTTCTTCTTTGTAAAATTGTTTACCTTATAATTTTTCTTGCTATAATTTTTTTCACTCTTCATCATCGTCCCAAGCACCTTTCTCTACAATAATTTTTATATCATCCATGTTAATAAGTTCATAATCATATGTAGTACAGAACATAGGTTGGATTCTACAAGTTCCTAAATCTGCTTTACACCACATAATAATTCCTTTATATCTACCACGTCTATTCTTATAAACAGACATTTTAATAGTAGGCTTTTCAAAGATATTTGAAGAAAGAATTGAATCAAGAGCATCAATATCTTCTTCTTTAACACTTAATAAAATTGAACCATAATCAATCTTATCAGCAATAGATTTTGCACCACGAAGTAAATTTTGGTCAGGAGTTTTTGCTTCTTGATAGTCTCCATTTAATTGCGTTGCAGACATAATAAAGACTCCATACTGATTACAAATATCTTTTAATTTATTTGATAACATAAATAAGATATTATCTTCACGAAGTTTAACTCCACCACTTCTTTTTGTAATTTCTTCCAAAATTTTCAAACTGGTATGAATATAATCGTGAAAAATATATTTTACATCATGGTCACGAATATTTTTCTTAATTACATTTTCAACATCCTTTAATGAAAAGTCTGGTAATTCTTCAACATATAATGGACTACTTTCAAGAATTTCTCCAGCTTTAATAACTCGCTCTTCTTCATCGCCTTCATATTCACCATTAATGATATGCTCTTCATTTACATTAGAAAGAAAAGCTAACATCATTGTCTGAATTTCTTCAAGCTCCTGCTCTGTTGTAATAAACAAAGTTGGTTCAGATGTACCATTATTAATCCATCCAAAAGATTCATCATATATCTTGTTACAAGCTATATTACAAGCATCCGCAATCATTGAACGAGTCTTACCTATACCAGTTGCTGCAGAACGTAAATAAAACTTCTTTAATCTTGCTCCACGAGTAACTGTATTTACTAACCTTCCATAAAGAGGTACTCCTACTTCTGGATGGTCTTTAAATTTTTGGATTAATTGTAAAACACCTTTTCCGGCTTGAATAGCTTCTCCAGTAGTATCATCAACATATTTTAAACGAATATCACTTATCTTGCGGTCAACCCTATCCGCAATTTCCTCTAAAGAAGAATTATCTAACAAGTCTTCTTGAAGTTGTTTCTTTTTTATATCTAAGATATTATCTGGGTCGTAGATATCAGAAACATCTACTCCATAATTATCATACGCTCTTAATAATGTCATCTTCTTCAATCTATTATAATAGAAATCAAAAGACAACTGAGATGCGACATCAGCTACTTTTAATAACCATTTATCGCCATCATTTTTCTTATATATTGCCGCAGATTTTGGTCTTGAACTTAAAAAATCAGCTAAGTTCTCTAATGTGATAGTTTTTGCTCCAAGCTCATAAATTTTATAAATAGCACCAAATACAGTTCTATGAAATTCATCTGGGAAATCTTCATCTGTAATGGTATATTTATCTTCAAACTCCAAAATCTGAGGATTATTATAAACACATCCAATTACCTGCATTATTGCAGTCACATCGACATACTTACTCGCCACTTTCAGCTTCCTCCTCGTCTAAAAATGCAAATAATCTCCGTTTTCTCAAATTCCTTTTTGGGGGTTCGATTTTTATAACTTTTTCTTTTGAAACAAATTCTTGAACATCTTTATCCTGATTTTTTTGATTTGCTTCCCAAATGGAATAATAATAATTAAAAGCATCTTTATAAACATAAGGAACGATACCTATGCCACCATTTGCTTTTTCTGTAGAATTACCTTTTATCTCATAAAAATAAACTAAAGCTTTTCTAATTCCCGAATAAGTATATTGGTATTGTTCAATGTATGTATTTATTTGTTTTCTAACTCTTGGAGTTATAAAGTCATCGCCCAACAATTTAATGATATATTCTTCTAAAGCTATTTTATCAGCTTCTTCTTGCTTTAATCGACTTTGCTCTTTACTTGCACATTCAGTATGAGCATATCTTCTTGGTGAGACTTGAACAAAAGAATATTTATCTCTATCAAACGTTTGATGACAATATATACATTTTACTTTATGTGCCAAATATTCTTACTCCTTTCTCCCAATCTATAATAATATTATATCATTTTTCAATAAAAAAGTCAATCCAAGGATATAACTTGGATTGACTTTAAGATTATATATCTTAGCTATGCATTAATTCATCTTCAATCTCAGTTACAATTAAGTTAATCATCTCAACTTGCTCTGGAGTTGCATCCGCAATTTTACGACCTTTACCAAGATATTTCTCAATAATCTTTGTAATCTTAGGTCCATTAGCCTCAGAAGTCTGCATTAAATTGCCAACTAACTCCTGGAACTTATTCATTAATGCATCATAATTTAATTCCTCTTTCTCAACAGGTTTTTCACGTTCATTTGTAACATACTGATTACCATGCTCAAGAGCTTCTTTATCAATAGCTTTGTGAATCTCTTCTACAAGATTATCATAACTCATTGGAAACTCACTTGCGATATATTTAAAACGACCACCGCAACTAATAGAATCATCTGGACAACGAAGTGTTAATACAGACATTTCATTCTTATTAGATTGATGAGCATATCCATAAATATCAGCCATGCCTTCAATAACCTGTCTTGTTGAATTACTAAGTGCAGGACGAATTACAATTTTTTCTGTTCCATCATCATTTGTAATTGTCTGCTCTTTGTGGTGACCGATGAAAAATACTGCATATCCTAACTGAGTTAAACCTCTAAACACATCATTAAATTCATCTTTAAAAGCAGTCCAACCTTTTCCATATCCAAGGTCTCCAAGAGCCTCAATACCTTTTTGCTGACAGATATATTTCTGACAGAAATCAGAAGCAATATCAATAGTATCAACAACTACGGCATCAAAATTAGCCTTAACTTCTGGCTTTTTAAGCTCTCTCATAACCTGTTTCATGTCTCCCCAAGAGGTAACATCCTGAGCAATTACACCAGGCAATGCGTTATATCCACGTTCAAAAGCGAGTAAAAGTGTTTTTGGCATCTGAACTGCTAAAGTTGTTTTTCCTGTTTTAGGAGCCCCATAGATGTAAGTGATATATCCACTTAAATCTTTACTAACCTTATGTGGCTCAATATTTAATAAATTAATTCCCATTCTTTTCTCCTTCTTGCGGCATTGGCATCCGACCACCCGCAATTTTTATTTTAATCAATTCTTACAACATCTTTTAAAATTTCACAATTAGGATTTGCACTGTCACCATTATAAAATTCATTTTGTATATAAATATCTTCTTTTGATACAATTCCCATATCATTTACTACAATCGCATCTTTTGGATACGACTGTAGTAAAATAATTAATTCAGAAACTGTCATTAGAAATTAAATGCGCCGCCGCCCTTTGCAGGAGTTGCAGAAGTTGGAGCAGCTGCCTGTCCTTTAGAAGCTTTATACTCATCCTGACGTTTCTTCACATCAGCAAGATAGACTTCTCTGTTTGCAAGAGCCTCAGTCAGCTCTGCCGCAGTAATTGTGCTTGCATCATCCCATACATATGGATCTGGAAGAGCCCAAGTGATAACCCAATCTTTTCTATTAGACTGAACTGTTCTTACATAAGGCTCACCAAATGCAGACTCTTCGGTAATTGTACGAGTAATTACTTCAGATACCTGACGACCTTTTACTTTTGTAAATACAGGTTCTTTTGCAGATGCACCAAGCCCCTCAAAATAAGAAATCGCTCCTGGATTAATTGCTGAAAATTCAACAGGAAGAACTGCACCTCTGAAATCAAAAATCGCACCTTTGATAATAGCTTTTTCAGGAGTATTCTGCTCTTCATTCGCATCAATAGTTCTTACATTTGTAATAAGAATATCAGCTTCAAAAGTATTTCTCATTTTTTCATCTTCGTTCAAATCAACACAAGTATGAACGAATCCACCCTCATTTCTTTTAACAGAAACAAGCTTCTCTTCACCATTTTTATCAGAATAAAACTCATTTAAACCAACTGCAGAATCAACACGAACTTTTGCGGCATTCTCTTTGCCATGTTCCATTACAGAACCAAGTTCTCCATTGATAATCTGATTAAGAATACCAAATGTAGCATTAGAATTTCCTTTTGCAGTTGTTGCTGTTACATATGTAAAATGAACAGGTACAATATTTGTCATATCATTATCAGTGGCAATACTAAGATTACCCATGATAAATTTAGTTCCTGGATGTTTTGAATTTGCGCCAGACTCTCTTAACTGTAAGTCATGCTCATAAATAAATCCTTCCAAATGTGTACGATTAACCATACTCTTCATATTATTCTATTCTCCTTAATTATGTTTATTCTTTTTATTTAATTAGTCATTAATATTAACTGTTTTTCCATTATCTGTTAAAGCATAGACAACTGGGTCTGACCCAATCTTCTCAACATATCCGTCTTTAACAAGTTTCTGAATTGCGCCAGATACAGTTCTTGAAGAAACAAACATTCCTTCTGCAATATCTTTTGCTTTACCCATTGGCATATCAGAAACATGTTCCTGCATATATTTTAAAATCATTTTTCCATTATCAGTAAATAATGGTTTATCAGAAGTACCTTTTCCTTTAAAAGCCTCCCAATAAGCAATTACATCTGGGTCAACATCTGCCATATCTAAATCTGCAAATAATGAATCTATACATTCAATAAATTTTTCTTTTTTACTCATTCTCTTTAACTCGCTTTCATCTTTCATCTTATAAGTATATTATAACATTTTTTTAAATAAAAATCAATATTGTTTTACTTACTTTCTGTTGTATTGTTGTCTGTAAAGATAAAATCGTCAGAATAAGGTAAAGAATGAGCAAATTTAATGAAACTTTCATTGATAAATTCTTCGCCATCTCCAGACCATTCTGTAAGTTTATGATGGCCTCTCTGATGAACCATAGCCAGAACGTTTTCATAATTCATTGTGACAGTTCTTGTCTGAAGCCAAGATTCTGGTAACCAACGAACGAGTTCTTTCCAATAGCGTTTATCTTTAGTTTGTAAATAAGCAAGTCTAAGCTCTTCTAATCTATCAATAAGGTCATCAACAAACATATCCATATGCCAGTGGTCAGTAAAACCATTTTCTCCGGCAAGAGATTGGTCTGTAAAGTCGACAGATAAATCTTGGTCATAATCCCCAATTTCAAAACAATCTTTTGTAATTGGCTTACTTGTAAGTTTATGCATTGTAGATGTAGAATTTGCAGTTGTGCCAATTTTGTAAGTATCAAATTCTTTGAACCAGTAAAGTGGGGCTGTAATGTCAACTGTTACCATAATTTGTCTTAAAAATTTTCTATGCTCAGGGCCGCCATTAATAAGAGCCTTAGCAAGCTTCATATCATTTGGACCAATAAAAGCAACACTGGCTAATTGATGGTCAAGATTAATTTCAAGAATACCATTATTTAAAAGCCATCTATCATATTCCTCTTGAGCCATAAGAGCCTCATTATTTGCATCAGATGGATAATTAGGAAATTTCTTCTGAACCCATTCTTCAGCAACTTCATAATCATGCTCATCATCATCTATATTAATAAGTCCAAAATAACTATCACTTAAATTCCAAGAATTTTTTGGATTTCTCATTCCTCTTAAAGCATTTTCAAAATTATAAACTTTTATATTTTCAAATTTCATTCTTTATTTACCTCTGATTTTTGTATCATAACTAATTGAATATGGTTTCATATCTTCCGCTTTAATTGATAAGCTTTCAGTAGTAGTTGTTACTGTTGGCGTTGGTGTACTAATTTTAGCATTAGTAGTAACGTCTGGATTATTTAATAAAGTTACATTACCATTTGACACAGTTGTCCAATAGTAAGGATTTGGACGATTAGGGTAAGTTGGTATAGGTCTATCTCCTTCATGGTAACCTTCCCAATAAGCTTCATTTAAAAGCTCTTGAAGCTCTTTCTGCGTTAAAGTAATATAACCTTTTTGGTCAGTTGTAAATACTTTAATCTTCATTTGATACTGTAAATCCTTTCAACTTAAAATGATTTTTCATTAATATATAATAAGAAAATTGTTCAATATTGTCAACAAAGACCTCTTTAGCCATGTCAGATTTATCTCCTGCGGTAATGGCTTCTTGATAACTCATAAAATCAATTCCAGTTATTCCATAAGAATAAGCTCTTTCTCTCATATCTTGCGGGCACTGGCAAATAATCGGAACACCGGCTTCTTTTGCAAGTAAAAATAATCGAGAAGTTTTTCCTGTTCCTCGTCCATCAATAATTCTATACATAACAATTTTCTCCTTTATTTTATACTGTAACCAAATTCTTTTGCTTTAAAAAAATCTTGCCAATAATCTTCTCTATCATTTAATTGAGATTTTGTACATTCTTCAATGATTTCAAATGAAAAATTTTCAACTCCAACAGTCTGCATAATAGGATAAAGTTTATTGCGGGTCGGAGTATCTGCACCCAATCCACGCTTAATATGCTGTTTCCAACGTTCAGCAATATTCGTACTCTGTCCGACATAACACATATTATTTTGTAAATTTGTGATTTTATAAATGCCGCAATGAACACCAGAACCAATTACTCTACCAATTAAATCAGTATAAGGTTTTTCATAATATGTTTTCCATATAACTTTATTAACAGGTTCAGGATTTCTAAAATGAGAAATAATTTTCCTTAATTCACAAATTTCATCTAAATCATCTTGAGTTAAATTTAATTTATAAAAATCAGTTTTATTCTTGTTTTCTTCATTGCGTTTATCATATGCAACTGCGGCCTCTACCTTATGCCGCAAATCTTCTAACTGAGATTCTTCAAATTGAATTTTTTCATTTAACTTCTTTATCTTTTGGACACTTTCTTGCTCTTTATCCAAATAATCCTGTACTAAATCTTTAGCCAATTCTTCATAACTATCTTCTAAACTGTGTTTGGTGTCCATGAAAATAGCATGAATTTCTTCTGTATCAGTGTGAAATTTTTGTTTATAAAAATCAAGCATTTGTTGATAATATTTTTTCGCACTTTCTTCTGAAGTTTTATATTCTTTATCAACATCTTGTTTTAATTGTTTATATTCTTGCAATTTTTGTTCATATTGTTCTTTTAAGTAATCCGTTCTTTGCTCCATTACTTGTAACTCAAATTGAACGGCTTTATTCTTTTCGAGAATTTCTTTATCTTCCTCTTGAGTAACTTTGACTTTTGGTTGCATAAACAGATATACTAACCCAGCCCCCAATATAAGACAAAAAATTGCTATAATTGCAGTAATCATATTTTGTTAAAAAAAGAGATAAGTGTTACCTTATCTCTTTTAATTTATATTACAAAAATAATTTAATTACTCAGCTTCATCTTCAGCGTCTGGGTCGAAGCTCATGCCAGCTGGTGTAAGAGACAAGAACTTAACTGCCTTATGACTTCCGTCCTCAAGCTCAACTTCTGCAGGAGTACGAACTCCAAGACCTTTTCTCTGAATAGCGGAAGTAAAGATTCCATCTACACGTTTCTTCTCAATTCCGAGTGCCTCTGCTACATCTGCTGCTGTAACTTTTGCATCTCCGATAGTCTTTAAATACTCAAATACTTTACGTGAATTTTCTTTCATTTTTGCCATAATAACAAATCTCCTTTAATTAAATAATTTTATTGTTTGTGTAATTTTTCTAAGCTCTCTTAGCTTATGTAATTATTATATCAAAAAAATATTTTTAAGTCAAGAATTATTTTTCTAAAATTTTTTGAACCATCTCATCGACGCGTTCCATTTCCTCTAATGAGGAGAGTTTACTGGATAAAGCAATTATCATATCCATCGCATATTTTCTTTCCTTTTGATCAGTGGAATTCTGAATAGTTAATTCAGCCTTTGCGATTTGTTTAGCTAAATTCTTGATTTCTTTCTTATTCATATTTTTTTTCTATCCTTATCTTTATTACAATTTAATTATAACATTTTTTTTAAATTAAGTCAAAAACTTTTGTACGAAAATCTGTTCCGAAAGAATAGGAATCTCAAGCTTTTTGGCTGCTAAGTTTTTAGAAGATGTTGAATTTACATCATTGTTAATAAGATACTTTACATTCTTACTAATAGAACCTACTACTTTACCACCAGCAGATTCAATAGCAGACTGCAACGCCGCACGATTTTTAAACATAGTTAATTTACCTGTAATAACTACAGTAACACCATCAAGAGTCTGCGCCGCAGATTCTTCAACTTCTTCTACTTCTGGAATAGAAATATAATTATTATAAATTCTATCTGCTTCAGAATAATCGAACTTCCAAATAGCTAAAGTCTTGCTATCTGCAAAGCCTTCAAATTGAGCAAAATCAAATCTATTATCAACTTTATCTCTAAAATCAGAATATGACTTAATATATTTTGTGAGTTCTTTCGCTACACTGTTTCCAATTAATGGAATACCAAGAGCTGCAATAAATTTATCCAAAGATACCTCTTTAGATTTTTCTATTGCGTTTAGAATATTATCAACAGATTTTACACCAAAACCTGGTTTTTTAATCCATTCTTCTCTGTACTGTTTTAATTCAAAGATATCTCCAATAGAACTAATCCAGCCCCAATCAATTAATTTTTCAATAGTAGCTTTTGAGACTCCTTTTATATCTAAACCTTTTTTACCTGCAAAATGGTCTAATCGAGTAGACAATTTTCCTTCACAGTTTGGATTTGGACAATATACATTCTCTACGCCAGAATCAGATTCTTTAACAGTTAATGGTTCATCACAACATGAACATCTTAATGGCATACGAATACGATATTTAGCTTCAATATGCTCAGGATGTTCTGCCCATGTAACTTGCGGGATAATCATATTCATTTTTGCTACTTTAATTTTTTGTCCTCTAAAAGGAGTTTTTAAAACTTCTTTCAAGACACTCAAATTATGCAAACTTGCTCTTGAAATGACAGAACCATCCGCATCAACAGATTCAAAAATAGCTACAGGAGTATATACACCAGTTCTACCCATACTCCATTCAATACTTTCAAGAGTAGTTTCATATTCTTCATCATAAAACTTAAAAGCATATGCCGCACGAACATGATGAATAGTTTCTCCTAAACTTTGACCATATGCAATATCATCAAATCTTCCAACTAATCCATCTATTGGATAACCAAGAGTCTTAGCCAATTCAATAAGATATTCTCTTGCATCCCAATCAAAACTTGGGGTAAATGGAACAATAGTAAAACCTAAATCTCTTGCAAATTCAAGTTTTCTCATAAAAGAATTTTCTTCATCAAATCCTTTTATAACATTCCAAGCTACAAAAGTTAAGTTACGCTTTTTACATTCATTTGCGTCCAAAAGGCGAATACTTCCAGACGCAAAGTTACGAGGATTTTTATACTCATCTTCAAATGGCTTAAAATCCTTATATGTGCAAATTACTTCACCATCAATTATAAATTCATCTTTATAATCAATAGTTTGCGGGATAGACCTTAATGTGCGGGCATTATGAAGAATGTCCTCGCCAATAATTCCGTCTCCACGGGTTTCCGCAGATACAAGTTCACCATTGACGTATTTTAAACTACATGTTAATCCATCCATTTTCAGCATTCCGCAAACATCTTTAAACGGACTAAGATTCGCAAAATAATTAATAAATTCATCCCAATCTTTAGTTTTATCCAAAGACAGCATTTTATGATTATGTTTAACTTTCTGTAACTCAGATATTACTTCATATGAAATACTATTTGTAGGAGAGTTAGGAAGAACAATGCCCGTTTCTTTTTCCATCTTTTTTAATTTAAAATATAATTCATCCCACTCTTTATCTGATACTTCTGGATGACCTTCATCATATGCTTTTGTCCAATTATTTAAAGTTTGAATAATATCATTCATTTCATTCATTTATATATTCTCCTTTTGGAAAAGATAAGTGGGAAATAAATCCCACTTAAATTTTTGTCACAGAAGTAATTTCACCGTTTTTAATTAACTGATTACCTGTTGCAATTCTGCTTGCAAGAGGAATATCTTTTGCGGAAATACAAATTGAACTTAATTTGCCAACAACAAGAATATTATCCTCGTCCGCAACTAAAGCACCAGAAATAACTGTTCCTGTTTCATCTGTTGGTTTATAAATAATCAAACCTTTTCCCGCACGTTTCTGAAGAACTAATTCATCCATTTCAATCTTCTTTCCAAGACCTTTAGATGAAAAGATTGCAATGTAATCTGTTTTATTACGAACTGGTAATGCCGCAACTACAAAATCATCTTTCTTTAAAGTAATTCCTTTAACGCCTGCTGTTGCTCTACCAGAAGCTGAAATCTCTCCAGAATTAATCTTAATTCCCATACCATTAGAGGTTAAAAGAACTAAATCTTCATCTTTAACAAGATTTACAGATACTAATATATCATCCTCTTTAAGATTAATAGCAATAATTCCAGTCTTTTTCTTTGTATTTGTATATTCCTCTAATGAGGTTTTCTTTGTAATTCCGTTCTTTGTTACAAATAATAAATACTTCGCATCAGTATCTCTATAAATAGAATAAATTAAATTAGGTTCTTCATCAGTATCCATCGCAATTAAAGATTTAATTGACTGACCTTTAGATACATTTGTACCTACTGGAATATCATTTACAAGGATACGATACATTTTTCCTTTTGTTGTAAATACCATCAGAGAATCAATAGTATTTGTGCGGATGGTAGTTTTAACAACATCGCCCTGTGTTTTAACACCTTTTCCATTTCTTCTCTGAGTTCTGAAACTTGTAGAAGGAATACGTTTAATCAAACCATCTTCTGTCATTACAACAACACATTTTTCTGGTTCTACATATTCAATCTCTTTTTCTTCTTTTGTGATATTTACCTGTGTGATTGTAGTTCTACGAGCATCTCCATATGAGGCTTTAATCTCTGTGAAATTCTTTTTCATCTCTGGAACTGGATTTAAAAGAATCTGATTTAATTCACCTTCTTTAATTAATAAAGAATCTTTTTCATTCCTTATTTCAACAGACTCTAATTTTGCTAAACGAGATAATTTCATATCCAAGATTGCTTTAGACTGTGCCTCGCTAAGATTATATTTATTCATAAGAATAACTTTAGCTTCAGCCGCACTTGCAGACTTTTTAATGAGTGAAATGATATTATCAATATCCTCTAAAGCAATAAGCAATCCTTCAAGAATATGAATTTTAGCCTGAACTTTTTCAATATCAAATTTAGTTTTTCTTAAAAGAACATCTTTTTGATGCTCAATATAGTTTTCTAATAATTGTTTGATATTAAGAAGTCTTGGCTTTTTGTCAACCAGTGCAACTTGGTTGAATGAATACGTACTTTCAAGTCTTGTGGACTTAAAAAGTTTTGCAATAATTGGAGCTGTTGACACTCCTTTTCCCAATTCAATGACAAACCTGACACCTTTTTGGTTTGATTCATCGCGAATCGTTGTAATGCCATTAATCTCACCTTGTTCGCAAAGGTTGTCAATTTCAACAATTAAATCCTCCTTTGAAACCTTATAAGGCATTGAGGTAAAAACAATACTATCTCCACTTTTAGAAGATTCGATTGTATATTCACCTCTTAATCTTGCACGACCTTTTCCTGTAAGATAAGCTGTTTCAAGTTCATCTTTATTAATAAGTAATCCACCTGTTGGAAAATCTGGACCTTTAATATAATTTAAAAGCTCTCTAATGTCACATTCTGGATTTTCCAAAAGATGAATAGCTGCATCCATAACTTCTGATAAATTATGTGGTGCAAATGAACAAGCCATAGCCCATGCAATTCCAGAAGTACCATTTACGATAAGATTTGGAATGCGGCCAGGTAAATAAACTGGCTCCTGCTCTTCATCTGTATAAGCATTCATCCAATCTACTGTATTCTTTTTAATATCAGCAAGCATTTCTTCTCCGAGTTTAGAAAGCTTACATTCTGTATATCTGTATGCAGCCGGTTCATCACCATCTCGGCTTCCGTTATTACCATGCCAAGAAATGAGTGGATATCTCATGTTCCATTCCTGTGACATCCATACTAATGCACCATAAATAGAACTATCACCATGTGGATGAAATCTACCCATTGTATCTCCGACCGGCTGAGCGCACTTTACAAATTTCTTATTATTCATAAAACCTTTATCAAACATATCATATAAGATACGTCTATTAACAGGTTTTAATCCATCTTCTGCTGAAGGTAAAGCTCGATCTGAAATGATACTCATTCCATAATCAAGTAAACTCTGTTCAATTTCATCTTTAATATTTACTTGAATAATATTCTCACTCATTAAAACTCTCCCTTATCAAATAATTCTTTATAATATTGCATTTTTACATCCATCAAACTTTCATCTATAACTCTTTCTATAAAATTATAAATTGAATCAGCACTAACAACAACATCTTCTGATGGAACATATAAATAACCAGAACCAGTATTTAAAAGAGGATTTTGTTTATGATATTCTTTCATATATTTATCATATTCTTCTTTTATCATAGGTTCTTCAACTGATTTAACAAATTGTAGTAATTGTTTTTTTAACTGTTCTTTATTTTTATCCATATATAATATATTACCATAAAAAAATTAAATTGTCAAATAGTTACCAGGTTTAACCTTGCCAGTTGCCAGATTATCTGCCAGCTCATTGAATGGATTTTTAGAATGTCCTTTTACTTTTACAAAAGTAACTTCAATCATTTTAGATACTTCAAAAAAAGCCTGCACAACTTCTAAATTTTCAGGCACTCTTCCATCTCCTTTAATCCATCCATTTCTTTCCCAATTATACATCCAGTTTGAAAAAGTATTAATTGCATATGCAGAATCAGAGTAAATTAATACATCTTCTTTAGCTAATACTCCTTGACAGGCCGCATAAAGAATAGCTTTCATTTCCTGTTCATTGTTAGTCGTATTATCCTGTCTACTGGAATATGTGCTTAAAATATTACCTTCTGTATCAACTTGAACAACCCCAAAACCACCTGGGCCTGGATTTGGACTCGCAGAACCGTCTGTATAAAATATCATGTTTACTCCTTTACTTCAATGCCTGTATTGCACAAATCTCCAATTACATCATTATGCGGAAAACATTGCTGCCATAGTTTAAATTGTTCAGCAACAGTATCTATATCTAAATCATATTTCATTACATCAAAATGTAAGATTACTTTGTCCCCATCTTTTATAGGAGTTATTTTAGTAATTGCGGCCATATCTGGCTTTTGAGAAAAATCTCCAGCTAATTCAATTATCTTTTTTTCTTCCATTCTGTTACCTCTTTTAAAACTGTGCGTTTTTCAACTTCAGTAATATCATCATCAAAGTCATAATAATCTTCTTGCATTTCTGTTAAGCCTCTGTCGTAACAAACAGAAAAATAGCGTCCATTAATACAAACAATTCCTTCTACAATTTGATTCCATCTACGAGGTTCATCATATGATTCATCTGATAATCCATATTCCCATATAAGGAATTGAGTTATTGTACTATAATCATAAGCTTCATTAAAATTATTTTTAGGCTTGCCCGCATCATACCATTTTAAAAATTGGGATTCAAAGTGTTCTGACTCTTCTGGTACAAATTCAAATATTTTTGCTTCCATTTAATAACCTCTTTAGCTTTTAAATATTCCTTCCATACTTTTGGAGTTACATGTATCCAGCCGTCTTCAACTCCAACGGCCAGATACATTGCATCATTATACGTCAATATTTGCTCTCCATGCATTCTCTTCGATAAATTTCTTTCTATAAACAACTGACTCACCCATCAATCCCATGAAAGTTTTAGCAGCTTCTTCTGCATCTTCCATACATATTTGTTTAAGAGTTCTGGTTTCTGGATTCATAACTGTTTCAGCCATTTCGGACGGGTCCATCTCACCTACGTATTATTCCAATGTCACCATTGGTACTGACTATTTCTTCACTCCGGCTAACGTATTAACTGCCTTCATCATGTCCACCTTTTTGAAATACGTATCAATAGTATTTCTACTTCCCGACAAAGGGAATAGTCGATACAGGTTTAAACTATAATTTTTTTCCAGTTTCTATAAGACCAAACATTTTCAAAAGATTTATAAGTTAATTTATCAGAATAATCATTGTAAACGGAAGATAATTGCTCTCCATTTTTCTTCCTTAAGCGAATATTTTTAACATCTTCTTCTGTTAATTTAGACCTTCCGTTTTTAGAACCTACATTTGAAGTATTATGAGCATGAAAATCTTTATTTTCTTTTGTATAAACTTCTGGCATTATTGTTTTCCATGTTGAACCATTCCAAATTTTATGAAAGCCAGATTCCCCAATTAAATGAGCATATAATAAATAAACGTCTTTTTTTCTTTCGTGATTTTTATATCTCGTTCTAATATCAATCACATCCTTTTCAGTTAATTTATGACTTGGATGACATTCACCTGCATTAAATTGTCCTCCTGGAGTCATATTATATTGATTAGGATATGTACTATAATATCCAATCCAATATTGTTCTTTATCATTTAATTCTTCTTTTTTGCATTCTTCTAAAATGGAAAAATCAAAATTTTGTAATCCAAATTGAATAAATGCTTTATAAAGACTTTTATTAGATTCTCTTGCCCAATTTGTAGGATTTTTATGTTCTATAAATCTTTCTTCTATTTGAGTGCTTTGTCCAATATAAGCATCTCCATTAATTTTGTTTGTTATCTTATAAATTCCTATCATATTGAATACCTCACATAATAAAATGTAAGATAATCTCTTATAGTTTTTTCCCACGAGATTATCTCCAATAATATTTAAGTTTTATCCATTTCAGGATTTCCTGAAATACCCAAAATATTTTGAAGACTGCCTCGTTAGCTATTATCTAAGATAATAACCCCTCTGATTAGAGGAAAAGTGGATAAGGGCCAGACTATCTCTTACCCTTTCATACGACCCAGTTCAAAAGACTTTTTAGCTGTCTTTCTAAACTCCTCAAGAGCCGCATCATCTTTTAGATAAGTAATCTTAGTTCCCTGTGTAACTTTATAAAGTGGAGGAACTGCCGCATAAATATATCCATCTTCAATTAATTGCGGAGCAAATTTCCAAATAAAGGTTAAAAATAACGCTCTAATATGACTACCATCAACATCCGCATCGGCTGTAATAACAATTTTACCATAACGTAATTTGTCTTTATTTACAATTACTTTTCCGTCCTTAATTTCAAGTCCAAAAGCAGTAATCATACCATCAATTTCTGCATTCTTTAATGCCTTCGCGAGGTCTGCCTTCAATACGTTAAGAATCTTACCTCGAACGGGGAACACAGCCTGGGTAGCTCTATCTCTGGCTTCTTTTGTTGAACCGGCCGCAGATTTTCCCTCTACAATAAACACTTCACAAGAAGCTCTATTTCGAGAACTCGCATCTGCTAATGTACCAGGCATTACTGCTCTTTTCTTCACATCTGCTTTACGAACTGTTTCTTTAGCTTTTTTAGCTTTTTCTCTTGCGGCACGTGCTAATAAAGCCTTATTAATAATTGCTTTTGCATCATTAGGGTGACTCTCAAGCCAAATTGCAATCTCTTTTGATACCAGCTTCTGGACCATTGTACGTCCTTCACTTGAATCAAGTTTCTCTTTTGTCTGACCTGAAAAGACTGGGTCTGGCATCACAAAAGAAAGAACTAATACAAGACCTTCTTTTAACTCATCACCTACGATATTAGAATCCTTTTCTTTAAGAAGTTTATTCTCTCTTGCGTAGTTATTAATTGCAGAAGTTAATGCAGTTCTAAATCCAGTCAGATGAGTTCCAGCTGTATTTGGAATTGAGTTTGTATATAATTTATAAGTATCAGTATAACTATCGTTATACAGCATTGCTAATTTTACACCAATTCTATCTTCGGAAGCTTCGGCATAAAAAACAGATGTAATAGTATTTTTCTTTTTATTCAAATCTTGAATATAATCCAGAATACCATTCTGAGAAACAATTACATCTTCAGCTTTGTTTTTATATTTTAATGTAAAAGTTAATCCAGGAGAAAGATATGCCAATTCCTGAATTTGTCTTTTTAAACTGTCATAATCAAGTGAGATTCCTTCTTTAAAAATCTCAATATCTGGATGAAAAGTAATTGTTGTTCCAGTATCTTTTCCCGCATACTTTTCAACCTTAAAATCTTTTCTATCACCTTTTTCAAATGTCATTGTTGCAATTTTACCATCTCTTTTGGAAGTGACAATAAACTTATCAGACAATGCATTTGTTGCTTTTGCACCAACACCATTCATACCACCAGATGTATTATATCCAGTTTTACCAGAACTATCAAATTTAGCTCCTGTATGAAGTTTCGTAAAAATATTTTCAAGAGTTTCTGAACCATCTGCCGCCTTTCCAAAAGGAACACCACGTCCATCATCAGAAACTTTTACCATGTCATCTTCTGTTACTTCAATATTACACTTTGTACAATATCCGTTTAAATACTCATCAATTACATTAGAAATAATTTCAAGAGTGATATGTCTAACTCCATCTGGTCCGATTGAGCCGATATACATGCCAGGTCTAAGCCTGATGGCTTCGATACCTTCCAAAGTTTTTATGTCTTTTACACCATAATTCTCAGACATATAAATCTCCTTTCAGTTTTAAAATCATCATTTTTTCTTATCATACATATATTATAGCATAAAAAAATAATAAAATCAATTCTTAAAATTTTAGTTACGGTCAAAAAAAAATACCCTAAAAGAGAAAATCTTCTCTTTTAGGGTTAAAAATCAATTATCCTTTAGCTTTATCTTCGTCAATTTGACGCATTGCTGTTTCATATGTAATACCACCTGCGGTATTCTCTTTTGCGGACTTCAATGCATAGACCGCATATCCTACGACCTCACTCACGACCGCACCTATTAATGCTACTAATGGAGTAAAGTCTGGATTCGCCATGGTAAGAGTTGTTAAATCAAGGCTCTTTAAAGTTACAAAGCCTGTGAAAAGTTCTATAATTGTGCAATTTATAAACAAGAAAAGAATAAGGAGTTTTGAAGTAGATATTTTAGGAAGGAATTGTTTTTTAAATTCTCTTTTTTCTTGTTTTAATTTATACTTTCTTTCAAGAACTTCTTTTTCTCTTTGCCAGCGATGTTCTTTGATAGTTATATCACGTTCTTCTTTAGTCATAATTATTTACGTAAATATGTGCTTGAAGCAAATCCTGTATAAGTTACGTTCTTATATGTGAATTGGACATATAGCCATTTACAACCATTGCTAACTGAGTAATATCCATAATTAGCTACTTTTGTTCCTTTTGGAATTGTAACCATAAGAGCTTTAGATGTACCTGCTCCATGACGGATATTTAAATCAGCTGTTGTACGATATGTACCTGCAAGAGATTTATTGAATCCAGTTGCACCTTCTTTTGCAGTCATACTTTTTTTACTACTGGATGGTTTTGGTTTAGTGGCTGTAGGAGCCTTCTTTTTAGCTACATATGAATAATAAGTTTTAGTAGAATTAGAAGTATAAGCATAGCCGCATGAAGCACCTGGCCATACAATTTTATACCAGCCATTAGATAAAATCTCTAATACTTCTACTTTAGTTCCTTTAGAAATAGTTCCATAAGAAGAGCTATTTGTATTAGAATTATTTCTAATATTCATCTCAGTTTTTGCAGTTGCAGTACCAATTCCTTTTCCAACATAAGTAGTATTAGTTTTTACTGGAGCTGGGCTTGGTTGTGGTGAGTTAGAATTAGCTGCTAAACGTCCTCTTGTAACATTTGTCGCTGTATGATGAGCATCATTAAGTAAAACATCTCCAGGAAGTAAATAATCATATCCAGAAAGATATTTATCTGCGGTTAAAACAGTAAATCCAGCAGCCTTAAAACCAGCTCTCATATCGCCTGTATAGCTTGCACTAATATGTTGTAAAGCTGGAATACCAAGTAAATATCCTACTGCTCTAATATTAGCAATTACACCTGCAGAACAGTCTGCTTCACATGCAATAGTAATTTGAGCAGGGTCATAGTTAGATGCTTTTAAATGAGCCCAATAAGTATCTCGCTCATATTGGTCATAACCAACTAAATTATTAAGAGCTGCGGCGCAGCTTAATTCAGCCATTTTTTGACCTACTCTTGGGTCTTTTTCATATCTTAATACACAGTTCCATGGTCTGTTATACCAAGAACGCAAGTACCATTCTCTACCAGTCTGGTCACCAGCTCTTCCACTATGATATCCACCATTTTCATCTGAACCTGAATTAGAAATATAGTGAGTGCCAGTAGAATTAATATAGTTATTATAATTTGCCACTATTGAGTTTCCTCCTTTATTAGATGCATATGCATCATAATATCTCTGACCATACTTAGCTCTTGTTGCTTTAACAGTTTCACCTGTATTAGCAGGACATTCAAAACGAGTTAAGACCATATCAGAAGCTTGTCTTACGCTTGTTGCATTTTTTAAAGTTGATAAAACTGTAGAATAATTATTTTTTAATTCAGTCATAAGCCATTGCAATTGAATTAATTCATTACCAATAGAAGCTTGTTTCATTTTTGCTAAATCATATAATCCTGCTTTACGACCTGGGCTGGTCCATTGGCAAAGCCCATATCCATATTGCTTATTAGGGAGTGGATGTAGAAAAGTTTCTCTTGAAATTTTTCCATTATCAACTGCCGCAGTATAAGTAGAATCATTCCATACTTGACCATGTTCTTTTAATCTATTTAAGCATAAAACTTCTACTCTATTTGGAATCATACCAGACTCAGCATAGATATTACCCATTAATCCGGCAACACCATATGGATTATTAATTTCTTTAATTAGATAATCCCAAATATTTTTTTCAATTGAAGCCATATTTATATAAACCTCCTCTTCCAAAATATCTTCTTCAAAGGTTTTTACATGTTTCCATTATAAATAAAAAAACCAGAAGAGATATTAATCTCTTCTGGTTTATATTACATTCTTTCTGCAATTTTAGCAATTTTAGAACGATGAATCATTTTTAATTCAATTTCGCCATATATGTCTTCGCCTCTATAGACCTTTGATACTCGTCTCATACCATTATTACTTCCAGCGAATGCGATGTCATCAACTTGTGTTTTTTCATCTCCATCTATAATACATACACTATCTTCGCCAATTCTTTGTAAAGCAAGTTTCATAAGTGTAATATCAAGGTTTTGAGCTTCTGAAATATATATCCCAGCATTCATTCCAGTAGTGTCATAACCTCTAATATCAGAAAATGGAAGTAAAACAATTTGCTCTTCATCCATTAATCTCTCTAATTCAATTCGACTTCCTATTTTACTTGCAAGGACATTTCCAATTTGTGAGTCTAAAAGTTTTTCATCTTTAGTACCTGGTAAATATCCTAATTTAGCAGAATTTTTTGTAGCAACTGTATTACAGAAAATAATAATTTTATCAATCTTGCCACGTTCTAATTGACTCATTAAGTATCCAAGAGATAGGTATGTTTTACCTGAGCCCGCAGGTCCTTTTACCAGAGTTATTTTATTATTTGTAAAACTATCTGCGACAAGGGTCTGATAAATATCTCCTTTAAGTGGTTTAACTTCACCAAACCATTTAGAATTAAAACTTCTAAATTGAGTATGACGATATTCAGAACCTGTCCATACGGCAGAATCAACTGGTTTTCCATCTTTATTCTTTACAATAATATATTCATTTACTTTTAAATTATAAATATTCTCAGTAGGATTAGAATAAAAATCAGACATCATTTCATCATCCATTATAATTTCTTTATATCCACTGTATTCATCTTTTGGAGGATACATAGACATAATACATTGCACTGGTAAAAATGCGGTAGCAGTAACTTTTAAAGTTAAATCATTTGTTACAAAGAAAAAATTTTCTCTTTCGCTTATTTTTAAATTATTAAAATAAGAATATGCGGTTGCTAAAATTTTAATATCATTATTTACTTCAAATCCTTTTTCAGTAAAAGGATAAATAAAAAATGTTTTATATAATACAACTTCATATTTTTCGGGATTCGCATTTAAAAAAGATAGGATTTTCCTTGCAATATATTTAACTTCAGAATCTTTAGAAGTTGATGTTTTAATCTTCTCAAGTTCCGCTAATGTAATAGAAGATATGATGAACTTCTCTTCTGGCATAGTTTCAAAGTTATCTAATAATGCACATGTGTCATAAAATTTCATTCGTCTTCCTCTTCTTCCTCTGGTTCATTATTTTGTACTACAAACCCGATGGCGTGTGTATTTTCTGGCTCAAGTTCTTCTGCCATCTTTTGGATTTGTATATTATATTTAGAAATTGTCATGTTTAGTTTTCCTTTGGCAACCTCTAAAGCAGTGACAATTACTATTGTTAGAGCCTCTATTACAGGAATTATTAATTCAATAAAAATTATTCCTAAAATAAAAAATATTAAGTTTTGAATCATTCGTTCCTCCTTTTTAACTCCTTATATATATTTGAAAATAGAGAGATTAAATTGAAGGTTTTTGTCCTACATCGTCCTTCTTTGTTCTATTGGCTCTAATTTTTTGATAGAATTTTTCTTTTTCAGAAATATACTGTTTAAGTTTTTGCTTAGTATGAGTTAGCAAATCACAAACTGTATCTAAGTCAGATTCTACTTGATAGAAGTTTCTCTGCAAAGACCTATTTTCGTAAGATTTTGGATTAAACTTTTTACTATACTTCATTTCATCCATCACTTTTTTTAATGCTTTAAAAGCTGGCTTTAACTCATTATCACGAATATGAGTGTAATATTTAATTTCTGCTCTCCATAAAGCAATTTGATATCCAGTCTTTTCGTTAGCCATATCCATATCATCTGGATGCACGCTGGCAATACCTGTAAATATATTATTTCCATCTGCTAAAATGCAAGTTGCAGTTTTAGTAGTATCATCCCAGTAGAACTTAGGTTCTTGTTTCATATCAAGTCCTCCTTATATTATATAAAAATATTATATCACAAAAATAAGGGAAAATCAAAAAGGGGGCATTTTGCTAAAAAAAATTGGTGGGTGCGATTTTTAAGCGGCAACGACCGCTGAGGGCGCCTACGAGCCCGAATTTTCTGGCACAAAAAAAATAGAGTCTTTTAAGACTCTATTTTATCTTCTCGTTTAGGTTCCCAGTGTTTAAATTCATCCCAGCCCGCAAACCAGTATCCTAAATTTTCTTCAGTATAAGGTTTAAAAGGACAACCAAATCTTCCAAATACTTCATTATTTTCATTTGGTTCTCTAATAAATTTAGAATTTAAAATACAAGGACAGTTTTTCTCAACCCATTCTTTTGGAGCTGTAACGCAATAATTTAATGACATATCAATTATTGTTTCAACGACAATAATTTTATTTTCAATCAGCCATTGTTTATTTCTAAAAGTTAAATTATCAATATTTAGCCAAGTATTAAAAGGTTCACAATCCGGACAATCTCTTCCTGGACTCCAATCATTAACTTCAAAATAAATAATTTCCATACTTAATCCTTTCTTATAAAAAAAGAGGGGCTTAAAAGCCCCTCCCAGTTAATTACTCTTCAGTAGGAGCAACAACTGTATCAGCGTTAATAGTTACGCCTTTATTTGCAGCTAAGTTACCACCCATGAAACCAGCCAGAAGAGTCTTCAGGTCGATTCCAAGAGATTCACTCAGTCCTTCAGATACCTGAGTTACATTTGTCATGATGTCGCCCGCAAGCTTAGAAGTGTCTCCACCGAACATCATAATCTTATCAACATTTGTGTATCCCTTACCAACAGCTTCAGCGATTGCCGGTAACTGCTCGAAGTACACTTTAAGTGCCTGTAACTGCATATCCTGCTTAGCAGCTTCACCATACTGCTTCATAGCCTCTGCTTTCTTCTGAAGACCTTCAGCCTCAGCTTCAAGTTTAGCTCTAATAGCAGCAGCTTCTGCTTCACCTTTTGCCTGGGCTGCAGCTGCATCAGCTTCGCCCTGTGCTTTTACGGCTTCTGCAAGAGCTTTCTTAGCATCTGCATCTCTCTGTGCTTCTGCAAGAGCAGCTTCTGCCTGCTTTGTTCTCTCGAACAACTCAGCTTCAGATTTCTTCTGAGTTTCATACAGTTTAGCATCTGCTCTCTGCTGTGCTGCATACTTCTCAGCTTCAGCAGTTTTCTTAACTTCAGCTTCCAGAGCACGCTCTTTAATAGCAACTTCTCTTTCTTTCAACTCAATCTGCTTTTCCTGACGAGCAATATCTGCTTCAGTAGCAGCAACGTCTTTTAACTGACGCTGTTTCTCTTCCTCAATTGCCTGTGCCGCATTAGCCTGAGCCTTTGCAGTATCAGCAGTCTTTTTAAGGTCTGCCTGCTTCATCTCGAACTCGTTGTTACGAACTGCAATTTCCTCAGCTGCCTGAACTTTAGCATCATTAGATTTCTTTGCATTGGCTGCCTCAGCAACAGCGATTTCTCTCTGTGCATCAGATTTAGCGATTGCCGCATTCTTTCTAATCTGCTCAACGTTATCAATACCTAAGTTATCAATAACGCCGCCCTCATCAGAAAAGTTCTGAACATTAAAGGAAACAAGCTCAAGTCCGAATCTGGCAAGATCAGGAACTACATTCTGCTGAACTTTTTCGCTAAACGCTTTTCTATCAGATACCATCTCAGTCAGTTTCATTTGACCAACGATTTCACGGATATTACCTTCCAGAAGGTCATTGACTCTTTCTGCAATTACTTCACGTTTAACGTTCAAGAAGTTCTGAGCCGCAAGTGCAATCATTTCATCAGTTCTTCCAACCTGTACAGAAACAGTAGAATCAACTTTTACGTTGATGTATTCTGCTGTTGGAACAGCGGTACGAGTTTTTACATCAATCTGAATCGCACCAAGAGACAACTTATCAAGTTTCTCAAAGAAAGGAATCTTAATACCAGATTTACCGATTAAGATTCGAGGTTTCTTATGCGGACCAGAGATGATATAAGCTACATCCGGTGAGGACTTTACATATCCTGTTGCAAGGATTACAATTAACGCCACTGCAATAATAATTACAGGGATAAATGGAAGAATTGAACTTAAAATATTCATGTACTTAACTCCTTTTTCTCTTATAATAATTTATTTAATTTTCAAGGTTCAACAATGATACTCATATTTCACTAACCAATATTCTTTGCCATCTTCTTTATAAAGAACAGCATGGTCATCATATGACGTTGTTACCAAACTTTTAAGTTTTTGAACAGCTTCATTTTTATTTCTATAAACTGCATTTTTATGAAAAGTTAAATTTCCATGATACCCACTTGATTCTTGCGGGTCATAAGCAAAACTGTTTAAATCTCGTAAAATTTGGGATTCTTTTGTAGAGCCGTCATAGCTCTTATACCCAATTAAATGGCTCATAGCATATCTTTACACTCCTCATATTTATTTTTTATATCTTCAATAACTATATCAAGTGAAACTGGATAACAGTTATGAGAATCAACTCCTACATGATACATAAAAAAGCTATCTTCATAAAAATTAATATTCTGATGTGTATGACCAAATAAGTTTAAAGTCATATGATGTAATCCTGAATCATCAACATTACCAGTTAATGTTGGATAATGACTCATATAAAAATTATATTTTCTATATTTTAAAACTGTCGAATATCCAAGGCATTCAAGACCATTTTCTTTATAAAGATTAACTCTTGTATTTGTATCATGGTTTCCAATGATAAAATACTTTTTACCATTCAGCCGTTTTAAACATTCGAGTCCATGTTCGTTATCTTTCAGCATCAAGTCGCCTAAGATATACACTTCATCTTCTGGCTGCACCAGCTCATTCCATCTTTTAATAATTTCTTCATCATGGTCAACAATATTCGGAAAGCCTCTTGGTTCATAAATGAAACCTTTATCATGACCAAAGTGAAGGTCTGAAGTCACATAAATCATTCTACATACTCCTTATCGGCATCTCCTACAATCAAAATATGTTTATAGGTATATTTTTCATTGTAAGTTGGCTTATCAAAAGTATAAAACATTCTTCTGATTGTTCCTCTTGGAACATAAGCACGTCCCATTCCTTTTCGATTCTCATTCTGAGCAAGAATCTGAGTAAGCGGTAAATTAAATACAACTGGAATAATATCTACTCCATCTAAATCAAGTCTGTCAAGGACTCGATTTCTTGCTTTTTCACTCAGATGAGTTGCATCTGCAAAAACTGCAATATCATCAGTTGCTTCATTTAAAGCGTTTTTAATTCTATTACAGAATTCATCAAAGACATCATCTTCATACTTAAAGATGTTTTTATCATCTTCCTTTAAGAACTCAGCTCTTACTTCATCTCTTGACACATGTACACACTTGTAAGTTGTCGCCTGTGCCATTTCCTTCTTGACGTAAGTCGTCTTTCCTGATCCCGCTGGACCGCACATAAGAAAGAGAATCTTGTGCTTCATCTTTATACACCCCATTTTCAAAATTTTCTTTAAACTCAAGAACATCCTCATATGATTTACATTCAATATGATTTACTTCTTGTTTGCAGAATACACAGTACATTTTCTTTCTATGAAATCTACCATGCTGATGACTATTCCGACGTGGTAAACTCATATTTTTATGACCGCAATTCATACAATAAAAATCATTGATTATCATTTTTCCATTTCTTCGTCCCATTAGTATCAATTCCTTTTAATTATTTATTACATATATATTATATAATATTTTTTATAAAATATCAATTAAGATATTTTATTGAGTATCGGAAAGGATTTTTAAAATCCTTTCCTTAACTTTCTATATATATTATATAATATTTTTTATAAAATATTAATTAAATATCAATTTCTGCATCTAACATAAAATTTTCAGCCTTAATTTTTTCCCAAGCCTCTTCTCTCTTCTTTTTTCGATGGAAGATAGATTTAACTTTCATAACTTCTGATATTGCTTCTGCACTGACCATAGCAGTAAGCATTGACCATTGCCCATCACAAGCTCGTCTATTAGCCCATTCAGAGAACTCGTCAAATGTAACATCTTTCATTTCTTTCTTCATTCTTATCTCCTTTGCATAATTCCAAAAGGATTGTCACTATAATAGTCTCCTTCAATTTGTGGAGCGTATTCATTACAATGAGTAATGATGATTTTTTTAGAAAATCTTGTATCAAGTTTAACTTTTTCAAAATCATTGTCAATTCGAGTAATTACATCACTCTTTTTCATTACACCATATCTTAATCCACCCTGGAAATCATTGTGTACATTTGTTTTATCAAACATCTCTGTATTGATTTCTTTTTTCTGAGCTTCCTGTTCAATAGGACCAACTCCATGTCTGGTCACATATGAGCGTGTTACATAACAAGCATCAACTGAAACATCTTTTTTATCTGCTAAAATTTCAAAAGGATATGTTACTCCTGTGCGGGAAGTGGTATGCCAAATATCATTATAATAAAAATCAAGTCCTAATCCCTGACCATTCTCAAAGATAAAACTATCAAACTTATTATAAAGATTATCAAAAGTAATAATTTCATTTCTCTCAAGGAAAAATAATATATCACTTCTAAAATTACAAATTAAAGACTGTCTACCAACAGAATGTTTATCAAAATATTCTCTATAAGTAGTAATTTTATCAAGTCGCACTCCACGTTTAAAAAGAATTACAAGACAGTCTCTCCAAATTTCTTCCATATGAAAAAGATATTCTTCGTCTGTCCAGCTTGCAAAATCAGCAACCGTAAAATGAGTCTTCATTGTAGGATCTCCGTATCTATCCTCGATAGCACACCAAGAACCAAAACCGCAAGAACCATATTCTCTTTCACCATTCTGCTCCGCAATCCAATTTTCTGTAATATGGTCAATCATCATATCAAAAGGAGTAATTACTTTTGCTTCTGGATCAACATATCCTTTTAAATTCAAAGGAAATAAATGCTGTTCTAATAATTCATAATACTCCTTTGTATAAGTCATAGGATGAATAAAAAAGGTTTTCGCAAAAAAAGTTGGGACTCCTTTTGCGGTTCCGCTTCCAAAATGATGATATACATGCCGTAATTTGGTTGTATAATCAACTGTATGACCACGCTGAGCCGTTCCATTGTGAAAGATTACTACTGGCTTTAAGCCTCGATTAAGAGCATCTTCACAAAAATGATTTGTTACAAGACCTTTTCCTTCATCTCCAAAGTTTGCTCCAATAACAATTTTACTTTCTTTCATCTTAATCTAACCTTTCATCACAGTATTTATCTACAAAAGTTTCAAATCCCATTCTCGCACAAATTACATCAAGCTCATCGGCTGTCTCTTTAACAGAATCTTTAATAGAATAAATAATCCAATTATATTCCTGCTCAACAGTTTCATCTTCATCATTTAATCCAAAAGATTCAGCAACATTATAAGCCATTTCATAACCATAATCATTGGCTTCTTCAATGTCATTTACGTCTACAACTTGACAATTATAGATTCCATGCAATCCTTGATAAGTACCTTCAGTTGCATAAATATAAACTCTCATAAAAAACACCTTCCTTAACTTTCTATATATATTATATTATATTTTTAATAAAAAATCAAAGGAGGACTATTGTCCTCCTTTTATATTTTAAATATCCCAGCTCACTTCAGAAGAAGCTGTATCATTATCATTAATGTCGATTTTAACTGGACCAGTTTCAAAAGCTGTTCCTGTTTCACTTCCATGACTAATTACAATATCTGTAATAATCTTTGCAAGACCATTTAAGCCAGATACAAAATAATGGTCACTTCCTACAAGTTCTTTCCAAGACTCGTCTAAGTCTGGATGTCTGCTGCACAGCCACTGATAAGAGCTTTCTTTATCATCAATAGAGATATGGTAAACATCAAATTTATCAAAAACTTCTTTCTTTAAATCTTCTGTTTCAACATCACCCTGAAGAGAATCTCCTATGGAATCAACCAATCCCCATTTTGGTAGATAAGGATTTGGCTTTTCATCTCCCATTGTAATGATAATACCTTTCTGACCTCTATCCCAGCAGTCAAGTTTGCAATGATTTAATCCCATGTACCAAGCGGCTGTATAGGATTCAAAGCTATTACCACCGCCACCGCCTTCAAAATACATCTTATCAAGCTGCTCCGCAATTCTAATATCAGATTCAAACTGAGACATCTGAATTGGTGCTCTGTCATAAGCGAGGTCTCCGATTCCCATTACACAAAACTCAACATCCTTAATAGAGTTATCTGCATAAATATCAGTCATAATCTCATTCAGTTTCTTAGCAACCTGGACTGCGGCACCGCCCATAGAACCAGTTACATCAAGTGCCAGAATAACTGGAACTGTATGCGGATGTTCGTCAGAATCGCAACATTCACGCATTACTCCTTTTGGATTTAAAGCTGCGTCAAGCTTACGAGATGTATAAAACTCCTGTGCTGAAAAAGCCATTGTATCAAACTCGTCAAGGGAAACTCCCCTTGAACGAGATGTATAATCACTAAATGCCTTAGTTGTCCAACTTCCTCCACCCATTAGTCTTCGTCCTCCTCATCATCATCTGCATTAATCACCGGGGCATCGCCGAAATCAAAAGCTCCATCAAACATATTCTCAAACATGTTTCCGCCATTTCCCATCATCATAAACATCATGGGATTCATGCCGCCCATGTTCATAGAACCGCCTGTGTTATTTCCATTAAACATCTGGCTCATCATCATCATGCTCATCATAGAAGACATAGAACCATTGTCCTTAGTCATATTCATAAACGGACTGAAAATCTTGCCATAGCAGTATGTTTTTCCCATAAAAACATGATGCTCTGGAATAGTCTCCTGGATGGTAGAGTCTTTATAACTGAAAGTCTTAATAGAATTTTTTCCTACCTCAATAACTGCCCTTGGCTCGTTATTAACCAGAATAATGTCACCAACGGTAACTTTAAATGTAGGAACTACCCAAAATGCTCCATCCATATCAAAAGCGAAATTATCGCAGTTTGTAAGTTTCATTGTTTTAACATTGAAAGTTTTGTAGCCATTCTGCACCTTAATAGCAATCTTACCATTGGCACCCATCTTGCAATAACCTTTTGCTACCGGCTTAAACATTCCATTAAACATATTTCCAAAATCAAACATATTCTCTTCTTTCCTTTCCTTCTGCTCTTTTTCTGTATCTTTGACAATAGCCCAATGATCCATTATATCGCCTATATTTCTTAGAGTTTTATCTAAGATTTCTGAAAAGTTTGGATCATCAATACCGAAAGCATATCCATTTTTTATCATTTCTTTTCTTTAACTTTCTATATATATTATATTATATTTTTTTTATTTTATCAATTTACATATTACTTATCCTCATCATCATAACAGTAAAAATGCTCATCAGGGTCTTTTCTTACAGAATCCATACATCCATTAGGAACTTCAAGAGCTTGAACTGGAGTTAAATCTCCATATAACTTTTGATACCAGCTTGGATGATAGCATTTAATATAAGCAGGGTCGCCTACACAATCCGTATATCCTCTCGGACATACTGGATTATATACCCGAAACTGAGAATACTGAGGTACTTCTGCATATATAGGATTTTCTCTACATTTAATGCAAAGACTTTTTGGTGCTACACATTTATCACATCTTGTCATTTTATTAATCCTCAAAACCGCTATTTGCGTCAAACAGTACATTTTGTTCCCAAGTATCCAAATCAATTAATGGCAAACTTCCTGTGAAGAAACATCCACCATCAATATCAATTTTATGAGCTTTGCCCGCAGAATCCTTGCAGTAGAAATATGCTCCAGGAGAAGCTTTCTTTCCGCTCATTTCACACATATACTCATAACAATAATGGCTTAAAAGAGGAACAGGAGTATGTCCATGAATCATAACTACATTATCCATTCCACCTTCTTCATCCCACTCATCATCAAAATGCTCTCGGTTCCAGATGAAATCATCTTCAAATTCCGGAAATCCTAAGTGCGGGCCAGGCGTAAAACCTGAATGAGATAAAATTACAACTTCTCCGTTTTTATTATCATAACGATACCACTTAGGAAGATTGTCGATAATATCAATGTATTTTTCATCACTTCCATCTTCTTTCCATTCTGCAACAGTAGATTGACCGCCATTAGCACAATGAAGTCTTGTGCAATGCTTTGTCCGCATAGAATCTGCGAACATCTGTTCGTGATTGCCGCAGATTAAGAAGAAATGTTCAGAATCTTCAAGAACTTCTTTTAAAATCTTAAATCCTGCTGGACCTCTATCTACACAATCACCTAAAACATAGCAAAAACTATTGTCTGCATATACAATATTTTTTACCATTTCCCATAAATCGTACTGACCATGAAGATCAGAACAACAATATACATGACTCATATTTTTACACCTCATATTCTTTATAATAATTATTTGTTATTTACTTGAAAGGATGTTACTAAAAGCCCTTCATTTTTTAATAAAGCAACAATTTCATCTTCTGGAATTTCATACCACCCAGGATTTTGATACTGAAGAACCTGATAGGCTAAAGACTCTAAAGCATCTTCCAGTTCACATCTGTCACAACCACCAAATTCAATCATTTTTATTTTTTCCTTTCTCTTTCATTTGATATATATATTATATAATATTTTTTATAAAAAATCAATGCCCTATCTTTTTGATAGGGCATTACGTTAATAATGTATTATATTTAAAACAATCTGTGCGAGCCCGCCAAAAATAAAACCTGTTATATAAATATGACTTGGTTCATTAAATTTAGTGCTTAAAATAGCACCTGCTACACAAACCACTATAAATATAATAAAAAAGATAATATCCTTAATCCAATGTTTGAAAGTCAAAAGTGCCACCTCTTTCTTTCATTTCAGCCTGATATATATTTCGATCATAAGAACCATGTGCACAGGCTGCAGTCATTGCTTTTTGATGACAAATATCGCATCTGCAAGATCCAAAAGTACCAATACCTGTTGGATAAAACATATATGTGTATCCGCCACCTGAACAGCCATGATATCCATGCGGATTACCATGAACCTCAGTATCATGTTTCTTTTTCCAATCTCTGATAGCTACACTTTCCTTTTCAGTAATTGGAAAACCTCTCCACATATCAGCCAATGCCGCATCTCTCTGTTTCTTCATATCCTGCATTTCTTTAGTTGCGTATGCTTCTTTTTCAAAATTATCTATCTTTTCTCTTAAAGATTCAATAGTTTTCTGCTTATCAAGAAGATTGACTTTAATATTGTCAAGGTATTCATCAATAGTTTCTTCCCTATTTAAAATAGGGATAGAATGACTTATAGACTTACCATTTTTATATTTATACATTGTTCCATCAGGACTATTAAACATATATAACCTCCTACTGGTTCAAAAGTTCAGTCAGAACTTTATTAATAAGTTTTCCATCTGCTTTGCCTTTAAGTTTAGGCATAATATTTTTCATAACCATACCTTTCATTTTTGGTCCAATAGGCTCAGTAACGACCTGAGTAAGCTCAATTAATTCTTCATTAATAAAAGCTCGAATTTCGTCCTCTGTCATAAGAGTTGGAGCAAATTCTTTAATTACTTCAAGTCTATACTTATAAGACTCCAAAAGGTCTGTTCTTGCGGCAGGACAGGTATCAATCATCTCCTGTACAGTTTTCTGCTCTTTTAAGATAACTGCATCAACCATGTCTTCTGGAATGTTATTTCGACAATTTTTATCAATAGCCGCCTTTTTAATAGCATCAACAAGACTGGAAATAACATCTTTTCGAGCCTTGTCTTTAGCTTTCATTGCGGTAACCATCTCTTTCATAACTGTATCAAGTGTCATTTTAATTCTCTCCTTTATAATATTCTTTTACAAAATCTTTTACTGGTATAAAAGCTTTATAAGTTGACGATAATGCAACTAATTCTTTTACTCCTATAATTCCTGGAATATTTAAAAGCTCTTTAATTGCTAATGTTTCATTTGGAAACTGCTGTCTCTCAATATGGCATTCCAAATCATCTTCGTTTAAATCTGGAATAAAAACATATCTCCATGTATTAAACATTTCATCTTTTGAAATACAAAGTTTCCGATATGAATTTTTATTATCTTTTGAAATATGTAATTCAAGAAACATTATTTCCCCAACCTCTCTTCAAAAGTAGTAATAAAATCTTCAACGCTTCTTTTTGGAGAAGCTGTTAAAAGAATTTCTGTAATATTTGGATACTTTCGTAAATCTCTAATAGCGTCTATTTCTGATGCAAAAGTGCATTTACAAATATGATGTTTAGTAAGATTTACATAACGGTATTTCTGGAGATTCTTATCAAAAAGAATCTCCACTTCCTGCGGATCTTTATCTGAATAAAAGATTTTAAAATGGAACATTAATATTTCTCCTTTCTTAAAATCCTATCCATTTTTTGTCTGCGGTTATCAGTTCTGGCGGGCTTACCGCCTGGTTTAGCCCGATATGTTTTGCAAGTCTGGCAATGACCGTAGAAGTCAGCCTCTTTGCCTAAATCACATTTTCCGTTACATACATAATGAATACAAGCGATTTCTCGTGTCTTTGCCATTTTCTTTACTCCTTTTTATTTATTTCCTAAAGTCATCTATAGTCATTATTAGATTCAAAACAAAACAAATTCCCCAACAAATAGCACAAAAGATTGAAGTTCCAATCCTAAAATCTGTTGTGGCGAATGAAGCCTGCACACAAAAAAGAAGACAAACCACTAAATCTAAAAGTGCCGTTATAAGATATAAAAATCCCATAATATTTACTCCTTTCTTAGAAGTTCCATTCCTTAAGAATGGAACTTCAGTAGAAATTCATTGGAAACCGCCTTAAAGGACTGAACGCCATCCTGAGAACGGAATACAAGACCTTCACGCATTCCTCAATTAATTTTTTCTTTTTATTTCAAAATTACATATTTACTATTTTCCAATAATAAATCATTTATTGTTAATTTAGAGAGGATGGTAAATGGTATTCTAATCAATGGAATATTATTATCTAAACACCATTGATTTTTAATAATGTCTCTTTCTTGTTGAGCTTCTAATTGTTCTTTATTATGCCAGCCATGTAAATTATATTGATAATGAGTCTCACCATCATACTCAATTAAGTATTTATTATCAACATAAAAATCAAACCGAGCATTAGTTCCATTGGCAAACTTAAACATTGAAACTTCTTGTTCAAAAGAAATATTATTTTCTGTCAAAAGTTTAGCAATAATTAATTCTCCTCTACTACGGCGTTCACAACCACAAGAAGTAGTATGTCCCGAACGAAGATTACTACTTAATACAGTAATTTGATTACCGCATTCGCATTCACATATCCAGCGAGCTTCTCCTCGTTTATCTGAGCCATCTCGTTTAATAACAGTAAGTTTATTAAATTTTTGGCCTACTAAATCTATCACATTACCTTTTGGTTTTTTATCGCTTTCTTTTTTTAGACAACCGCAAGATTTAGTGCGACCTGCACGTAATGAACTACCAGAAACTTCACATTCATTTCCACATTCGCAGCGACATTTCCAATACCACTCTTTTCCATGTTTAGTTCCTTTACCAATAACAGTTAATCTATTTATTTTTTTACCCGTTAAGTCAATAAATGCACCCATTTAGGATACCTCCTTCTGTATTATTTCTTCATAGAAATATAAAAAATACAGAAGAACTTTTACAGAACTTTGTCCAAAATTATAATTTTATGAATTGAAGAATTTCAATTAAAAATTTTTTGATATAAAAATTATTTACTTTGCGGTTTTCCAAAAAATCACCTATAAAATGATAAAAAATTGGAAAACCGCATCTTTTTTCTTAATTATGCATGATACTTCATTAAAAACTCAGGATCTACACACTTAAAAGACATAGAACCATCTTGACTTCTAAATACAATACCTTCCTTAATAACTCCATCGATACGAGAACCCTCATTATGAGAAAATGCTCTCAGCTCCTCAATTGTATCAGGAAGAATATAGTTTTCATCAAGGATAGGAACCCAAGGAATATTATACTGAGTCATGAATTTAGCTGCACGAACAGAATCCCATCTACCTTCTTTAGAAGTAATGAAATTAAAACCAGCAAAACGATGCTCTTTAAGTCCATAATCTCTCTTCTGAATACCAGCTCCATAAGTCTCTCCTTGCAAAGTTACCCAATCTAGAGTAGGATCATCGGTAAGAATAGACTCAAGAATTTTTTCAATATCATACTTCTCAGCCATTTCGATATAAACATTTGTATCATAGAAACAATTCTTATCAGGCTTATCAAATACTACATTACGAGAACATACATAGAAATCATTCTTTCCAAACTTACCTCTTTTCATAGTAAAAGTAGTGGAAGTTCCATCAATTTTTTCAGTAGCTACGAAAGGAGACTTATTATCAAATATCCATGGCATATTTTCAACCCTCTCTTCGTCAGTTTTTGCTACCCATGCCGGCCATCCGGTTTTCTTATCAGAAGTTTTACCAAAGAACAAGAATAAGATTTTCTTACCCCAAGTTCTACGCATTAACCATCTAAAAGGTTGATGAGAGAACAATTTTCCATGTCTCTGAGCCATCTTTTTATATTTATCAACAGAAGATGCTTTACGAGCATTATCTTCTTCAACTGCATAAGTTACTTTTAATTTCTGAGTTAAAAAGTCACCAAGTTTATAAGCATCTTTCTCCCAACCAAAATCTTCAAAGCCCATAAGCAGACCCTGAGAAATTACAGTGCCTTTAAAATATTTCTGAGTCTTAATTTTAAAGTGTTTTGGCTCAAGGAACATAAACGGCTCTTCTGCTGGAACTTTAGAGTCAATCTCAAAGTAAACAGCTAAATCACCTGGTTTAAACTGGCCTTTACGAACCATAATATGCCAACCATTTACAATAGCTACTTCTACTCTGTCAGCTCCTTCAATAGGACGAATCTCGTCAACTTTGATAACATAAGCAAGCTCTCTTTCTTTCTTTTCATTCAGCATACCTATCAATCTCCTTTATTTATTGTAAATATATTATATAAAAATTTTAAAAGTAAATCAATTAAGGTCTGTTTCTTTCAAACAATCATGGTAAATTTTGATAAGGGTTTTTTTATTTAGAAATGCCTTATTTCCAATGCCATTTTGCTCTCTCCACGCTAAACGATATAATACTTTATCTATAAACATTTTAGTCGCAGGGTGCATGGCAATAGGATTTTTGGTTTTATTCTGCCACCATTTGTATTCTCCTTGATATGTAAAAGTATTTCCCATATAAGCATGTCCCGCACCTAAATAATCGCAGAGCAACTCTAAAAGATACTTGTCTGGCATTGGTAGCGCGGTTCCACCTTTGTCGAAGTTGTCCTGCCAGTACTCGTAGTGGTGTCGATTCCGACCTTTATGATGCTGCCAAGCTAAAGACATTCCATTTTCCTCTTTACAAGCATCTATTGGAGAACGAGTCCCCTGCCAATATTTGACACCTTCCCAAAATTCAACAGGAGAAAATTTAGATAAATCATGTGTAATTCCCTGCTTATAAAGACCAATTTTAAAGCAGTATTTTCCTACCCAATATTTATGTTTACATACCGTTTTTAAGTGTCCAAAAAAGTTTTTAATTTTCATATTTTATTCCTCTAAATATTCATACTCTATTTAAATATTCATACTCTATTTTATGCAAAGAATCATCTTTTTTATAATAAACATAAGTACATTTTACCTGTATCTCATCTCCTTCTTTAATGGTATTAAAGATAGAAGAAGAAACGTCTACTTTTTCATTATTTACGCCATATAAATAATATGAATGAGTTGTAACAGGAATAAGAACCTTCCCGCTCATTACAACAGAATGATGCACATCATCCTCTTTATTTATAACTTCAACTGTTCTTACTTCAGTTTTTAAATAAAATTGGTCATAATACTTCTTTATCCCAGCTATAATTCCAATACAAGCTGCGACAATAAGCACCACAACTACAATGTGCTTCATAATTTCTTTTAATCTTTGTTTTTTCCAATAGTTCATTATTCAACTCTCCAACCGGCTTCCTTACAAACTCTTTTCATATTCTGAACTCCAACAGGATTCATACTATGAAATTTAAAAGTCGCATAAATATGCCAGCCCCGCAGTCTTTGGCAACCTTCAAGCCAATCAAGAATTTTAATATAATCTCCGCCTTTCTCATAATATTCACCGGCATCATGGTCTAAATTAATTTCATTAACTTCAAGAATGTCTCCTTCTGGTCTGACAAGAGTGGTAAGACACATTTCTGCGTCCCAAACACTCTTAATCCAAATATAAGATTCATCTGGCGCGGGCCGCATATCATCAATCCAAAGTTTAATCATTATTTCACCTCAAATTTCCAATAATAGAAGTTATACTGTTTCTTTGTATTGTAGGATTTTTTAATCCTTTTGGCTACATTGTTTACATTTACAGTCGGATTGTTTCTCATACTTTTATCATATGATTTAACATATTCAACTGCTTCTTTAAGATTTTCAAACTTCTTAGTTCTTTCTTCTTCAAAATTTTTAGTAGGACAACAGAAAACATCAAAACGAGTATCTTCATATTCAATCTGGTCGGTTGTAATTTCTTTATACTCCATAAAGACATTTGCGTCTACCTCAGAAGCCTTTTCATTTTTACAGCCTTCATAAACTTCTTTTAACATTTTTGCGTCATCAAGAGAATTATGAGTCTGAACAATTTCTTCTCCTCTAAAATATTCGCAGACTTTAGCGAGATTAATCAATTTAATTAAACCAAAATGAACTTTGACAGCAGGAGCAAAATCCTTCATGTCTGTATTCATGTAGCCAAGGATTGCTTTTGCTTTAAAGCTATTTGTTTTGCGGAAGGTCGCTTTGATAAAATCTGTATCACAATTCCCATAACAATAAAACTCAGGAATATCATCGCCGCAATCTTCAAAACAAAAATCAAAGAACTTATTGAATACTTCTTCTGGAGAAGGAGCTGCCTCAACCATTTCTGTAGTAATACCTGTTAAATCAGTGATAAACTTAGAAACATTCTTCTTTGTATTTTCTGGTGTGTGTACAAGAGAGTAAAATTCTTTTCCATCTTCTCGAATACATCCAACAGAAATAATGTAATTGGAAAACTGCATTGCTTCAAAGTCAATAAAATATTTCATAATATATCAATCCTCTCTTTAGTCAAGTCTTACTTTTTTAGTATAAAGTTTCTTTTCAACGATGCTTCCACAATCTGGACATCTAAAATAAGAAAAAATAGAATTTCGACATTCATCTTGTGATGCAATAAATACACAATGACATTTTGAGCATTTTAACCGATAGCCATATTTTTCGCCAGGTTTAAGAATTTTAATCATTTTTCTTTTTATCCTTTCCTTAACTTTCTATATATATTATATTATAATTTTAATAAAAAATCAATAAAGGAAAAACTTATTCAGTTTTTCCTTTGTCAAAATTAGGAGATTTTCTGAAATAAGCAGGAAGTAAATAATTTGGGTCGTTCCATCTTTTCCATATCTCTTCTAAATCTTCGATTGCTTTAAAATATTGTTCAACGTGCGGGCGTTCCATTCTATCTGCATGAAAATGACCAAAAAGCCAAACGTTCCAATTAATCTTATCTTTAAAAAAATCAAGCCAAACTTCCATAGAATCATCTACAGTAGATTGGTCAATCATAGATAAAAACAAATCAGTTGGCTCCCAACTTAATGGACAAGTATGAGTAAAGACAAAATCAAAATTTTGTCCTGCATACATTGCTTCAATAGCCTGCATTTCCGCCTCTGTTAACTGCTCATTTGGATACCAAGTATAATGATTTTCAAGTCTATACCACTTATCTACAGAATAAGCTCCACCTATTACAAGCGTATTATGACCCAGAAAATCATAATTAGAGCCATCCATGAGATAATGGATATGAGGATAACCGGGTTCAATGAAAACATAATTCGCAACATCATCATCCCAAATCTCTTCAATACCTTTAACATCTTCTGGACGAGCTTCATGATTCCCCCTTACCAAATAAAATGTGCATCCATATTGTTCGAGTTGCATCTTAATATCATGTCGTCTTGCCGCACTCTTATAAAAATTTACACCAGCATCTCCTAAGATAATAATACCAGTCTCTTTTGGATTTTGTATTTCAAGCCATTCAAAACGATCCATACAGCCATGAGTGTCTCCTGTTACAAAAAACTGTTTAATCATTCCTTTTCCTCCAACTCAAAAGCAATACTTTTCTTCATAATTTCTGCTTGAACTTCTTGAAGAAGATTTTCAGCTTCTTCATCAGTGTAGTTAAATTCAGAATCTTTCGTATATGGGGTACAAATTTTATCAATATGAGCCATATGTTCATCTGCAACTTTAATAGCTTCTTCTTTTGAATAAAGACCAGTTTTAATGTCTTTTAAATATTGTGGGTTAGCTGGACATAGACATTCTTTATACGGCGCTCCAGCGATATACTTATCGAGGTATTCATCAATCCTTACAAGCTGATAAAGCTGTTTTGGGTCATATGCAAATTTTTCAAAGGCTTCTTTATGTGCTTCTGTTTCTTTGGTAAGAGCATATCTTTTTCCAAGAGCAATGCCAGACATAGCTTTTACCGCAAAATAAGGATTATAATGTGCAATAACTTCATTTTCCGCAATTAATTTATTCCATTCTTTTTCATACATTGGGTTGATAATTTTATAGTTAGTAAAAAGAATTTCAATAAAATTTAGATTCTGTTTGCGGAAAGTATCAAACATAAGTCTAATATCTTTAAAGTCAATATGTTCTCCATTAGCCCTAAAATGAGTTGTAGACATAGGCTTACGATTATAAATAAAATCATTTAATGTTGGAGTGGTAATAAGTTTTGTATCAATATCAGAATCTTCAGTCTCAAGACCATAATTCTGACTACCCTGAAGAAAAATACCTACAATATTATTCTTAGCAAAGTATTGTTTAGATTCAAGATAATGCTCTTGAATACCACTCGCAGTTTTAATTATTGTGTTAAGGTCTGCCATGCTTTCTCACCTTCCTTTAACTTTCTATATATATTATAATAAATTTTTAATAAAAAATCAAAAAAAGAGAGAAAGTATTTAAACTTTCTCCCTTAATCATCGGTTGCCCATTGTCCCTTTTTAACCAACCTTACAAGTTCATAATCATGCTGGGTTGGTTCAACATAAAATTTATATTTCGCAGAAGCATATTCAGGAATGTCAAAATGATGGTTTGCATTCCATACATAATCTAAACAATCAATAACAGCTTGTTGTTTATCTTTATCAGTTCCATTTGTGTTTGCAGAAATATAAGCTAAGATTTCTTCTTCTTCGCTTCCCCAATCATAAGATGGAAAAATTTGCATCTTTTCCGCAGGTTTATGTCGAAAAGACATACCTAAAGATGTAAATAATACACATAAAAGAATAATTAAAAACATTTTCTCTTTCCAGTTAAAATTCATATATGAATCCTTTCTTATAAGAAATAATGTAATATAGGAATATATTTATCCCGCAATTTTTCAGTAAGCGTATCAGTTAAAGTCATATGGTCTTTCATGTCTGCCTGTTTAACGATAAAAGCATAATCATCTTTTGCGTCAATAATTTTATGAATATAATCTTCATATTTTTCTTGAGGGTCTTTTGTTAAAAGAACTAATGAATTATAACTCTCTATTCCCAGAATAGACATTAAGTCTTCTTTTGGACATTCAGTATCTTCTAACAAATCGTGCGCCAAAGCAATCATATAAGCTTTTGTTATATCCATTTTTAAAAGGTCAGCTTTTGCGGTCGCATATTCAGCAACCCGCAAAGCATGAGCTAATTTTTTCTTAGGATAATATTGAGCTGCCAAACTGAATAATTTATTCATTTTTGTAATATCATAATTATAACCCATTAGTGCTCCTCCTCACAAATGCCTAAAGAAATTTCTCCTGTATATCCACAATAATACATGGAAAGTTTCTTAGAACCTTTTTTAGAAAAATAATACCAGGTATCCTGTTCCCAGCCATTAGTATCCCAGTCATCATCTCTATCATAACCGAGTTTATCAAAAATATCCATAAACTGACATGGACCAAGATTTAAAAGGCTGAGTTCAATATTTGTAGCATTGCCGACTTCAAGTTCATGAATCACACCTCTCACAAAAGGCATTACTCTATCAATATCTTCCTCAGAAATGCTATATCCTCTTATCATTTATTCTTCTCCTATATAAATTAAATCATCAACATATTTGCGGTCTTCACCTTTTAAAATAGGCATATTTTTGTCAATAGCCCAAATAGGTCTCTCTTCAATGATTGTAGTTGTAATTCTATCTTCTCCAAAAGGTTGTGGTTCTCTTTTGATATTTTCAGTTACCTTTGTTGCGACTTTAATACATGCGGTACCTCGTTTACACGGTATTGTAAAATCATTCCAGTTAATACCATATTTGGTCATTAACATATCTTGAATCATATTACAAGTTTTATCTTGAAGTTCATCATGCGAAAAATGAGCCTGTCCGACCATTTGAATACTATTTCTGGTTGCATCAAGCTGTCGCCAATAAATGAGGTTAGTTACCTCTTCTTTTGGAATATTAAAACATCTGGCATCAAACATTGCACCTTTTTCTACTGCACTTATATAATTGTCAAGTAAGCCTTCTCTTCTCTTTACAAGAGGGTCATGAGTTAAATTATATTCAACTACATTCTCAGAAAAATATTTATTAAAAGCCATTGTTGCCATAGACGCTGATACAGAAGTCAATTTTTGAACTTCATAATCAAACCAAGCATCTGAAGTGAATTTTTGATAATCCACTAAAATCAGAGTAATTTCATCTGATTGTGTATATCCAAAAACGCAACCTTGAATATTTTCACACAGATATTTCATTGTTTGTTGCATTGTATCCATTAGAACAAAGTCAAATGGTTTTTGAAAACCCCTTGTAAAAGTATGAAATGCCTTGCCGTCAAAGACGTATCGCTACTGGTGTTCTTCTCATAAGAACAGTTTTACTAACTTTTTCATAATTTTTCATTCTGTTAGCTAAATCACTTCTATCCATGCGATGTATAACTCCTTTCTTTCCATTCTTTTAAAGTTTTTATACACTTATCATAATAATCATATTCGTTTTTTCTTATTCTACCTTTATGCCATAAAATTTGATATGGCTTTAAATGTCCATAAGCCCAAAAATCATAAGTATATTCACCATCATGCCACATTAAGTGCGGACAAAATACTTCATTTAATCTTGCGGGAATGTATTTTATCTTTACTTTTATAGGATGCTTAATCTTAGCTTTAATAGCTTCGATTAAGCAATTACTATAAAAATATTCAGAAATATACGTCATAATTTTGGACACCAACCAGGAATATCAGTATATTTTCTTAAATGCCAATCATCTCCTGCAACCAATTTGTCATGTCCTTTTTGGTCTTTAACGAGCTTACAATAACATCCTTCCTCATGGTCCCAAGAGTCTGGAGTATAAATAGGACGAACATCATGGTCTGGACAATCAAGACAATTTGTAATTGTAATAGTAAAAGAATTCATATTAATTCTCCTCTAACAATTCATCAAACATATTTTGAAATTTACTGTAATTGACAGAATCATCATTGATAATAGGAATTGCGAAAATTACTTTCTTAAATTCAGTTGCATAATCTGTAACTAATAGATTGATAAAAATTTCTGCAACGTCATCTGCATCCTGCCCAAACACTCCACATCCAAAAGCTCCTAAAATAAGAGTATCAACTTGATTCTGTTTTGCTACTTCAAAAACGAATCGAATTCTTGATTCAAGAACTTTTTTATTTTCTTCTCTATCTACGTTACAATACTTTGCAGCGGCAGTAAAATTAGGTGCGGCGCAAGTAATTACATCGCAGTATTTTTCAATACCAGAATGCTCAAATCTGATACTTGGAGAATAAATCGCTCTATTCTCGTAAAGAGCTCGATTCTTATGCTTTTCATTCCAATCATAATAGTTTGGAACTTGGCTTAATACATTATAAAGGAAAGATTCATGGCACAGACACTCTTCTTGAGCGCGTGAGCCTCTAACAAACATCCCGCCAGGATTCTTATATGAAGCAAAATTAAGAACCGCAAGTTTTCCATCTGTAGAATCGCAGGTTATAATAGCTTCAACGCTTCCAACAGCATCAAGAGCAATATTTGCTTCTTCTAATTTTCTTGCGGGCGCTGTTGCTTTAAAATCTTTGCTATAAATTTTACTATTTATTACACTTTCCGCAATTTCACTTGCAAACTGTTCATTCATTTGTTTAGTATGTTCTTGTGCAATAATTGCTCTTTGAGCTTTATCTGCCCAGTAATAGCTAATATCTTTCATTTTTATTTATCCTCTTTCTCATTTTCTATATATATTATATAATATTTTTTATAAAAAAACAAATATAGGATATTTTGCTTTGAAAAATAGTAAATGCCTTTTGGATTTTGAGATTGCGGAGTCCAGGTTTGTCGCCGGCCGGAAGTTCTGTTAAAGGCCATATGGGTACAAAAAAAATGGGAAGGTTATATATAATAACCTTCCCATAAAAATTATTGTTTTACTAATTTTTCTAAAAGTCCATCTTCTGCATTCTTAATAACTCCATCTATGTATGTACCAGTAACTTTAGAAATATCTAATTTTCTTTCTACATACTCTTCAGTTGAACTTTTTGCAGTGGAGCCATCTGTTCCAAGATAAAGATTTGTAATAGAACCACCAGAAATATTACATTGCATTGAATTAAGAGTTCCACTTACATCTGAAGCAGCTTCTCCTCCTAAATATGCTTTTTCAATGGTGCCATTTTTAATATTATAAATTACATCTTTAACAGAACCTCTATTTGTAGATTGTAATATTTGAATAGTACCACCATTCATATTTAAAGTTCCTGCATTTGTATTTCCATTGGAACCACCAATAGTAACATAATAAAATGCTCCATCATTAATATTTAATTCAACATTTGTTTCGACATTAGAATCTGCACCAATTCCTCCACCATAAACACATGATTGAACTATTCCACCATTAATAGTCATTTTAACATTATAGACTGTATTTGGAAACATTTTTCCATAATAATCACACCAAGCTGCGCCAGCACCATTTACATTTTTAACAATACCGCCATTAATAATAATTTCTGCTGTATCAACAGTTCCACCAGCTTCATTACCACCTTGAATATTTGCTATTGAGCCACTATTTACAGTAATCTTAGTATGTGGAAAATACAATGGCGTAGTTATAGAAACACCCCCGCCGCAAATATTTACTTTAGAACCGTCAGGAAAGATTTGTTCTCCACCAATCCATTTAATTTTAATAGCTTCTTCTGCTGAATCATCTTTTTCAATTACTATTGGATGTCCAAGAGCAAAGAAAACATTCATTTTTTCATCATAATATGGAGACATACTATTTATAATAAGTTTATCTTCTTTTAAATCATTTTCCATCGTAGTTTTATCATAAGAAACAATCTTATTAATCTTTTCTACTAATTTAGAATCATCGTATGCTTCTGGAATTGTAATATTCTTTTTAATCCAATTTGCCAAATCTACAGTTTTGGTATAAGATTTTAATTGAGATTCTAATTCGCTGTCAGTAACAATTGCTTCTGGATTTTCTGTAAAATAATTTTGTACTGCTTGCGCGATATCTTCCGCAGAAACTGAACCAGAGCTTGAATTAGAATTTTGAATTTTCCATTTATTTTCACCATTTAGAATATATTTTGAATTATTCTCAATACAAAAAGCAGTTGAACCCATTTTTATATTCTTTGTAGATAATTCATTTAATTCTTTAATATTATCTACAACAAAATCAGAAATACCATATTGAGTATTTCCATTTTGAGATATAACTCCAATCATAAATTTTTTCCTCCTTTATAAAATTTAAAGGTTTCACCTTTATTATAAATAAAGTTGAAATAATATATTTTATTTATTTTTGCCCTAATAAAAAAGGAGCAAGAAATAAATCTTGCTCCTCAAATCTATTGTTATTTATTTAATACAAGCATAACGCTCAGTATCAAGTTTCTCCATCATTAAGTCATATCCATCTTTACCAGAAAGGATGGTTTCTACCATATTCATGCTAAATCCAGATACATAGGAGAATCTTCCGCCAAGGGCTGGAATGTTATTCTGTCTTGCATCAAGATTCCAGAAAATTACTCTTGGAAGTTCATAGCCATAAGCCATCCATCTCTGAGCAATATTCTCAAGCAGAGTATTGATTTCACCAATACCACCGGTAATACGGTTTCCATAGCTCCAACGCTCTCTGGAAGGACGTCCAAAGGACATACAACCATTAAACTCCATATCAGAGAAGATATAAAGAGTTTTTGGCATCTCAGAAGCAGGAACTTTATTTTTAAGAGCAACATTCAACATAAGGTCAAAAGTTGCCTCAATGTTTGTGCTTCCGCCCCAGTCAGCAGAACGTGCTCTCTGGAATTTATCGTAAATGTCTACTCCATCAAATCTAACAAACTGAGGGTTGCTGGAGAAAGTGATGAAGTGGTTCTGGAAAGGACCTTTACCACGCTCTGCGATATAAGCACCCATAGATACTGCCGCATCCATTGGAGTACCGCTCATAGAGCCAGATACATCAACGATTGCAATTCCGTTTTCCTCACGACCATTGTAGTAGTCTTTAAGGTTTGCCCAGTATTTATCCCACATCAAACGCTCAGTCTGAGTTGGAGCACCATAATATCCACCATAACCGAAAATCTGACTTGCGATATCTACTGGATTCAGGACTGCCGCATTAACAGTCTTAGTCTCATCCTTAGCAAAATCTGCATAAGTCTGTGCTCCAGCTTTTGCACGCTCAATGTCGTGTCTTGCGAAGGCATTCTTATACTTCATACCTGCTTTAGATGGAATCTTATCAAACTCAATTTCATCCCAACGATTCTCAGACATCAAACGCTCAAGAACGTTAATACGAGCACGAAGGATAGAAAGAGTCTTACGATACTGCTTTGCAGTCATTCCAAAATATTTACGAGTTACTTTTCCAAGTCTGCGAGACTCATGAGAAGAAGTATTCTCAGATTTCAGCCATTTAGCAAGCAGAGATGGAGTTTTGCACTGAACATCAAGTGCGAGCTGGTCTTTCATAATCTTCAGAGCATCTCCCTCAAGAGCTGTTCCTACGAATACATACAAGTCATCCCAACGACCAAACTCTGGTACATGAATCAGGTTTCTACGTACCGCTTCTCTATCAACAGCAACCAGGTCTTTGATTGCTACACGGAAAAATCTACGCTCACCCTGTCCACCACGCACGTCACGCAGATAGAACAAACATTTCAGAGCGTAAACAGGATTCTCTCTGAAAGCATTTCTTACAAGTGTTTTTACATCATCGTCACTTCTATTACGATATGCTCCACCAAGTGCAAACATATCCAGCAAATCGGACTTAGTTGTCTTATGTGTAATAGCACCATTCTCAGTTGTTGTAAAGTTTGTAGCTGCTTTCATTCCATTCATAAAACTATTCATAGATAAAATCTCCTTTTTCTCTTAACCTTGTTACAAGGTCGTAATTGATTTTTAACAAGATACTTTTTGGTTAGGGCGTTTTAATTTTTCCCACTTAAACTACAGAATTGCTTCTGGTTGGATATGGACCAACATTCCCTTTACTTTCGTTTATACCTACCACAGTATAAAAATATTTTTTTTAGCTGTAAGCATCTTTCTTTATCTTACATATATATTATATTATATTTTTATTTAAAAATCAATTAAGATTTTTAAGAGGCGGGAAGGGGATTCGAACCCCTGAATAGCGGTTTTGCAGACCGCCGCCTTAACCAACTTGGCTACCCCGCCTGAAACTCTTCTATCGGATATCCATTCTCCGCAAACCATTCTTGAATTGGCTCACGCTCTGAACAATGATTTCCAAAAGCCTCATGTACAATTAAAATTACAACTGGTTCCTCTTGGAATTTTTCTCGTTCTTTAACAGCATTTCCAATAGACTCAATCCTTGAAAGAATATTTTGAAAATCTAAATGTTCTAATTGCATTTTATATGTTTTTAAAAACATACAATCATTTGCGGTGCTCGCACATCCTTCTGGACCTGAACATAATCCTTCACATAAAGGACCCGGCGCAAATGGTTCTGCTCTTAAACCATTCCACACTCCATTTTTATCTTTAAATTGATAACCTTGACCTTGGTTTCTATGAAACCATTTAGGATCCCATTTAGCTGTACTAAGAGGAATCATATAAGGTTTAAAAAATCGAATCTGATAAAAATAAGATGTCATAATTTTCATATTCATTCTCCTTTAAAAGTGTGCCAGGCGGGACTTGAACCCGCGGTAACCGGATTAAAAGTCCGGTGCTTTGCCAACTAAGCTACTGGCACAAAAAGAGGGGCAAAAATGCCCCTTTTTTCAAGGCATAATAATCATCCTTTTTCAAAAATATGTTTTATTGTCATATAATAAAATATTTACTTGAATTTAATCAACGATTGCTGTTTATGCCTTAATGTAAATTATAAAACCATTAAAAATTAAATAGATGCTTCTTTTCACTAATACTGCTTTGTATATCAAGAGCCCAGCCTATTTAGTCTACTGAGAAGCATTGCCTTATTAAATCATCATATTTTAATATGTATGTGATTTTACCCAATAATATCTACTCAAAGATATAAATTGTTTTGCAGTTTATGGCTCTTTAGAGCGGATAACGGGATTCGAACCCGTGACACATGCTTGGAAGGCACGTATGTTGCCAACTACACCACACCCGCATATTTAGCAAATGTTTAAAACATTTGCTATTTTTAAGAGGAAATTTAAAAAGAGGAAAGTTCTTTAACTTTCTATATTTATTATATCAAAAAATTTTATAAAAATCAAATCATTTCATTTTATACCATTTGTACCACTGTCTATAAGTTTCTTTTTTATCTGGATATTTACAATATTTAGAAGTTTTCATTTCAGGAAAATTCATTTTAAACCAATAATAATGTCTAACTTCACTCTCCCAATATTCTTCCCAAGTCATTTTATATCCATAATCACAAATGTCCCAAGTTTCATAAATTTTTTTAAAATCGCCTTTTGAAAGTTTCACGTCTGGATGCTGTTTTAACCAAGAACGAACTGTTTGATTCGCAATCCGTTTTTTTATTTTACCTTTTCTATCTCCAGACCAAGGCGTTTTTTTATAACTTCTACTCATTATCTAAATCCTCCTTTCTAAGGACTTAGAAGACTGTACCAATATGATAGAACATATATTATCCCTCCTATTGATTTTTAGTCAGTGCTGGTAGCGGGATTCGAACCCGCAAGGCTCGGAGCCAGCGGATTTTAAGTCCGCCGTGTATACCGTTCCACCATACCAGCTTAATACTCCTCACACTCCGGTGAGGAGTTTATCTTGAATAGTTTATCAAGACACTTTATTTTTTCATTTGAGGGATTTGAACCCTCTAAAAATCATTCACAACACAATTTTATTATCCATTTTCTTTAATTGCTGAGAAAGTGTCTTTTTTAATTTATATATAAATTATAACATATATTTTTTTTAAAAGCAAATTTTTATTTAAAGAGCATAATGAAGATTTTTTGCCCCAGCTCTACGAAGAGAAATATAATCTACTTCTCTTTCCTGACGCTTTTTGAGAGCCGCAATCTCTTCATCATTATCATCGTAATAGTTAGGTAGCCAATTAAGACCAACCTTTTTACCATCAACGATCATACCACCTTTATCATAATCATAGGTTATACCGCCAGACTCAAATGAAGCATAGAAATTAAAGCCATTTTCATCATAACAATCCATGGTAATAGTCTCTTCTTCAAATAAATCAAGGTAAACAGTTCTTTTAACGTGTCCGCCATCTTTAAAATAAAGAATTGCATTATAAGTTTCTTTCTCAACACGAATAATATTTAAGTCTTTAATTGCATCTTCGAATGTGGAACCAAGAGTAAGCTCAAAAGCAATTGCCCGCAAACAATCATAATTAAGATTAACTTTACGGCTAAATGCAATTACTTTATTAATCTCACCATACATACACTCTGGAATCTGATCTTCAAGATAGGATTTTACTTCCATATCTGTTGGATACTCAAATCGAATATGATAATGAAAACGACCAGGTCTATTGACAAGATAGTCATTTAACCCTCTTAACTCATTGCAAGTAATTACAAAGAGTTTCTTTCCTTGACTTAATCCATCAAAGAGTGTAAGCATTTCTGTCTGCGGATCGGCGATGGAATTTGATTCATCTCTTTTACCAGAAAATGTTTTATCAAACTCATCGAAAAGAACTACAACTTCCTGCTGGATTGAGGCAAGAAAATCCGCAATTCCTGGATAATAACAATTTACAATAATAAGCGGATAACCTTCTTCTATACCCCTTGCCGCAAGTAATTTAGCAAAAAGAGATTTTCCAATGCCTTTATCGCCAGATAAAATTACGCCAAGATTTCTATTAACGAGCTTGAAAGAACCTAATACCTTTTGGACTTTCTGAAGATGAACTCCATAAATCTTCTCAGAGATTTTAATGTCATCATACTTAGTTAAATAAAATCCTGCTTGTGGATTAAAATCTACCTGATAACACTGAGCAGGTAATTTATCTGAAGTCTGAACGCTGTTATCATAAATTCTATAAATACTTCCTGTGTTTACAATCTGCATTTATTTATCATTCTCTCTTTCTTTATCTTATAAATATATTATATAATATTTTTAAAATAAAATCAATTTATCATCCATTGTTTTGGAAATCCATCTTCATGAACAACTCGCATTTGTTCTTCATTATTATACCAATCTCCAATAGGCAAATGTTTTTCATAATCAGTTGAAAAATTCTGCCATAATTCTTTCCATATATACTCATCATTAATACGGAAATCACCATTAAAATTATCAATAATTTCCTTTCCTTTTAAGAAACTTTGAAAATCATTCTCAAAGATAATGACTCCACCATTCGCACTGTGAGGAGGATGTGCGGCAGGATAAGCACTTCCAGCAGGAAAGTCTAAATAATGATCGCAATTTTTAATAAAATATATATCTGAATCAACTAAGCATAATTTAATTCCTACTGGTACTTGAAAAGCATAAATTTTATTTATTGTATATTTAATCCTTTCATCTCTATCTAAATTAGGAATATTTAAAAGATTAAAATTTGCAATAAAAACATCTTTTTCAGGAAAGATTTTTTTTATATTATCTATATTTATGTTACTTGCTAATAGAATAAAAAAATCTTTTTGATAAATACTATTGACAGTTTTTAAACTATCATATAAGCGTCTTGCTCCTAAAGCATAATCTTCAGTAGCTAACATTGTTCCGAACATCTTTCTCATATTTATCATCTCCTTATTTTTCTATAATAATTATATAATATTTTTTATAAAAAATCAATTTTTTGATTTTTCAACTAAAAATGTGGTATAATAATAATATATTGAGGAGGATTTAAAAATGATTTATTTAGATAATAATGCGACAACTAAGCCTTTTCCAGAAGTAATTAAAATATTTGAAAAATCTTCTTTTGCTAATCCGCATTCAACTCATTTTGCAGGATTATTAGCAGATAAAGAGCTACAGTCCGCAAAAGCAAGTATTGCAAAAGATATTGACTGCGAGCCAGATGAGATATATTTTGTAGGAAGCCCAACAGAAGCATGTAATTGGGCAATTCAAATTTTACGAGATAAAGAATGTAAAATAAATTATCATAAATATGAACATAGCGCAGTATTAAAACCTATTTTAGCTTTTCCAGAAGTAGAGAATCCTAAACGAAATGGATATGTACAAATGCTTGTAAATAATATTTATGGAGAAATTTATAATGTCCCTATAAGAGAACATGAAGATGATATTATTTTTTGTGATGGTACTGCGGCAATTGGGCATATTCCTTTTAGCTTTAAAGAATCTGGTATTGATATGCTTGCTTTTGGAGCACATAAATTCAATGGGTTAAGGGGAATCGCTTGTTTAATAATTAAAAAAGATTTACTTCCAGTTCGTTCATTATTATGGGGTGGAGATATAACTGGCGGTACTCCTTGCCAAGGTCTTGCATCTGCAATGGCATATGCCTTACATAAAAATATTGAGCATATGAATGAAAATACAAAAAAGACTAAGGAAATGCAAGATTATATTATTAATGAATTAACTACAATTCCATTTTCACGAATTAATGGACCGATAGGAGATAATAGAATTTCTAATAATGTAAATATTAGTTTTTCATATATATCTGGCTCAGATTTACAAAAATATCTTAGTGATTATAATATTTGTGTTTCTACTGGAAGCGCTTGTGATTCAAGTAGTTTTGTTGAGTCCAGAGGCGGTATTTGTGTGCGGCCATTGAAGAAAGATAATCAAAGAGAACCTGAGTTAGTTACAATATTTAAAGCAGGCGGAATGGATGAAGATGACGCAAAAAGTTCAATTAGAATCACCTTAGATGCAAATTATAATACTATGGAAGAGATTGAAGAGTTTGTTAGTACCCTTAAAAATATTATTGAATTAAATAGACCTATATAATAAAAAAATCCAGCCTTAATAATAAGACTGGATTTTTTGTTTTTCTTTTCGTTCACGTCTATCTCTTTCGATTTTACGCATTTCTTTCAGTCGTTTACAATTATTACATCCATGATGGTCACAATTACAATCCCAGCAGCCATCAGTATCTAACCAAAACCAATTTGGTGGTTGCGGCTTAGGCTTGCGAAAAATCTTTTTCTTGCTCATCCATACTCTCCCATCTGCGACGATCCATTCTACACCAATTACGTTTGCCCGCACTATAATGTCCTTTTGGATTTGTTTTAAATTGACCAGAACAACATTCACATGAACAAAAATTTTTATTTTTACTATAAGCATGAAGATTTCTATACCATCCATCTTCCCATCCATATACTACTTCAGCAATATATCTTTTATGCTTTGCTTTTCTAATAGATTGTTTTCTTCTAATTCCTCTGGCATTTCTTCGCATATGAAACCTCCTATATTAAAAATATAAGGGGCATATGCCCCTTATATTAAAGTGTTTTTTCAATAGCTGCAACATTGGCTTTTGCTACATTGCAAGCCTCATTTGCGTCTAAAAGATATTTCTGCATTTTTACAAGATGCTTCTGAGCTTCTGCAAGCTCCTGGAGCGCCTCAGAAACTTTACTTGCCGCTCTTTTAGCTCTTTTTTCAGCAATCTTTGCATTGCAACGAGCGATAGCAAGCTCAGTACCTTTCTCTACATCAAAAGTATCTCTTGGGTCTGCCTTTGCATAGCCTTTTACATTTTTACCTGCATAAGTGCTTACTGCAATTACCTTCCGCTGATTCTGGTCTACAAATACCCGATA